CCTGACTACACCTTAATACCGATTCGAGTTTGACAATTAAGAGGGACCTTGCTCCTTAAGTGGAAAAAATGTCGTTAAATAACCCTCCGCACCAGGTGGCATCGGTGACCTGGTTTTTTTTGAAATATTTATTTATGACAGTACCTACCACGCTTCTGGACTGGGGTATCCCCGATCGAGCGTACCAGGGTAGGTCTTTTACACCCCACCGTTATGTAAATAACGGAACCCCATGGTGATACTGTTGCCATGGAATGCCTCCCCCCTATGAATAGAATTCATAGGACAAGTACCATCGGGCATACCGTTAGATCTGCTCACTTAGATGGTCTTTTTCGATATTGGGAAATGGGACCTGCTTTATGGGTGCAAGACGTTGCCTTCATAAACAACCTTATAACCAACTATCACCCCCTAGATGGTCTGCTTGATCAACAGATCCCACTAGGGGTTTTTGATTCTTTACCTTAGGTAAGGAACTTACAAAGGTTTTAAACGTTGAACCCGAATCAACGTTTTTTTGCCGATATAGCTCAGCTGGTAGAGCAACTGATTTGTAATCAGTAGGTCGGGGGTTCGAATCCCTCCATCGGCTCAATGGTGCGTTAGTTCAGTTGGTTAGAATACTTGCCTGTCACGCAAGGGGTCATGGGTTCGAGTCCCATACGCACCGCAAAAATGCTCGGGTGGTGGAACTGGTAGACACGCCGGACTTAAAATCCTGTGGGCTTTTGCCCGTGCGGGTTCGATTCCCGCTCCGAGTACAAAAATTGATATTTAAAGTATCAAAGGGGTAATATATTTATAATAAGATGGAAAAAAAACCACTTAAAATACAAACGGAATTGGCCTCACTTGAAAAAACACTAGTGAAACTACAGGAAAAATACAACATGTATCCCTCAAAAAATTTGAGTGATGCAATAACACATTTACAAGCTACAATTCGTAGTTTGAGTAATGTATAGGAAGTGTGCTTGAGCGGTTTAAAAGGCTGGTCTTGAAAACCAGTGAATTCGAAAGGGTTCCGTAGGTTCGAATCCTACCACTTCCGCTAATATTTATAAACAAATGAATAAAATATCTAGCATATTGACCATTATGTTTTTAGGTGTAATGGGAGTTTTATGGCCATTTTGGCTAATAGATGGATACCTTGATAGTTGGTACTTAAAAATAGCCACTTTCATTGCTGTGTATGGAGGTTTTGTCGCAAATTTAGTGTGGTACCTTCAATACAGGAAAAAAAATGGGAATAATATTTGAAATAGTAGCAAGCATAGTTTGTTTTGGAATAGCAGGATTTTGTGAAGCGGTAATGGACACTCTGCAATTCCACTTTTCTTCCTCTATGTTCTATTGCTTTAAAAACAAATATTTTTGGGACCCAACAATATCGTGGCGCAACAAATACAAAGACAAAGACCCATTAGCTGGTCCACGTTTTTTAGGTTCAACAACTTTATTTGTTGGTTTAACTGATGGGTGGCATTTCTTTAAACTATTGAGAAATTTATTTGTAGTTATAGGTGTATTTATTTTATTGTTTGCTATTGTGGGTCCAATTTGGGCTCTAATATATGTTGTGATTGCAAGAATAGTATTTGGTCTTGTATTTACATTCTTTTTTAAAATATTGGGGGATTAGCTCAGCTGGCTAGAGCGCTGCCCTTGCAAGGCAGAAGTCAAGAGTTCGAATCTCTTATCCTCCACTTCAACCCTATCATTTTGATAGGGTTTCTTTTTCCTTGGTTATTTAAAAAATGGGTTTTATATTTCCATTAAAAATAGAAAATATGATTTATATTGTTGGATTACTAATTGGATTTTGTTTCTTTTTACTTAAAAGAATAGTTGAATTAAAAAATAGATTGGGAGAAATTGAAAAAACACTCAAATCAATTAACTATGATTTGAATATGGTTGCTTATTCTCAAAAAAATTCCAAACAAATATTAAAAGGATAATAATAAATAGTAAATAACCCGTCAAAAACTTCTACGTTTTTTCCATTTAGAATATTTATAAATAGATGAAAATAATCACTCTAATATCGTTTATTCTAATTTCATTTTTTACATTTTCACAATGTAACCAATACCAAATTTATGAAAGTTTTAATTCTACATTACCTACACAAGGAGGAACTTGGACCGCAACTTCTATAGTATATGGCACATCCCCGGTGAGGACTGGAACACACCAATTAACCTTTAATGGTGTTAATGATGTTATAAGAACCCCACAAATTGCAAACCCTGGCGTGTTAACTTTCTGGCACAGACGAAGTTCAAATTCTACTGCATGGACCTTAAATATACAAACTTCACCAAACGGAACTACTTGGACAACGAGAGGATCTGTCACAGCTCCGACTACTACTTGGACTCAGTACTCACTTAATATCGGATCTTTAGGTTTAACCAATGTTTTTATTCGATTGCTAGACGGTAGAGCATCTGGTACACACGAAAGATATGTCGATGATTTGGGAATAACTTCAACCAATGCTAGTGAAAATACTCTCATTCCATTTATTAATGCATGTTCTCAAAATATCGATTCTTACATATACACAATAACTGATGATGCAGGCCCAACCGCAGCTCTATTAGGAGGATATTCTAATAGCGTTAATAGAACTCTAACATTCACACCGTCAGATAACACAAAAAAATTAGAGCTATCATTCACCGAATTGGATTTAGAAACAAATTTCGATTATCTATACGTTTATGACGGAGCAAATACATCATCACCTCTGTTAGCCACTCTTACGGGAGAAGCTACTCCGTCTTCAATTGTAGCAACAAATGCAGCAGGACAACTTACTATTCGATGGACTTCCGATGTTTCAAATTCTGGAGCCTGGAGTGGATGGGTTGGTATCATTCAAACTATAACACCCCTACCAGTTGAACTTCTATATTTTGAAGGTACTGCATATCAATCATTCAACATATTACAATGGGCGACAGCTTCTGAACACAATTCATTTTATTTTGATTTAGAAAGATCGGTAGATGGTGTAAAATGGACTCATGTTGCAACTAGTTTAGCAGCAGGAAACAGCACAGAGCTTCTAACATACTCATATCTGGATTATGTAGAACGAACACCGCTTTACTATTATCGATTAATTCAAGTTGATATTGATGGGAAATATAAAACGTACGGGCCCATTGTAGTTTATGGTGTTCCTGTAAAACAAGTTATAAAATATGTTAATTTATTAGGTCAAGAAGTCCCAGCATCTACTACAGGTGTTTTGTTTGAAATATACGAAGATGGTACCTCAAAGAAAATTATTAGATAATTTGGCTTTCTAAATCTTCTTTTGTATATTTAAAGTATGAAATTTAAAATTACATTCATATCAGACACTCACGGAAAACACAACCAACTAACAAAAGATCTACCAGGTGGAGACATATTAATTCATGCTGGGGATTTTATGAATGCAGGTTACTATAAAACAGAAGCAATTGAATTTTTCAATTGGTTTGATGCAATCAACAACTACGATACAAAAGTATTTATTGCAGGAAATCATGACCGTTTAATGGAAGATGATTCAACATGGGCTCAAGGTTATTTAACAGGATTTAAAACAATAGATTATTTACAAGACGAAGAAATAGGAATATACCACGATGATTTAAATGGAGACCACTCAGAAGATAATATTCATATTTATGGTTCACCTTGGCAACCTGAATTTTTTAATTGGGCATTCAATTTACCTCGAAATGGTAATGAATTGAAAGAACGTTGGAACATAATACCCAACAACACAGACATTTTAGTTACACATGGCCCTCCATTTGGATTCCTAGATATCCCAGGACATGGTACTCCAATGAATGTTGGTTGTGAGATGTTACGTTATCGAATAGATGAATTGCGTCCAAAAATACATGTATTCGGGCATATTCATGGTAGTGCAGGTTACTATTTTAATGGACATACTCATTTTATAAACGCATCTGTTTTAAATGAGAGATATGTTTATGAAAATAAACCACTAACATTTGAATGGGATAATATAACAAATGAAATTCAGTGGTTATAAGAGGAATAGGCTTTTAAAAAAAATTTTCGTATATTCAAGTAAAATAAAGGAAATGGCAAAAGTAATTTTAGAATTTGATCCAATTGAAGATAGAGATGATATGGAAAACGCTATCAATGGATGGAAATGGAAAACGTTAGTATGGGATTTAGACCAGCATTTACGATCTGAATTAAAATACAATGATGCAATTACTGGGGATGTATATGATGCTTTAGAAAAAATTAGAGAGCATTTACATGAATTAAAAAATGAAAGTGGATTAACTTTAGAATAAAACATGGCAAAGAGATTAACAAGAGAAGAAAAACGAGAACAAGCAGTAGTTGATTTAATCAACGAAATGTTTCGTATTGCAGGACATGATGTTACGTTTGATGATATTTTGGACCGAGAAAATTGGTTTAATGAATATGAAATGACTGAAGAGCAATATGATGAATGGAAAGCTTGGGGTAAAAAACATTTAATGAAAAAATTGGGTCTGCATGCTGCACGAGCAGAAAAAGAGATGGCTTGGGCTGGGTTACAATGGGGATTAAAAATAAAACAAAATGAGCAAACTGAATCAAATTAAGATACCGGTTGAAATAGAGGACTCTAGACCAACCCCAAACTATAAACTAGTAAGAGAACGTGATGGGCTAGAAAAATATTCACAGGATATTATTTGGGTAGAATGGGATGAAGCAGGATACTTTAAAGACAGACATAAAGAACTTGCTATTGGCCGATCATTGTTGATGTCTCCGTTCCATCCATTTACCTTTACTTGGCAGACAACACCAGTAACAGAAATTATAGAACAAAGAGAAGACTATATTAAATTTAGAACAGAAAATAGCAACTACGAATTATTTAAAATATGAAAATTAACCACGAGGGAAAAGGCAGACCAGCAGAGGAAAAAATACCAACAGTTGTAGTATATAAAAAACCAACCGGGAAAAAATACTACATGTTAGTAACAGAATCTGAAGTGGATAATATCTTGAATTCTTCAAAACGTAAACCACTTATTCCTGATGGATGTGAAATAGTTGATATTGGAATAGGAAAATCATTTATTGCAACATATAAAAAACAATACGACATAAAATGAATTTTTTAGATAATTTACCTTCTATAAGCAACAATAAAGCTAAACAAATGAGACTTGACTCGTTTGAAAGAGGATTTAGAGTAGGACAAAAAGAAGCTATTGATGCTTTAAGAGATACACAAAAATACAATTGCAAACATTTAAATGATTTTGAAAAAGCAATAGTAATGAAATTTTTGGATGAATATAATTTAGAGTTTGGATACAATGTTGAAGAGGGTGGATTTTATGTTTTAAAACGAGTAAAATGAAAACAACAAACCGAATAGACTCGGGACATGAATTATCTATATTCCTCTATGAATTAATGGCAGCTAATATAGAAATACCATCTAATATAACATTAGAAATTGATAGTCCCTTATTTGAATCTGAAATAAATGAAATAGCACAAAATTTCTCCCCAGAAGGAGAATCTATATCAATGAAACGATTTGAATATATGGGAAACAAAGTAACCTTTAAATCAGAATAGAATGAAAATAGAAACAAATGGAACACAAGAAATTTATAATGTTGGGGATGTTTTTATGATAGATAATCCTAATATAAATGAACCAAAAGTATTTACAACACATAAAGTAGATAATGATTGGGGTGTAGTATATTATTATCAATTAAATGGTATTGAAGAAACAATTGGAATTAGTTATATCACAAAAATTAACCTTTAAATCAGAATAGAATGAGAAGTGAAGATATTGAATTTTGTATTGTTTATGGAGCAATTAGTTTTTCAGGATTTTGTATAGCAATTCACTATTGGTATTACCAATTATTTAAAAAAAGAAAAAGAAACCTTTAAATCAGAATAGAATGGGTAAAACAAGAGAAAAATTATTGAATGCAAATAGGTATTGTCATATCTACGTAGATGATGATGGAATAACTAATTATCATGATACTGAAACAAATGAGACTTATAGGGTTATACCTGACACAGGAGCATTAGGTTTTTATTTGGAGTATTTTAAAGATGGTGTATTAAAAGCAAGAAATTCATTTGAATTTAAAGAACTTAAAATACTTGCAAATCTTACTGGGAGTAATTATTTACTAAACAATTTAATTGGTGGAGAACTTAAATCAGAATAAAATGGATCAAACAGCAGTAGAATGGTTTGTTGGGCAAATGTTTTTGCAAGGTTATCTTAATGATAGCCCAATGACCATTGTTAACATTAACCATTTTGTTCGACAAGCCAAAGAAATGGAAGCTAAACAACGACAAGAAGATACCAATCACGGCTATTCACAAGGATACGATGATGGGGCTCAAGGTAAGGAACCAATGCAACCTGAAATATCTGATTCAGAGGGACAATCATACCAGGATAAAATGAGAGATAAAATAGCCAAAGCTAAATCAAGGTTAAAATGAAACAATGGTACTACCACGGTGATAAAACGTATATCATCCATAAAAAAATAGCAATCTCAGCGTTTACAAACGCGGATGGAGTACTAAACATGGAAATGGTTAAAGATGGAAGAGACTCGTTGTTTAATGTGGATCATGTGTTAAAAACAGACAGACATTTTTTATTTGTAGAAACTATACAAGATGCAGAAATTATTGAAGAAACTCAAGGTGTGGTGGAAGAAACACATAGCTAGTGACTGTCCAAAATATTTAGATGATTTATTTTAAAATATGAAAGATAAAATTTTAGATTGGTGGCACTCCACCGGAATCAGACAAGTGATCCGAAATACTATAAAGGGAATTGAAAATGTAATTTATTGGTTTCCTGTTATTTGGAAGGATAGGGATTGGGATCATTACTATATTTATGAAATTTTAAAAACTAAACTAGAAAAACAAGCAACAAACATTTATAACAGTGGAAACCATGTTGATTCAAAATATGATGCTGAAAGAATGTTTTTATGTGCTCGTTTAATTCAACTCCAACAAGAAGAATTATATGAATATGAGTGGGCTGATCCAATATATGATGAAAATTTAGAGGAATACTTTAAAAAATACCCAAGACAATATAAAAGAGCCATATCAGGTGAATTTGATAGACCAGGACTTGAACCACTTGATGAAAATAACAAAGATTTAATTGCAATGGAAATTGCTTTGGAAAATCAAAAACGTTCACGTAAATTGCTATTTAAAATACTAGACCAGAATATTACCAGGTGGTGGGATTGATGTAAAATATATTTCATTAAAGGAATAGGGAGCGCGAGCTCCCTTTCGTATATTCCCCTCAAATTAAAGGAAATGAAAGTTTTATTAAATAAAAAACAAAGAGAACCTAAACCAAAACAATTTATAATATTAAATGAATTTTGTCAGGTGTTTTGTGGTTTACAAGGTGGTTACCCTGCTTTCAGTGATAATATAGATGAAGCAAAACCACTTGAAAACGATGCTCAAATTAGAATGATTCAACAAGGGACTTCATTTAAACTAGAGAAGGAATATTTATGATCATGGAAGGTGAAATCTTAGATGACTTGATGCTTGCTCACCATGTCTTGGAAGAAGCAGCTCAATATGATTTAGAATCTGAAGTGTTTGTATGGTCACTTAAAGCAATGAAGGAAGATCCTTCATTAACAATCGATGAAGCTATTTTAAAAGGAAAAAAAGAGTGGTTGAAGTAAGGGAATAGTTTTTATAAAAAATATTTCGTATATTAAAGTATAAAATAAAGGTTATGTGGAATAAGATAGTTAGTATATTTAGGTTTTTAGAAGGTGTTGTTTTATTTTATTTAGCATTTGTTTTTATAAAATGGTATGTAAAAGGACATTTTGGTAAGTATTTTATATTCTTTTGGTTGAATACTATAATTGCTTTTGTAATGTATTTTAATCATCAACAACAAATAGAAGAAGAATATGATAATAGAACAGGTGCAGAAATATGGGAAGCAACACATTAATCTAAAAGAGGAATAGTTTAAGTAAAAAAAAGTTTGTATATTAAAGTATAAATTAAAAAAATAAAAGTTATGAATATTGAAAGAAGAGAAATGAAACAAGAAAGAAGAGGACGCCCTTCAAAACAACCAGAACAAGTTATATTAGATCCGTCTAAAATTTCATTAGTTAGAGGTAATGAATTACATTTTAATGAATCATTATTTACACCAATGAAAACTAACACTGAGTTAGATGTTATATTTTCAACTGAAGGTGGATTGATGCCTGGAGTGTCAATGATGATAGCTGGAGGCCCCGGTTCAGGTAAATCTACATTAGTTTTGGATACATTAGCTAGACTTACTCAACAAGGTTATAAATGTTTATTAATACAAGGAGAAATGGACCAAATAGGACATTATAAGTATTGTAAACGGATTCCTCAGTTTGGGTGTATTCAAACATTGTTTCTAAAAGAATATATTGATAATGTAAAAGAAGTAATTGAGTATGTTTTTAATCTAGGATATGATGTTATAGGAATCGACTCAATTGCTGAAGTACTAGATATGTACAGAAATCAAAATGGAGGAACAGCTAAACAAGCTGAAACATGGTTCTTGAAACTTCAAGATGAGACTAAGAAAGGAAAGAATGAGAAAGGATATTATACATCTTTTATCAACATACAACAATTTACTAAGAGTGATGAGTTTGCTGGGAGTAACAGATTGAAACATATGATGGAAGCCTATGCTGAAGTAAATAGAAGTAAAGATGGGTTAGAAAGATCAATTTTCTTTAGTAAGAATAGAGATTGTGATAAGGATTTTAAAATATATTTTTCAATTTATAATGATGGAGTTTATTTCTCCTATGAATTAGAAAAAGAAGATTAAAAAGGATAGGAGAAGCAATTCTCCTATCATATATTAAATCATAATTAAAACAAATATGAGCTGCTCAAGAGGAAAATCAACTAAAAAAGGACGCTATAATAAAGCAAATAATTTAAAGAAACCTACAGGATATACTGTAGACAAAAATGGAAATATTAAACCAACGTATAACTAAAAACAAAAAAGTATGAATTACAAATTTATCCCAGTTAACAATGATTTAAATAAAGCAGTTGCTTTTGCTAATTCATTAGACCAGAACTATTTAAAAAATGTTCAAAAAACAAAACAAAAAACATTTTATGTACCAACAATGGATATACTTGAGTCTTTACAAAAAGAAGGATGGTATATCAAAGGTGTAGATGAACATAGAGCATCAAATAGAAAAATTTCATCTAATTATGTTCAATTACATCATCCTGATTTTGAATTAAAGAATAAAAAAGGTAAAATGGAAGCTGTTTCATCTCTTACTATTTCAAATAGTTGTAATGGAAGCAGTCCGTTAACAATGAATTTAGGAATGTATAGACAAGTATGTTCTAATGGGTTAATAGCGTTTGATAAACAAGCTGAAAGTACTAAAATACGCCATATAGAGACAGATTATAATAATTTACCAAGAATATTAGCTAGTGTAAATAACAAAGTAGATAAAGTATTAGAGCAATTTGGAATTCTACAAAATAAAAATTTAACAATAGAGGAAGCAGCTAAATTCGCCCGTCAAGCAGCCCAACTTAGATTTTCTAATAATGACATTTCTGAAACAACTGTAAATAATTTATTAGCTGTTAATCGAAATGAAGATGAAGGGATGGATTTGTGGTCTGTATTTAATAGAGTACAAGAAAATTTAACAGGAGGAATTCGAAATATGAGTGATGATATTAGAGTTAATCAACAGTTATTTAGCTTAGCAGATCAGTATGCATTAGCAGTTTAAAAAATATACAAAGGAAGAGCTCTTTCGAGAGCTCTTTCGTATATTAAAATATTAAAATAAAGGTTATGAACGAAAGAAGAATTTTAAGTCAAATAGCAGCAAGTAATTTAGATTTTCACCCAACTATCAGAGATAGTAAATTGTCAATAGATGACAAATTAGAACTACAATTTTTACTTGAACATAAGTTTGGTGGTGATTTTAGAGCATTAATTGAAGATATATTAGCATATGCTATTGAAGTTGAAGAATATGAATTAGCAGCAATAATCAGAGACGAATTACAAAACAATATAAAATAAGAGTTATGGCAAAGAAAGAAAAACACACAATTGAGATAGATTTTTTAGATCTAAAAACACGTTTCAAAGCAGGTGAATTAACAACAGAAGAAGTAGATCAAATCACAAGCAAACTCATAGCTGAATTAGCTGTATTAACTGTGAATGGTATTACTGAAATAAATGGTACATCAATTGATTTATACAAAGATAGAGTATGGTGGATTGTAGAAAAAGCAGGATTGTTACCTGAATATAGAGATCCAGAAGACGACATTAAAGATTTGTTTGATGAAGACGAAGACGATTACTACAAAACAGATGATGAATTCGATTTTGAAATAGATGATAGTAAGTTTTACAAATAAAATAAAACAATATGAAAAAATTAATTTTAACAGTTGCATTGTTTTGCAGCACAGCATTAAATGCTCAAATGACGAATTTGGATGGATTTGAGAAAAGTAAACTTGGATATACAAAAACATTCTTTACCTTAGAAGAAGCTATTAAAGTATACAGTTATGTAATGGATAAAAATGGAGTAGATACTTTAAATTCCCGATATAACAGAGACAAAAACCCAGTTATATTTGATTATTTTAAATTAGATCCAAACTCAAAGAAAGTTAATATTGGAGTCATTATTTATTACAATGGAGTGTATGATGTACTATTCACAACAATCAAAGATCAAGATACTGTTTTATTTTCAGTTAAAGATGAAAATGGTGAGTTGATTGATTTAATTTACAAAAAAGAAGAATAAAATTTGGAGAAGTAAAAAAGTTTTCGTATATTAAAGTATTAAAAAAAGAAATAAAAAGAAAAGTTATGTTAGATTTAAGCAAAGATGGTTTTTTAAAAACAAGTGAAATTAAAGAAAGAGCAAGATCAATTTTCACTGAAACGGCAAGTCCAAGTGTATCAAGTAAGTTTACACATATTCCAACATTTAAAGTAATTGAGGATATGGCTCAATTAGGATGGAATGTAGTTGATGCTAAAGAAGTTAAAGCACGAGCCAAAAATAGCATTGGTTTCCAAAAACACTTAGTTGTATTCCGTAATCCTGATGTAGTAATCAATGGAGCGGATGGTGATACAGTATTTCCACAAATCCTATTGACAAATTCAAATGATGGAAAAAATGCATTTACATTTACAGCTGGTTTATTCCGTTTAGTGTGTGAAAATGGTTTGGTTATTTCAACTGAGCAATTCAACGATGTTAAAATGCGTCACATGGGTTATACATTTGAAGAGTTGCAAACACAAATTAGAGCAATGGTTGAGCAATTGCCTTTGACAGTTGAATCAATGAACAAAATGAAATCAATTCAATTGAGTGAAGAGCAAGCAAAAGAATTAGCTACAAAAGCATTAACAACTCGTTTCACAGAAGATCAAATTGATGCTGTTAAAATTGATTTAGATTTGTTACTTGAGCCAACACGTCCTGAAGATAAAGGTAGTGATTTATGGTCAGTGTTCAATGTAATTCAAGAAAAGATATTAGATGGTAATTTTAATTACATATCAGGTAATAAAGTAAGAAAAGCACGTAAAGTGAAGAATTTTAAACAAGACCTAGAAATCAATCAAAAATTATTTGCAATGGCAGCTGAATTTATAGCTGCCTAAGCAAAAAATAGTCAGGTGGCGGAATTGGTTAGACGCTATCTAGAAGATTATATGAAAGGGTGATATAAGAATGAAATGAATAAACCCACTTACAGGTTCGAATCCTGTCCTGACTACAAAACGCTTCATAACCGTTTCTTTTCCTGCCGTGTGGATACGAACATACGGCAGGTTTTTTAAAAAAGGACGTTTATGAGCAAAAGAAATTTCGTATATTAACATAAATTAAAAAAAAAAGAAAATGAATACACATTTACAAACAACAGCAACACTTTTAATACTAGCCGCTATAGTAGCAGGGCTTTATTTTTTCACAGTAGAAACACTATTTCTATTTATTCTAACAATTGTTTATGCTATAATTTATGCTGAGATAAAAGAATCTAAAGAAAATAAAAATGGGAAAAAAATTGAAGAAAATAATTGAGATTCAACAGGAAATAATTGAAATTTTAAAGAAAGACATTGAATCACGTGACAAATATATAGACATATTAGAGCGTCAAATTAAAATAACAGAAAAATATATAAATGAGCGATAAAAAAACAAACACAAACGGAATTGGAATTGGTATGATACTATTCCTTATATTTATGACTTTAAAATTAACAGGCCATATTACTTGGAGTTGGTGGTGGGTTGCCCTCCCTTTATATGGGCCTATCTTAGCTGCCGTATTGATTATGGGGATAGCATTTTTAATTGCTTTTATAGTATACAAAAACAAAAAATGAAGCAAGTAACACCACGTGTTAAAACGCTTAACCATATCAGAGAGGCAGTTGGTAGAGTAACATTTACCAACATCTCTCCAACTATGAAAGCACGTCTAATTTCGTATGACGAGGAAAAGTCATATTTTGAAGTCCAACCACACCAAGAACATACAAAATATAACGAATGTGCAGGACAAATGTTTTATGTACCAACATATATGGCTATTTGTTTCAACTATATAGAGGAATAGGTTTTAAAGTAAAAATTTCGTATATTCAAGCAAATTAAAAGAAATGGAAGAAAGAATTCAAGTAAATGGTATATGGTATGTTAGAGAAACTGATCCAACACCTGAAATCAAAGAAAAAGACATTACATTCAGTATGGAACGTATTTGGGAATCAAACAACTGGAGTTTTATTGCAACTGTAATTATGTTAGATGGAGCTGAAACATTGGACGATCATTACCCGGACCCATACATTAAAATAACAGATAAACGTTCTTTAGAGAGAGAAGATTGGATTGAGGATGAAATAGATAATCCAAATTTTATGTGGGGTGTATTAGAGGGTAATCCTGATTCAATGATTGATGCAAATGAAATGTTTGATAAACAAGGTTTAGAGGAATTTAAAGCATTTCTTTTATATTTGAATAGTATTGGTTGGTTAACAAAATAAAGGAATAACTCTCGTAAGAGAGCTTTCGTATATTAAAGTATAAAAATAAGAAAATGAAAAACATACATTTATTAAAAACAGAAAAACCAACAGGTATATTTCAATCAAATAGTGGTTTACAATTTTCAATTAGAGACAAAGTAAGAGTGTACCCATTAATAGGATTCCACACCTACATCACTTCTGATAAAGAAATTAAAATAGGAAATTGGTGTATTGATAAACACAACGCTGTTTATAAACAAGAAACAGATAAAATTTTTACAGAGTTTACTAACTCTAAAAAAATAATCCTAACAACAGACGAAGACTTAATTGCTGATGGTGTACAAGCTATTGATGATGGGTTTTTAGAATGGTTTGTGAAGAATCCAAGTTGTGAAAGTGTTGAAACTAAAGTAGTAGATTTTGAAGTGGATATGGGATTAGGAGATGAGTGTATTGAACATGGTAGTTATTATAAAATCATCATTCCAAAAGAAGAACCTAAACAAGAAACACTTGAAGAAGCTTCTGAAAGATATGCTACAAAACAAGTTGATATTTCTATGAGAGAAGATACATTAGAATTCTCTAAATCAGGAAAAGAATTATATCAAGAATCTAAAATTGATTTTATTGAAGGTGCTAAATGGCAAGCTGAAAATATGCCAATACACATAATAGATGTTGAAAATATCTATGTACACATTGAAAATGGTGTAATAATAGTTGAGAAAAATAAAAAGAAATAACATATATTAAAAAATGGGAGAAGACGTAATTTCAATATTGGTTAAACGATTAAGACGTTGTGGTATCGAAATAGAATTAAGTGGAAATTATCCATGGATCTACTTAGATAAAGTAAATGGTAATCGCATTAAACAAGAAGATTTTACATCAAATCATGGTTTCAACATTGCTTGGTTTGGAATTAAAAATGATGATAAAATAAAATTTGCTGAGGAACCTAAAGTAATTATTGCTTTAATTCGAAAATATGTTAGGGAATCAAAATTGATTCAAATGATAAAAGACGATGAAGAAGCAGGATTATATCAAAAACCAGAATAGAATGACACCAAAAGAAAAAGCAGAAGAGCTAGTTGAAATGTTTATGAACATAAGAAAACAGAAGTTAGCAGACTATTCTATAATTTATCATCCAACATCTAAACAATGTGCTTTAATTGCAGTAAATGAAATACTACTAACACTAAACAAAGATATCAGAGATTTAGATGTGGTAGGTAATGTATTGTTGGATTTAATTGACTATTGGAATGAAGTTAAACAAGAAATAGAACAACTATGACAGAACAAGAAATGAACGATTTTCTACAATCCATAGGTGGGTTGGAAAATGGCATGTACTCAAATAGAGAACCAATAACGAATGCAGGATTCTTTGAATGCGATTCAGGTTGGTATCAAATAATAAAAGATCTTATTGTTAATTTAATTGAATTGGGTTGGAATAAAGAAATATGCCAAGTAAAGGAAAAATTTGGTGGTCTACGCTTCTATATCAATGAAGCATCAGATGAAATGCATGCGCGTATAAGCAAAGCAGAAGATTTAAGTTACCAAACATGCGAGATAACAGGTAAACCAGGACAATTAAGAACAGATATAGGTTGGCATACAACTTTATGTGAAGAAGAATATCAAAAGATATTAGCAAAAAGGAATAGTTAATTTAAAAGAATTTTCGTATATTCCAGCAAATTAAGAAAATGGAACCTTGGTTATTAAATTGGACAGCGTTTTTAGTTAGAAATACTCATGCAACTGTTGAAGGACTAACATATGAAGAAGATGGCCCAGCATGGTTTAATGCAATGTGGGAATTGTGGTGTAAAAATTCTGATTTTGGAGAAGAATTAATGAAGGATAAAGAAAAGTAAAATAGAGATCGTATATTTAAACAAAAATAAAGGTTATGAAAATATTATATAAACGCTCAACAACAGGAAAAATAAACGAATGGTCAATTGAAGTTGAGGGAAATAAATTTAGGACTATATCTGGGTTCACTGATGGGTTAAAAGTGACATCAGAATGGACTATATGTGGGGCTAAATCATATTGTACAGCTGAAGAACAAGCCATGAAGCAAGCTAAAGCATTACATAAAAAGAAAATTGATTTAGGCGCTTTTGAAGATATCAACGATATCGACAAACCAGTATTCTTTAAACCAATGTTGGCTCACGACTACAATGACTATAAAGAAAAAATAAAATACCCAGTAGCAACTCAACCTAAATTAGATGGTGTAAGGTGTATTGTAGACATTGATGGAATGAGAAGTCGTAATGGAAAAGAACTCATATCCGCCCCTCATATCCATGAAGCATTAAAACCATTATTTGAGAAATATCCTGATTTGGTATTTGATGGTGAGTTATATGCTCATAAGAGTGATGGAGTTGATTTCAATAAAATTATTTCTTGTGTTAGAAAAACAAAACCAACCCCAAACGATATAATTGAAAGTAAACAACATATCCAATACTGGATTTATGATTTACCATCACATACAGGCACATTCACAGAACGAAGTTTTGCTATAAGTGATTTAGATTTACCTGAATGTTGTATTGTGGTTGATACAACTATTATACATAACAAAGAAGACTTAATGGGTATGTATCGTGTTTATATGGCTGATGGGTATGAAGGTCAAATGATTAGAGTGTTGGATAGCGAATATGAAAATAAACGTTCTAAACATTTACTTAAACATAAGTCATTTATGGATGCTGAATTTGAAATTAAAGGTGTAGTTGAAGGTAAAGGAAAACTAACAGGAAAAATAGGTAAACTAGTATTTGACGGGTTCGATTCGGCTATAAATGGAGATCATGAGTATTTAGAAATGTTATTTAGAAGAGGAGACTTAATAGGTAAAAAAGCAACTGTTAAGTATTTTGAGTTAACTACAGATGGTGTACCTAGATTCCCGAAGGTAGTCGCTATTCGGGATTTTGAATAATAAAATAGGTTTTGTATATTTAAGAAAAAAAGTTATGAGAATAAAAAATGAAATGATTGAGTTTGTAAATGAGAATTTTGAAGTGATTAAAAATAATTTCTATAATAGTGAATTGAATATATTAGAAGAAATTCTTGAAGATGAACTCCATAGGGGTGAAGGTGATATTGATGACCATAATATGTTAGTTGAATTTTTAAATCACCAGATGAATGTTTCAACCGCTGAAGAATTAGTTGAGGCAATTAATGAACGTTCTTTAGGGGTTGATTTTGAGGATAATGAAGATACAAATGAGTTATTTAAAATGATTAAAGCAATAAAGGAGTAAATTTGCTAAAATAAGTTTCGTATATTTAAGAAAAAAAGTTATGACAGTAAGAGAGTTTAGAATGATGGTAGGAGAAACAAAAATATTCTCTGTTGATTTCATTAAAAAAGATGGTTCATTAAGAACAATGATTGCCCGTTTAGGAGTAAGAAAACATTTACAAGGAGGAACATTAAAATACAATGCTGAAGAGAGATCATTGTTACCTGTATTTGATATGGAAAAACAAGCCTATAGAATGGTAAATGTGAGCACTATCAGGGAAATTAGACATGAAGGAGAAACAATTAAATTAGAGGAATAAAACAATATGGTCAGGTGGCGGAATTGGTTAGACGCTATTGAATGAGAAAAACGGTTAAGATTAACATGGATGTAAATGAGGAAGTTAATCATGCAGGTTCGAATCCTGCCCTGACAACAATTAAGATACCGCTTCATAACCGGTTTTATCTTTTTTAATTATACGCCTTATAGAGCCCGGTTGATCCGGGCTTTTTGGGGTCCAAAGGAATAGGAATTTAAAAAATCATTTTGTATATTTAAAGTATAAATTTAAAAAATAAAGTTATGACACTAGCAGAAAGAAAATTAAATGTAGTAGAGTATTTAAAATATGAAAGAGATGAACGTATCCCTGAACTAATAGAAATGTATGGTGGGGACGAGCAGTATGTAATAGATGAAGTATGGGGCCCATTAGAAACATGTTTAGATGGAAAAACAGATGAAGATTTAATAAATATAGTTGATAAGATAATGGATGATCCTTCATTTGAAAAATCCTTTAAAGAGTTTAAAGAATATATGGGAGAAAAATGGAGTGTTGAAGAGTTAGATTACGAGCTTATTTGGGAATTTATTACAAATCATAATTAGGATTAAGTAAACCAATTTTTAATTAATATATTTAAAATAAAAAATATGAAAAATTTAAAAAAATTAAAATTAATTAAATCGAAAATTGAAGATTTAAGAATTGAAATGATTGATGTTGCTGTTGACATGAATATAAAAGAAAAAAATTATGATGATATTTTTGAATTTGTTTCAACAGAAGCTGAAAATGCATTTTGTATTTTATTGAATGAATTTGAGATGTTTATTGAAGAGATTAAGTAAAATTAAACAATTATTTAAAATTACTTTCATATACCTTAATATAATTAAAAATAAAAAGATGGAAATACAACATTTAACCAGATCCACTTATGCAGTGGTAGACTTAAACACCGGAGAAACTCTTTTTATGGGAGGATTAGAGGAATGTGAAGATTATCTTTGGAGTTATGAAAAAAAGTTAGAAAGGGATTACATGTATTAAAGTTTAATTAGTATATTTAAATATAATTAAAAAAAATAAAAGTTATGGAAAGTTTAAACGAACAAGAGTACATTAAAGATCCAAATCAATTAGATCTATTTGAAGGTATATTACATACACCTGAACAAGAACAAAAAATAGCAGAGTTTATTAAAAGTAGAGAAAACACTGCTAATGTAGGTGAAAGTGTAAATAAACAACATGAACAATTACTTATCAATAATGGTTTTGTTAAAGATGTTGATTTTGTTAATACTTTTAAAGTAGAAACTGTTACTAAAGAAATACAATTAGGTTATAGTTGGCAAAAAAATCAATTTAAAGCTGAAGTGACATTTAAAGATGTAACAGGTTATATTTCATTAAAAGGGAAACAATTCAATTCATATAATAAACCAAATGAATTGAGTGATGTTACATTTAATGTTGATTTTGACCGAGGAGATAAAATTAATTGTTCTTCAATCCAAGGTAATTATCGCTACATTAAACCTACAACATTATTTGATAAATTGATGGAATTCAATAAACACCAGGAATATCTATTTGAAGAACATCTAAAGAAAACTGATTTAAAACAAAACATAATTGACAAATATGCAAAACTATATCCAAATGCTACAATAACTGTTAAAAACGAATGGTCAAAATATAGTGGTACATTTGATATAATTGAAGTTAAATTTGAATCAGGTAGTTTTGTTCAATTTAGATTGGATACTCATAAAAATATAGAATACCTACATAAGAAACACGATGCTGAATTTGAAGCATTAAAGATAGAGGAATTGTTAGAAAGATTTTCAAAACAAGTAAAAAAGGAAGGCTCTAATTAAAGAGCCTTTCGTATATTACAATAAAAAAGAAATTAGAAGATGAAATTTAAAAAAGGAGACATAGTAGAATTTCAAGGAGCATATAGTTATTCTGCTAAAAAAGGAGCAACAGCTATAGTTGAAGAGTACTATACTGGATGGGATGGTGAAGAATATGTTAAAGTAAAATGGATTAGAAATGGACTATCAGGTGAACAATCAGATGGTGGTTATTCTGAAAATTATTTTATCAAAGTAGAGGAAGTTTCTCAGCAAAAAGAAGATCGTATATTTGAAGAAAATAAGAAAGATATGAAATTTAATTTTAATGAAGGTAAGCAACGAGTTATAGATATGTTAGAAGGACATATTGAAGATTTTGAATTTGATATGCTACAAGATGTTAAAATGTCAATACAAGATATTAACAAAAATACAGTAGACCAAATTGAAGATACTATCAGAACAATTAAAACTAACACTAACCATTGTATGAAAGCTATTGGAAAGGTACAAAATTCATCAACTGTAGCTAAGATATTAGCATCAATGGAAAATACAATTTATGAAGGAATGGAAGAAACAGTATTGGCTGAATTGTTTGGTTTAAGTAGTATTGCAAGAGAAGATTAATAGAGGAATAAAAGATATTAAAAAAATTTCGTATATTACAGTATAAATAAAAAAAGAAAAAAATATGAGCACGAGAAGTAGAATAGCAATTGAAAACCAAGACGGAACAGTAGATTCAATTTATTGTCATTTTGATGGATATGTAGATGGAGTAGGTAAAACATTATTCAACCACTACGATCAAGAAAAATTAGAGAAATTACTAGAACTAGGTGATATCAGTTCTCTAGGAGAATCAACTATAGATACAGTAGCGTATTGTAGAGATAGAGGAGAGGATTTACATTTCAAAACATTTAAAGATATAGAGGATTTGTTTACAAATGGTTTTAATGGTTTTGAGGAATATATTTATTGTTTAAATAAAGATGGTATTTGGATAATGGGTAAACATAGTTCCCCGATGATTGATTATTTAAAAGAAGTATTAGAGGAAGAGGGTATTTAAAAACATTTAAAAAACAAAATTATGACAATAGGATTTATACTTATAGCACTTTTTTTCATATTGATTTCATTTCTTTATATACATGATGAAGATAGAGACCAAATAGGTTTATTTCTTTTCATATTAACAATAATAACCATAATAGGAATGGTAATTGGTAGTGATATACAACTTGGGATAGGAACTCAATCTAAAAAACAAATCAAACCAATTATCAAAGTAGAGTGCACTAATGGAAAATGTGATACAACTTACATTTATAAAACAAAGGAATAGAAATTATCAGATATTTTTCGTATATTCCAATAAATTAAAAAGAAAAAATATGAGTGGAGGAACATTTGATTACAACCAATATCGCATTAGAGATATAGCTGATCGTGTTGAACAAGAAATATCTAAAAGTGGCACACCAAAAACAGAACGTGAATTAAAAGATGAAGGTTGGTTTAGAGATAAAGAATAGTACGAAAAATACCCAGAGGACCTAAACCACTACAAATACCCTGATGAAGTTATAGAAGAATTTAAGAAAGGTTATGAAATGCTCCGCAAAGCAGAAATATATGCTCAACGTATGGATTGGTTGCTTGCAGGTGATGATGGTAATGAATCGTTTTTGCAGCGTTTAAAGGGTGAATTGTTACATTTAGAACTTGAATTAAAATCTAAAACATTTGAAATAGAGGACGAAGAAGATGAAGATTAATTTCGTATATTTAAGTAAATAAAAAAGAAAGTTATGATAAAAAAAGAAATGATTAAAACAATTCAACAAAAAGAAGCAGAACTATTTTTACAAGTAAAAGTAGATGAAAAGATATTTGGGGAAAAAGATGAAATTACAACTCGTTCTAGAGCAAAATGGTGTGGTGTAAATGAAATAATGGAAACATTAGGAATCAAACCAGACAATACATTACCTGAAAATCAAGAGGCAATTAAATTGATTATGGAAAAAAATAAAAATATAGCAGCGTAATATGAGTGATGAAGAAGCACTAGCAATACTAGAACAAATGGAAGCAGATGATTTTGGTAGAAGAGATATAGGTTATCCTTACTAAAGGAATAAAAGATATTAAAAAGCTTTCGTATATTAAAGTATAAATTAAAAAAATAAAAAGAAAAGTTATGAAAAAAGAAAATGTAATTGAACAACTAAACGCAGCAAAAACGTTATCATCACAAGTTGATATTGATAAAGTAATTGCATTGATTGAACAAATCACACCAGAAGTAAAAATAGGAATTACTCAGGAATTAGCAGAGGAAATTGCAGAACGGATTGAACGAACTTTAGATTACAATAGTAATGATTTAGTTGATAAGGATAACATTACATTTGAAATTGCCTATGGAAACACAATTGAAATAGATGATGCTAGTATTAATATTCGTGATGTAATGGATCATATCACAGCATGTTTAGATGAATTTGTTGTTGAAAAAGATGATGAAGAAGAATCAACAGAGGAAGCAGCTAATTAAAAGGGCTTTCGTATATTTCATTCAAATAAAAATAAAGGTTATGACAAAAATTAAAACATATTGGGACGAAATCAAAAATCACCCATCACGTTTCTCAGGAGGTAAACAAGGTTGGGAAGTGATACGTGAAAGATGCCCATATTCAAATAAAATGATATTTATTTTCCCATTTAGCTCAGGTGATGGAGTTTCAAGAGAAGAAAAGGCATTGTGTAGAAAAGATGTTAAAAAACAATTTGAATTAATAAAAACATTAGCCCAAGCAAGTCGTAACAGAGAAGAATATAGAGACTTATACAATCGTGTTTCAGATGAGAATTGGAATGAAATAATAGCAACAGGTTTAAAAGGTTTTGATTTAGGAAAGTATATTAGTGAAAGATATTTAACACAAGACCAAGCTTACACATTGTTTTATAGAATGTAAAGGAATAGAAGTTATTAAAAAAATTTCGTATATTAAAGTATAAATAAAGAAAAGAAAAAGAAAAGTTATGAAAATTACAAGCAAAACATTAATGGTTACATTTGAAACAGAAGCAAAATTAGGTAACAACGATGCAATTGAGTTAACATTGCAACATCAAGCATTTATTAGTGAAGGAAAAGATGGGAGGACTAATGTTGATATTGATTTTGGAACTGATTATTTGAATATAAAATTCTTAGGGGTTGCAATTGAAATAGGTTATGATGCATTTAGGGAATTTAAAAATACATTATCAAAGTTAGGAATTGATTTAGATAAATTAGTTGATGAAAAAATATCAGAATTAATGAATAGCGGATTAGAAGATAAATTAAAATTGATGTTTAAAGATCAAATTTAAAAGGAAGTCCTCAATTAAGAGGGCTTTCGTATATTTCAGTATAATTAAAAAAAGAAAAAAAATGATAGTAACAATTAGCAAGTATAAAGAATTAAGAATAAACCCACCTAAATTAACTATTAAAGAAGGGGCAAGAGAAGTCATATTCAAAACAGTATCATGTATGTGTGATAATGTTCATTATTTAAGATTTAAGAAAAATAGTGATGGTGATTTTAAAATGGATGGAATGGGATTTTCAATAAGTAATTGGCAAATGAAACATCCAAAACACGAAATAGAATGGGAAGCAGATGAAAATATGTGGGGTGGAGTAATAGCAATGATCAATTCAGGAACAGAAGCAATCGAATCAGTAACAAGTAGATAAATTATGGTAACATTAGAACAAATCAAAGCAATGATCATTAAAGAAGAAAAAGAATGGTTAATAGAAGTACATGGTGAGGATGAAGCACAACACTACATTTATGGAATGGTAAGTGAAATAAATGAATGTGAATCAATAGAAGATATTATTGACTTTTACTTAAATAAAGGAATGGATTTATATGAAGCGACAGGTACAATAATATCACTTTTAAGAAGTAATTGTGTAGTAAAGGAATAGAAGATATAAAATAGAGATCGTATATTCAGTGTATAATAAAAAAATAAAGGTTATGGAAGAGGAAATGAACATTAAAGGATTATTACCGTGGGATAAAATTGATAATATAGTAAATGATGAAGAAGATTAAAGATATATTGTATTTGTTATTAGTGAGTATTGTTTATAGAGGGTTACTTTAACGTGTATAAACAATTATTATAAGTAAATTACCAAAATATTCATTACAATGAAGATTACCGTTATAACACAAGATATTCATTTAAATTAAACTAATGTTTAGATTAGTTCATTAAAGGAAAATTACCGTATGTGACCCGAAAATGAAAGTGTGGACTGAAAATGAAAAATGAAAATTACCGGGAAAATAAAAATTATCAAAGAAAATAAAAATTACCGTAAGGATAAAAATTACCAATGATGTATAAAAAATAATAAAAATCACTATGGAAATGAAAATTAATGGGGAGGTAGTGGTTATTGTAGGAGTAAAAATTGTTAATGAATAGTATATGGAAAGTGAATAAATAATAGGTAGTATGAGGATTACAAGGGTCTAACCCCCATATGTATCACCCCGCCCCCTTTAACCCCTTTCCAAAAGTATATACAAGTGTTTGGCAAAGAGGGAGAAAGATCATATATTTATTGTAAAAGAATGCATTACGTTTATGGATTATATTCAACTCGTCATTTAAAGAAAAATTATCCTGAGAAGATTAAATACATTGGGAGAACAAATAACCCAACAGCTCGCCTTTTATCTCACATCAATAAAGCTAATACAGGAGAATTAAATCCATTATATGAATGGATGAGAAATGAAATAAGTAAAGGAGGTGAAATTAAAATGACACTTCTTCACCAATGTGACTCAACTGAGATAATCGAGCAAGAAAAATTATTTATTGAGAAAAATAAATCTAGAAATCTCTTAAATCTAGTAAATAACCCGACTATGTCACCAACACAGTCTTATAAGAAAATTAAAGCTTTAACTAAAGATAATTTAAACTTATACACCCATATTAAATTCTTAGAACAATATATCATAAACTCAGGTTTAAAACTGCCATACGAAAAGGAAAATTAGCCACCACTCTGTTTTCGTATATTTAAAATAAAAAGAAATAAAATGAAAACAATACAAGTAACTCAGGCTGAAATAAATCAAGCAACCCGCCCTAACATTTATAGGAATAAAAAGAAATACACTCGTAAAATAAAACATAAAAATTCAGGGGAGTAAATTAATTAAAGTTGGTTTCGTATATTTAAGAAAAAATAAAAGTTATGACAAATTTAGATCGTTTAGAAGGATTAATTAATCAAAAACACTTAAAACAATTCATAGAGGCTATTGAATTAATAGGTGATGATTTAGTTGAAAAGGAAGGATTTGACCCTGAAGATGTAAGAGACTATTTAAACAGTTACTTAAAAGATATTTTAGGGGATGAGAATTATTAAATTTAGTTTCGTATATTTAAGTATAATTTAAAAAGATAAGTGTTATGAAAAAGGAAGAATTAATTAAAAAATTAGAGGAAGTAAAATCTTTAACAACAGTAGTATCGGTTGATACAATGATTGAGTTAGTAAAAGAGTTAAAAACAGGAGGAATTACACCTGAATTACATGATGAGATTTATAATAAGATTGAACGGGTATTAGATAATAATCATAATGAGTTAGTTGATTTGGAAAGTGCTGAGTTTGAATTAAATTATGATAATAGAATTGAGTTAAATAGAGTGGATGTTAATATCTCAGAAATAATGGATCATATCTCAGGAGTATTTGAAGATTTTATGGTTGAGGAAGATGAAGAAGAAACTGAAGAAGAAACTGAAGAGGAGGGCTCTAATTAAAGAGCTCTTCTTATATTTAAAGAAAAATAAAAGTTATGAGAGCAAGTACAATCAGGAAAAAAGAGACACTCCAACAATTAAAGAATTTAGAATATCGTTTTAAGAAAAAAGGTGGATACTCTAATTGGGACTCAAAAGTGAAAATAACATTTCAGGCTTCAGGTTCATATTCGTTTGAGGATTTGGTTTATAAAGACATTAACTCAGCAGAATGTTTGATTAATATATTCAAGGATTAATTTAATTTAGATTCGATTCGTATATTTAATCATAATTAAAAAATAATAAATTATGTATAGTTTAAATTGTGATTATTTTGTAGAGGAGTTTAGTACAATAGAAAAATTAATGTACTATGTAGAACAAGTAGGGATGGATCCGAATTATGAAATTACCCGTAACGGGAAACCAACTGGAGAATATTTAAGTGAATTAATTGGGTTTTAATTAGGAATAAATATAATTAAATTTGATTAGTATATTTAAATAAATTAAAAAGATAAATATGAGACCAGAATTTACAGTTGAGGAAGGATTAAAAATCCAAGCCGAGCATTTAACCCAATGGAAAACAATTCTAATACCTGAGGTATATGAAGCGTTAGAAGAGTATACTAAACGGAACAATGACAAAGCCCAAACAGGATATGATGTTCGTAGAGGGTGTGATTTAGATTTTTATATTAACAACTATATGTTGGGACACAGATTGTAAATAGTTAATTCGTATATTTAAGTATAATTAAAAAAATAATAAATTATGAAAAGGTATTTAAAAGTTGATTTTGAATTAAGTTTTACAAGTATTTGTGATACTAAAGAAGAGGTAATTGAGGGGTGTGGTTATGATATTGATGAAATTACATTTGAGGAGTTGTTAGAGGAGGTAAAGGGTGTTTATGAAATTATTGAAATTGAAGGTGATGTTAGATGGTTGAATGATGTTGATGATGAAGATGAGGAATAAGTAGATTAAAAATAAATTAGTATATTTTAGTATAATTAAAAAGATAAGTTATGAAGTTTGAAAGTATTAAAGAATTAAATTTGTTTATTAATGAATATGATGAGGTAGATTTTGTAAGTGAGAAAGATGAGGTAGAGTTTTTAGAATTAGTAAATAAAGAGTTAGTAAATTATAAAAGAAAGAATCCTTTTAATGTAAATAATTGTTTGATTAAATTAGAAAATAAAGGGTTGTTAGATAAGTTTTGTTAAGGATTAAATAAATTAAATCAAAATTAGTATATTTAAGTATAATTAAAATAAAAATAAAGGTTATGGAAAGAAATGAATTAGTTAAAAAAGCTTTAGAAGCAGGGATTACAAAAGCAAATACTATGAAGAGTGTAGTATTGGAAGAAATGTTAAAAGAATTAGAAGTTAAGAAAACAGGTAAGAGAGGAAGACCAATTAATGAAGACAGTGTTAGACAAAAAAGAATTAAAGAATTAGAGAATAAAAGAATAAATGGAGAATTGAAAAAAGGACGACCAGTAAATGAAAATAGTGTTAGACAGATGAGGTTAAAAGAGATGGAGTTAAAGAGAATGAATGGAGAGTTGAGAAGAGGAAGACCAAAAATGAATAAAACGGATAATAATGAGGTAGCCGCTTAGGCTACCTTTTTTAATTTATTAATTAGTATATTTAAGTATAATTAAAAAATAAAAGTTATGAGCAGAGAAGAATATTTAGAATTAAAATTAATGGCGTTTCTAGTGACACAAGAATTAGCTTGTGAGATTTTATTTTTACCAGGTACATTTAAATTTGAAGACGCAATTATAAGACCAAATTAATATGAGAAGAGTAGACATGATAAAGAAGCTTCAATTAGCGGAAGCTAAAGCATGGGTGACAATGATGGAGTGGGGTAAGTTATTCGGCCATAATGAACAATATGAAATAAAAGCGAGTGCGTGGAATAGTTTATATTCAGCGTTATTAACACTCAACTTAGAACCAGATCGCGAATTACGAGCACAGTTAATTGAAGCGGATATAAAATGTAATGGCTTAACAGGGACTAATTTTAACTAAATTGGCTTCGTATATTTAGTCATAATTAAAAATAAAATAATATGAAGAGCTTAGAAAATTTTATTGACGACAATTTTAACGAATTTAGTAATTTAGATTGCAGTGAAGTGATTGAGTGTAGTTTAGATGAGTTTGATAGTGTTGAGATCGAATACTTAAAAGAGCATTATAGATTCGATTATAAAGACATTTGTGTTTATTATGTTGAGGAGAATGATGAGATATGGATTGAAAATATGGCGAGTTAGGGAATAATTTTAATAAAATTAGTTTAGTATATTTAATTATATTTAAAAATAAAAAATAATATATTTAATTTAATAAAAAATAAAATTATATTTAAATAAATAATATAATATAAAGGATTAAATTTAAATAAAATTATTTAATATATTTAAATAAATAAAATAATTAATTAATAATTTAAAATTTAAAATTATGGAGGATTTAAAATTAAAATTAGAAGAATTAGGATTAGAAGTTAATTATGTTGGGGAGGATAATAGTGGATATGAAGATGATGGTTATTTAAATATAAATGGAGAAATAGATATATTTGAAGGGGCATACCAGAAATGGGATATTTATATAGAAGAGGGAGATATAGAGAAAAGTTTTATGAGTGATGATGAGTTAATTATGTTTTTAAAAGATTATATTAAGGAATAATTTTAATTAAATTAATTTAATATATTTAAATAAATAAAAAATAAATAATTAATAATTTAAAATTAAAGTTATGAAGGAAAAAAGAGAAATGTTATTAAAAAGATTAAATGTTTTAGTTAAAGGAAGAGAAAGAGAGTTTTTATTGTTTATGGAGGAGGTAGATGGGAGTTTAAGTGAGGAAAGAATAAATGAGGATTTAGATATATTATTAAATAGTTTTATATATTTTGAAGAGGATAATAATGAGGAGGAATTTACAGAGGAAGTAATGGAGGAAGTATTAAACATTTACATCCCAGGATTTGAGAAAGGGGAACATATTTTTTAATAATTAAATAATAATAGAGGAAGGAGGAAGGGCCACCTAGGAATAGGTGACTTTCCTTTTTTAAAATTTAATCCTGAGGAATAGGCTCCTGTAATATAGTATATATATGGTATATATTACGTTAGAGGATATATAGGGGTACCACGTACGTTGATATCAATATACGGCGGAGGTATTGGGGAAGGGCATTTAGACCACTTTACAGATCGTAAATGATCTTTACACATCGACATTGTATATAACTATATACCCACAACTAAAACTAAATTTCCAAAATGCAAAAAAAGGACAAAACTCCACAAAACCAAAATCTTCTTTCTTTAAAAGATCTTTGGCATCGATATAGGATATACGTATATTTAAAATATGAAACAAACAGTAATACAAGAAATGATAAGTGAGTTCAATAAAGAACTTGATGTGGCCATTAATATTGCAAATGATGATAAAATTAAAACAATAAAGCATCTAATTAATATTGCAAGTAAGTATTTACAAATGGAAAAAGAAGAAAACCAATCCCAATATCATAGAGGATATAAAGATGGAGTATTCACAAAATTTTTACAAAAAAATGAACGAAAATAATATGGAAAACGGAAAAAAACCAGCATTTGCCGCTGCCAGTGAAATTTGGCATCAATTAGGCTTAACAAAAAGAGAATACTTTGCTATACATATAGCAACAGGATTATCAGTTCAAGCAATTGCAGGTAGACATAATATGGCAAGTGAAATGGCTCGAGATGTCCCAGCTACTGCTGTTATGATTGCAGATGCTTTAATGGCAGAATTAGATAAAACAGAGTTAAATGAAAAAATTTAGACTACCAAGAAAAATAAAAAAGAAAATATATAAGCACGGTCATTTTTACCCTATGAATCCAGTAGAAAAAACATATCAAATGGCATTTCCAAGGGAAAATCAAGAGGACTACGATGCTTATAAACAAGGAATATTAACCAATTTGCTAGACGATATAAAAAGACTAGCAAAAGAATATAAAAACAATGAAAAAATATTTTAATAGTAATGAGCTTTGGAATGCATTTTTATATGGTTCCTTTTTAGGAATATTTGCGGGTATAACCGTTGGTTACCTAATATTTATATAAGATGAACAAACTAAAAAATCTTATAAAAATGCCTTTTACAATGCTTGTAGGGGCAATTGGTGTTATTGCTTGTGCACATTATGAATTTTCCAAATATTTATGGAAAACCAAATAAATGCCAATAGTAAACTACCCTTACAGTGACCTATATGAAGGTACTTCCTCAATTAATTTAACAAAAGGAACCGCTTACACTTTTACCATAACAAATAATTCAGGCTCAAGTTACTTTGTAATGGAAACCCCATTTAACTATTTGTTTGATGGTTCTACCCCTAAAAATGTTTCAGGGTCATTTTCCTCATTAACCAATATTTCAGAACCTGTTGCCTCAAATTATATTGCCGGGTTTGTTTTACCAACAGGAACAAATTCATTTATTTTTACTCCCGCTACTAATGTAACAGGAACTACTTTAAAATTTAAAGGAACTGGAGGTATAAGACTTGTTTTATCTTATTAAGAAAAACTTGGCTATTAAATTTCATGATAGTATATTTAGAGTATAAATTTAAAAAATAAAGGTCATGAAAACATCAATCGTATTTATTTTAATTATTGCACTTCTAGGTATTGCATTTTTAATTCACTCACACCTATTAGCTCTTGTAGCTGGGTTTGCTTTAGGTACTAAGTTAGGGGAAACTATTTTTAATATTAAAATTTAAATTATGGAAAATCAAAAATATCAACCCTCAAGAAAAATCACAACAGCAGACGGAACTCAAATGTTTATGTTTGATGGTAAATTACATAATTGGGAAGGTCCCGCGGTAATACCTCAAGGTAATATGCGTTTACGCGAGTACTATTTAAATGGAATCAAATATACGGAGGAGCAGTGGAAGGAGCGTTTACGCACAAGAGAAGGATTACCTTGGTATAAAGGTTCGAGTGCAAAAGCTCGTTTCTAAAAGTAAATTTATTAAATAAAGGTTATGGAAAAAATTTCAAATGAGGAATCCCAAAAATATGTTCCGTATTTTAGAACACCACTTTCACCTAATCCTGCTTTTTATACAATAAAAGTTGATTCCGATGGTTGGGAAACTGTAGAGTATTTTACAAGACGTTTAAGACAAAGTTCTCAAGGAGGAAAGGGTGATCAATTTGTTTATGTTTTACAAAATGATTCTATGCCCGGAATGCTTAAAATTGGTTATACTAAAAATGAGGTTGATATTCGAGCTGAGCAATTGAGTAAACCAACTGGTATTCCTACCCCGTTTAATGTTGTATATACTTATAGTTGTTTTAATGGGGAGAGGATTGAAAAAGAAGTTCATAAGGAACTTGTAAAAAAACGAGTAAGGGGTGAAAGAGAATTCTTTTATGTTACCCTTGAAGAAGCTGAAAAAATAATTAAACAAATAGGAGAAAAACATGATTAATATTTATCAACAAATAGTAGATATGGAATTACATGACCTAGAAGATAAACTAATTGATCTTCAAAATGTTTTGGTTGGTAATTATAGTGTGTTAGAGGAACTTTGGGCTTATCATCCATCAAACCCTAATTTTATAAATCCTATCAAGGCGTATGATGAATTGAAGATTCAAATTTCTGAATTAGAAAATGAACTTACTGATATAGAAAATAAAATTAAACATTTAAAATCTGTGAATTAACGCGTAAATTTTAAATTAAAAGAATATATACACATGAATTTAAATAAAATATTCTTAATGTTTGGATACGGTGGAGATGATAAAGGAGATTCTAAAAAAATGAAAGAGGAATTTAATTTATATAAAAATACACCTTACTTTAAAATTGGGATGTTTCATAAATTGATTACAAATGGAAATAATTTTTCCCAACAAGTTTTAAAATTTTTCTTACAAGCCGATCCTACATTAGATGCTACTGGAATTGATGAAGCAGGAGAATATATGATGTATACCAGAGCATGGTATTGGATCAGTCAATGTAAATTAAGGAAAAAAGAATGGAAAGAAGCCCTTATAAGTTATACTTCAGATGAATTTATAGTGTCTATTAAATTGAGTATTCATTATTTTGAAAGTATAGAAGAATATGAAAAATGCGCGTTTTTGAAAAAAATACAAGATTTCTTACAAAAGAATTTAAAGGAAGCTTGATTCCTCAAAAAATTTTTATTATCTTCATCAATTGAATTTAAATTTTATAAATTATTAAATAAAATATTTAGGTAAAAATAATTAAGTAATTAAAATAAATAAAAATAATGAAATATAAAGAATTAATATTGAGAAGGATGGAATCTATGGAGAATCGCTTTAAGCGATTAAGACATGCTTTAAATGAAAGAAATATTGAAGCTGCAAGAGAAATCTTAAAAGAAATTGAAGAATTAAGAGACGACACTCAATCAATAATTGAAAGAGAAAATTAATCTGAAATAAATAAGTTATGAATTTGACAGCCGAACAAATCCAAGATAATTGGAATGAATTAATGAGGTATATTAATGAATATATTTCTGAACCACGTAAAGAAAAATTATTAGCTTTTTATGAGCAATATGCTGAACGTTTAATGTTAATGCCTGCCGCGCATAAAAAAGAATATCATAATGCTTTCCCTGGAGGGTATGTAGAACATGTTTTACGTGTTATTAGGTGTGCTATACATCAAGCGGCATTATGGGAATTAGAAGGAGCCGATATGACTACTTTCACAACTGAAGAATTAATATTCTCAGCTTTAAATCATGATTTAGGTAAAATGGGATCCGAAGATGAAGATTCATATATCCCCCAGACTGATCAATGGAGAAAAGATAAATTAGGAGAAGACTACATGTTTAATACCAAAGTACCATTTGCTTCAGTTCCAGATAGAGGATTATTTATGCTCCAATCTCATGGTATCCAGTATACATTTAATGAAATGGTTGCCATTCAAACACATGATGGTTTATATGATGAAGGTAATAAAAAATATCTTATGTCATTTATGCCAGAACAAAAACCAAGAACATCTTTACCTTTTATTTTACACCAGGCCGATTTAATGGCAGCACGAATTGAATTTGAACGTGAATGGTTACCTAAATTAAAAGAAGGTAAAAAATCCGTGGATATTAAAAAGGAAAATTTTACATTGGGGAATAAACCCAATACATCAAAAAAACAATCAACCAAAACAAAAGCTTTGGGTACATTTAAAAGTGAAGGTTTAAAAAATATATTTGATAATTTATGATAGCTTTAACAATTGTTTGCTGTGCATTAGCAGTTTTAGTCGTGATTCTAGGATTCACGACTTTCAATCTTCTTAAGAAAAATGAAAAAGCAGAAGATATAGTAGTTGGATATGTAGAATATCTTGATAGATTATCTCGTGTTATTGAAATTTCTGATAAAAAACTTAAACAATTAGATAGTGCAGGTGCTTTTAAAGCAGATGATGAAGTGGGTTCTATTTTTAAAGGTATACAACAAATACAAGAAATATTAAATGAATTCAATGTTAGAAAATACAATTAAAAAAACCCGCAAACCTAAAAATAAAAATTATTTCACCCAAGAAACTGAGGATGCTATTATATTATATAACAATACTTCCAACCCAGTCTTAAGGAGTAAAATATATGAGGAAAAAATCCATTTCCCATTTTTTAAACTTACCCAAAATATAATTCATACTTTTAAATTTTATCATACCGAAGTAGAAAATTTAGAACACCTTCAACATGAAATTATAGTTTTTCTTTTATCTAAAATTCATTTATTCAACCCAGAGAATGGAGCTAAAGCATATTCATATTTTGGTACCATAGTTAAACGTTGGTGTATTTTATATAATGAAAAAACTTATAAATCAAAAGTTAAAAAAACCTCAATTGATGAACTATCCAAAGATGATAGTTACTCTTACACTTTAGAATTATCATCCCCAGATGATAAATTATCATATTTTATAGATCAATATGTTGATTATGTAACAGAAAATATTTATTTAATTTTTCCAAAAGAAGCAGATGCTAAAATAGCAGATGCAGTATTAGAATTATTTAGAAAAAGAGACCAAATAGATATTTTCAATAAAAAAGCACTTTATATCTATATCCATGAAATGATCCCTAATGCTAAAACCCCTAAAATAACCAAAATAGCAAATTCATTATACGATATATTTAAAAAGAACTATGTGTTCTATTTAGATCAAGGATATATAGATTTTCAATCCTTGTAATTTTTCATATTTATTCCCAAAAAACTAATATGAGTAATTTAGAAGAAAATATTTGGGGTAAGAAAAAATTCTCCGATTTGTTAAAGGAGATATATGAAAACTCTAAGAAAAAAGAAGCCCAAATCAATGCTTTAATAGGTGAATTAAAACCTTTAATCAATGACATAGGTGATGCTACTTTAATAGTTCCTTTAATTAAGGAATACATGGAATTAGGTATCAAAAATGATGAACAACTTATTAAAATGGCTACTATCGCTCAACGAGCAATTGCTACTGGAAAATCAAGTGAAGAAGGATTTGGTATGACTGAAGAAGAAAAAGCTCAATTGTTAAATGAAGTTAAAAAATTTAATTCAAAAGACTAATGTCGCATAAATTTGGATTTCCTGCAATGACTAATAGGGCTTTAGGGAATAAACCTAATACCCCCTCATCTCCTTCTAAAGGTGGGAAAATATTAGTTAGAATTATAGATATAATTTTAGATGAAAATCATCCCAATTTTAATTCTAATGCAGGTCTTAACCAAATAGGACAAATCACAGCAGAAACAGTCTCAATTAATTCCTCAGTTAGACCTAGAATTTACACAGCAACTCCTGCGTTTCCTGATAAAAAGAATTTACCATTAATAAACGAATATGTTTATGTATACCAAATTGTAAGCCCTAATTCTATAGGTGGTTCATGGGTATATGATCCACAACCTATATCATTGTATGGAATATTATCACCAAACGCAAACCCATATCCTTCATCCATATCTGATCTTAATCCATCATCACAAAAATTAGATTATACTCAAGTTGAATTAGGAGCATCTAATATAACAGATAATCAATTAGTTGAACTTGATTTAAATTCTAAAACCAACCCAAGTCAAAATACATTTGTAGAAAAAGGAAATATTCATCCCTTAATGCCTTTTGCAGGGGATATAATTTATGAAGGAAGATGGGGGAATAGTATCCGATTAGGTTCTACAGCAAAATCAAAAAGTAAGTATGTTAATAATTGGTCAATTGCTGGAGAAAATGGGGATCCTATTACTATTTTAAGAAATGGGCAAAATCCAAATTCTGGGGATTTTGGTGCTGAACCTATTACTGAAAATATAAGTAAAGATTTATCCTCAATATATTTAACTTCTACTCAAAAAATTCCATTTAGTTTAGCAAATGAGAATTTCATTTCTTATACAAAACCACCTATAACCCCAGCTTCATTTACATCTCCACAAATAATTTTAAATTCAGATAGAGTAATTCTAAATGCTAAAACTGATAATGTTTTAATTAGTGGACAAAAATCAATTGGTTTATCTTCAAATGAAAGTATAAATTTAGAATCTGATAAAGTTTATATAGGGTCTAATGATATTAGATTAGGAGATAAAAATGCTACCCAACCTGTTTTAAAAGGAGATGACACTGTAACTCTACTTAAACAAGTAATTACTGAACTTTTAAACATTTCAACAGCACTTAAAACTATTCAAATATTCCCTGGAGGAGCACCTTCCCCAGACCCTATTATAGGCCCAACAGCTAACATAGCAGCCACTAATTTGAATACTATTCTACAACAAATAGATAAAATTAAATCTAATTTTGTAAAAACTAGTTAAAAAATGATATCCCATTCTACAGGAACTATAGTTAACATTTATTTAAACTCACCATTAGTTGGGGCTGTGGTAAGAGTTAATACATTTACTACTACTACTGATAAAAATGGAAATTTTAAAATCCCAATCTCTGAAATCCCAGAATATTCTCCTTCAATTTCTCCAAACCAAATTTCAATTTCAATACCAAACTACCAGGCTTTAAATATAACCCCCTATAAAGGAGACGGAAGTGTAAAAGAAGATATAGGGGTAATAGGATTAACCCCTTTATTAGATAGTTTAGATGATGAAAAAATATCTTCATCCCAATTAAAAATTGAACAAATTGAAGAAATATCTTTATCAAAAAAAGACTTTAAATATTTTGCTCAAAAGAAATTAATTGATTTAGTTAATAATGTAAAATCAACTTTAATACCTTTAATATTAACTTTAATATCTAGGTTTGGGATATCTCAAGTAGAAAAACTTATCCAACAGAAAAAGAATAATATTAATGATATCAAAGATCAAATAATATGTCCTACCCCACAAGAATTATCTAAAATAATATCTAGAAAAAATAAAACAGTAAAACAATTAAACAATGCTATTAAAACAATAGATAAAACAACTAAAGCTTTAGGCATTACTGGAGGAGTTATAACTTCATTAGAAATAGCATTTAATATTTTAAAAAATCTTCCTATACCTTCTGCTGTTCCTCCCGGAGTAGGTCTTCCCCTTAATGTTATTTTAGGAGTCCAAGATGGAAAAGATAAAATTGGAAAAATTATAACCTCACTTAAAACAGTTAATGCTGGGTTATTAGTTATATTAGTACTTTTAAGGCAAGTTTTAACTCAAGCAGTCCAATATTTAAATTTACTTGATACCCTTATTCAACATTGTGCACCTGACTCTTATCAAGAACAAATCTCAACAGAATTAATAGCTTTAACCACTCAACAATCAAACCAAGAATCCCCAGTAGTTACAAATGTAAATGGATTTGAAATGGGAGTTGAAACAGAAACTACAACAAATCCTTTAAAACGTAGAAGAGCAATAGCTAGAAATAAAAGTGGTGTAGTTATGTTAAAAGGAGAATGGTCTTTTAGCTCAATTGATCAGATATTAATAGATGAACTTGTATTTTATATACAACAAAACAATTTAAAAGCAGATTAACCCTATATTTATAACCATATGAAAACCGACGGATTAAAAAAAATAATTAAAGAAGCTGTACGAGAAGCAATTCAAGAAGAATTAAAAGATATTTTACTTGAAGCTGTTCGTTCACCAAAACAAATAGTTAGAGAATCTATTCAACCTGTAGGAACCCCAAAATCATCATTTACTCAACCAACTGTGGATTTAAGACAAAAATATAAAGATGTACTAGGAGAAACAGCTTTAAGTTTCACCTCAAACGATATTCAACCAGCTTTTAGACCTCAATCAAGTGACCCAGTAAATGGTAATTTAGGTACCGGTGAGCTAGGAATGGATCAGATTATGGGACTTTTAAATAGTAAATAATGGCGTTTAACCCACAACAAATATATCCTATTGATTTAGATAATAGCGCTGCTGTTGGGGTAAACTTACCTTTAAATGGTCCTGCTGTTTTTATATCAAATTTTCAAACAAAGGATGCTATAAAAAATAATTTAATAAATTTTTTCTTAACTAACCCTGGAGAAAGACCATTAAATCCAACATTCGGGGGTGGATTAAGAACATTTATTTTTGAACAAATTACTACAGACAATTTAAATTTTCTTAGAGAAGACATAAATAGTAAACTTGCCATATATTTTCCCAATATAAATATAGAAGATCTTATAGTAGCAGGACAAGAAGATTTAAATCAAATTACTGTAACTTTAAAATATTCAGTAATTAATACTAACATAACAGATACTTTAGAAATCCAACTTTAAAATGGCTAATACAAATAGAGATATAAAATATATTAATCGTGATTTTTCTGATTTTAGACAACGATTAATAGAATATTCTAAAACATATTTTCCTAACACATATAACGATTTTTCCCCTGCATCACCTGGTATGATGTTTATAGAACAATCAGCATATGTTGGAGATGTTTTAAGCTTCTATTTAGATAACCAATTACAAGAAACCTTTACTCAATATGCTCAACAAACAAATAATATTTATGAATTAGCTTACATGTTTGGGTATAAACCAAAAGTTTCCACAGCAGCCCAAGTCACTTTAGATTTTTACCAACAATTACCAGCTAAAACAATAAGTGGAGAAGTAGTACCTGATTTTGATTATGCTTTAACAATTGGGGAAAATACAACTATAACTTCCCAAACAGGTGCTTCTTTTATCATACAAGATAAAATTGATTTTTCAGTTTCTAGTTCCCAAGACCCTACAGAAATTTCAGTCTACCAAATTTCAGGAAATACACCTCAATATTTTCTTTTAAAGAAAAGTAGAAATACAATCTCTTCTACTATTAACACAACTTCATTTAATTTCACTGATCCTATTCCTTTCCAAACAATAAACATTACAGCGAATAATTTTATCAAAATTTTAGATATTATAGATTCTGATGGAAATATATGGTATGAAGTAGATAATTTAGGACAAGAAATGGTTTTAGATAGTATAAAAAATACTAATATAAATGATCCTAATGCAGGTACAGATGCTCCATATTTATTAAGACTTAAAAAAGCCCAACGTAGATTTGCTTCTCGTATATTATCAAATTCAACCATCCAACTCCAATTTGGAGCCGGCTCTCCAAATAATATTGATGAGGAAATAGTACCAAATGCTAATAATGTTGGAATTGGGTTACCTTTCATACAAGACAAACTAACAACAGCATACTCCCCAGTAAATTTTTTATTTACTGGAACTTATGGTATATCCCCATCAAATACAACATTAAATGTTAGATATTTAACAGGTGGGGGAGTTTCATCTAATGTAAATTCAAATACTTTAACAACAGTATCTCCAACTAATGTCAAATTTAATAATACTAATTTAAACCCAACAATTGCTAATTATATATTTAATTCATTATCCTCAAATAACCCATTAGCTGCCTCAGGAGGTAAAGGAGGAGATACTTTAGAGGAAATCCGTCAAAATTCTTTAGCCCTTATAGCATCCCAAAAACGTTCAGTTACAGCAGATGATTATTTAATTAGAGCATTAAGTATGCCTTCACAATATGGGGCTGTATCTAAAGCATATATTGAACAACCAAAATTAACAGATAATCAAGTTTCTACTATTGAAACTTTAAATTTATATATTTTAACCCAAAATTCTAGTGGTCAACTAGATTATGCTGGTGATGCTTTAAAAAATAATTTAAGAACATATCTTTCCCAATATAGAATGATAGGGGATAATATTGAAATTAGGGATGCATTTATTATTAATATAGGTGTAAATTTTGAAATCACAGTATTACCAAATTACAATAACAGTGAAGTTTTATTAGCTTGTATTTCTACTTTACAAAACTATTTTGATACAAATAAATGGCAATTAAACCAACCTATATTATTAAAAGACTTATATATTTTACTAGACAAAACCCCAGGAATTCAAACAGTAAAAAATGTTTCTATAACAAATAAAGCAGGAACCTCCTCAGGATACTCCCAATATACCTATGATATAGCAGGTGCAACTCAAAATCAAGTAATTTATCCTTCACTAGACCCTAGTATTTTTGAAGTAAGATACCCAAATTCTGATATAAAAGGTAAAGTAGTTCCTTTATAATTGCATATTTATAATAAAACATTATAAATGGCTGTTTATAAAATTTTCCCCTTACAGGATACTACTTTATATTCTAATCATCCTGTAATGAACACAGGACTAGATGCAATATGTGAAATATTTAATATTTTAGGTATTGATGGTAATCCTGGAGTAGCAAGATATTTAACCCAATTTGACCAGGAAGAAATCAATGATGTTATAGATAATAAAATTAATGGGGCTGAATATAGCGTATATTTAAGAAATTTTATTGCTACCGCTCAAGGAATAAATTCAACAACTGCTTTTGAAGTATACCCTATAGCTCAACAATGGAATAATGGAACAGGTCATTATTTAGATTCTCCCCAAATAACAGATGGAGCTTCTTGGAAATTTTCAAACTATTCAGGATCAGGTTTTTGGAGTTTAAGTGGTTCATATAATGGATATTCTTATACAGGTTCATATGACCCTTTTAATTCTGAACCTGGTGGAGGAAATTGGTTTAATGACCCATCTTTTCAAATTACCCAATCATATTCATTACGTGAAGTAAAAGACTTTGATTTAAACACCAGTAATATTGTTGATGCTTGGTACTCTTCTTCTATTCCTAACTATGGGTTTATAATTAAATTATCAAGCTCATTTGAATTTTCTCCTAGTCAATATGTACAGCCTATCTTAAAATATTATAGTGTTGATACAAACACAATTTACCCTCCAACACTTGAATTTAGATGGAATGATTATACCTCATCAATAACTCCTTCTTCCCCAATTATAGATACAATTGATGTTAAAATGTCTTTAGATGGAAATACTGGTGTTTTTTATCCTGACAGTGTAAACAGATTTTATATTAATGTAAGTCCTTTATACCCTACTAGAGTATATCAAACATCGTCATTGTATACTAATTTAAATTATTTACCAACTTCTTCATATTACGCTATAAAGGATTTGGATACTAATGAATTTGTTATTAACTTTGACGAAACATATACTAAAATAAGTTCTGATAGTAAAGGAAATTATTTTGATATTTACATGAGTGGCTTAGAACCTGAAAGATACTATAAAATTTTAATTAAAACTGTAATTAATGGTTCTACTTTAGTATTTGATGACAATTACTATTTTAAAGTTATTAATGAATGAATGAAAATATAAAATTTCAAAAGCAGGTATTTAATAAGGGGGATTATTCTAAAATAATAGATACTTCTTTTAAACAACTTGGTGTTCAAACAATTCAACAACAAATTGAAGAACAACCAACTGTTGAAGATTTTTTTAATATGTACAATGATTTATTTTACGATATACCTGAAACAGGAGAAATAAATTCACATGAATTTCTAATCAAAAAAAGTAGTGAATATATTAATTTTGACCCAAACCAGGAAGAAATAGAAGCATTACAAGCTGAAATAGCTCAATTAAGAACAGATTTACTTGATTCACAAAAACAAGTAATAGAATTACAAACAGGAACAACATTAGCTAACCCACAATAATGGCAGCAGAAATTATTCAAATTGATACCCAAACCTTTACTTCACAAACATATGAAGGACAAGATACAAACTTGATCCCTACATTTGAAGTTCCTACTAATCTTTCAGAAAATAGTTATATTGAATATTTTACATATGACAATAATCAAAATATACTAACTTCTGACTACAATTTTACCCAATATACAATTCAAAATGATGGTCAATCCGCTGGTAATGAAGGAAATATATCTCAAATAATAGTAGATCCTGAACAAGTTTTAGTAAATAATGGATTTGATCAAGGAGAATATATTACATATTTTAATTTTTTCAACAAACAAGTAGGTTCTAATCTAGAACAACTTTATATCTCAGAAATATCTTCTGATAGAACAGAAATTCGTTTAGATAGTACTGTTCTTTCCAATCCTGATATTGTAGAGCAAACTACAAAATTCATTAGTGAACGAGAAAACAGTGAGTATTTTTTAGATTTTTATTTAAACTTTGGTGACAACCAACTTATCATATCAAATAATGTTGTTTTAGATAATCAAGACCCAACTAATCCAACAGTATTAATTAAACTATATGAACCATTACCTGAAGAATTTGATATAAATTCTACATTATGGGTAGTATCTCTTGTTGAAGAACCGAGAGCATATCAAGTTACTTTTGAGGAAGAACCTATTATTTTTGTAGATACCGTTAATATTAGTGGACCTAATTTTAATTTAGATATAAAAGATCAAGTAAATAATTCAACTTTAGAATTATCATATATTGATTTAATTACTACATCTTTAACAAGTTCTCAAAACCAATTAAATAGTTTATTAGAGGAAAAAGAAATAGATATAAACGTAGACTATACAGATTTTTCTAATTTTGTACATTTTAGTTCAGCACAAACACGTTTAGAGAATTTTTACTATAAAACCCAATTAATAGAACAATACTCTTCATCTATTGCTGTATTAAATAATACTGTTAATTCCCCATTAAATGTTAGTAGTAGTGCTGCTGTATATGAAAGTAAAATAAGTGAAATCATAACCAATTTTGATGGTTATGAATATTTCTTATACTATGAAAATAACCCATATACTTGGCCTAAAACTAATAATCAAAAACCATATACTTTAGAAAAATCAGATAGTACAATTGTTTTATCTTGGATTGGAAGCACAAATGAATATAGTCCATATTATGGAGGTTTAATTTTATCTGCCTCGTTATACGATAATAACAATAAAGATAACCTTTTATTTACAATCCCTGAATATCTAAGAGACGATCCTGAAAACAACCAATATGAATTATTTGTTCAAATGGTTGCTCAACATTATGATAATATTTGGATATATTATAAAGAGGTAACCCAAAAATATAATGCTGATAACCGTTTAGAATACGGTATTTCAAAAGATATAGTAGCGGATGCTATTCGTGATTTTGGAGTTAAATTATACCAAAACAATTTTTCAAATGATGATTTATACACCGCATTCTTAGGTATCACACCAGAAGGTGGTTTATTCCCTTTCCCAAATATAACAGGATCTTTACCTACCCCTCCAGGATTTGAATACATAAACACTTTAATTTCAGCATCAAACGATTATATGCCGTTAGATGATGTAAATAAATCGTTATATAAACGCATTTACCATAATTTACCATACCTGCTTAAATCAAAAGGTACTTTACCTGGTTTACGTGCTTTAATTACTTCATACGGTATTCCTGATACTATTTTAAGAATTAATGAATTTGGAGGGAAAGATAAAATAAACGTAAACGATTGGGATTCATGGCAAAATGAATTTAACTATGCATTTAATACTTCAGGAAGTAATTTTATATCTTCATCATGGGAGTTAAATCCTACTTGGAATGCTCCAAATAATGTTCCTTCAACATTGATGTTTAGATTTAAAACAGATGGTCTTCCTTCAAACAATATTCTATACTCTCAAAGTTTATGGTATGGTGATGGAGGAAGTGCTTTAGTATTAAAATACACAGGGTCAGCATATGTAAGTGAATCATATTCTGGTTCAATAATTGACCCGTATTACCAATATGCTAATGTAATATTTTACCCTGATGTAAATAATTCTACCCAAACAGCAAGTGTTTATTTACCATTTTATAATGGTGGATGGTGGTCTGTAATGGTTACTAAAAATTCAAATACTTATACATTACATTCACAAAATAAAATATATGAGGGAGGGGATAATGGAACTCTTTTAGGTTTTAAAGCATCTAGTTCTATAACATATGCTTCTAGTGCTTGGACTAATACTTCTACAAGTTATTTCCCTGTTAGTTTCTCTATTTCAGGTACCATAGGATATGATATATCAGCATATGATGTTGGAGTATATGATGAGGTAGGAAATTTAGCAGGATCATTTATACCATTTGTTGGAGCTTACCAAGAAATTAGATATTATACAGTCCCAATAAGTGAAAGTGTATTCATAGACTATACAATGAACCCACATTCAGTTGAGGGAAATTCATTAAATAGCTCTCCAGATGAATTAGCTTTTAGAGCCTCAATTGGAGGAGAACAATACACAGCTTCAATTTCTATACATCCTAAAGTAACTGGATCTTGGCAAACAACTCATTCATTTGCCTCTGATAGTAATTTTTACTATGATACTTCACCTAATTTTATACCAAATGTTGAATATACTTTTGCTGATCAACCTATAGCAGGTATTAAAAATATTGTAAATGATAAAATTAGAGTAGAAAATAATGTATTACCTGAGGGAGATACTTTATCTCAATATAGATCACTTTCTCAACAAGCTAATATATCCCAAAGTTATACCCCAAGTATTAACTATTTAGAGGTAGCATTTTCACCACAAAATGAAATTAATGAAGATATAGTTGATCAACTTGGATATTTTAACATAGGAGAATTTATTGGAGACCCTAGATTAAGATCATCATCAGCTGAGTCATACCCTGCGTTAGATCAATTAAGGAATGAGTATTTCACCAAATACGTCAAAAATTATAACTTAAAAGATTTTATACGTTTAATTAAGTTTTTTGACAACTCATTATTTAAAATGATTAGAGATTTTGTACCCGCACGTACAAGTCTTGCCTCTGGTATTGTTATCAAACAACATTTACTTGAAAGAAACAAATACCCACAACCTCAAATGTCTTGGGAAAACTTAGATATTTCTGGAACTTTAAAACCAACATGGAATGGGTATGAACCTGGAACAGTAGAAAATTTTGAAGGTGGAACAGGAGGTTCTTTTGAACCATTTAATCTAGCAACTAATGTATCTCAAAGTTGGTATGAAACTATTCAAACCCTTTCAGGCTCAGTAAATATATTACACAATTCACAAGATGAGTTTTATAATGGAGAATTTAGTGGCTCAACTATTTTAATTTCTGATGGGATTGTAAATGAAGCTTATCCTATAGAAAATAAAGCATTTGATTACAAACAAATATACTATTATGGGACTTCATCTAAAGAAAGTTCTGTATTTGAAGATAATTTTTTAAACCCTAATACCTCCCCAGAGGATGGAGAAATATTGTTTTTTAGTCAAGTTAAAAGAGTAAAAGTTTCTTTAATTTTCATTAATGTTTATACTTTTAAATATTTAAAAATTGCTAAAACTGATTGTAATGGAAATAATAATGATGTTCCGTTAAGTCAAACAAAGAAAATTTTAGTTAATACTCCACTTTCAACAGGAACTTTTGTTATAGAATATGATGTTACACTTATAGGTGAAAGTGGTAATTATTACTTATATGAAATAAGTTCTGCTAAAAAACAAGGAATCTTTACACCTTATAGTCCTTTTGGTTTCCCAAACCAAGTATTAGATTATTACGTATCTGCTTCAAAAACCACCACAGACCCATTTTCCTCACAACCCATTAGAGTAACTAGTTGGCAATCTGAATCAGGAGATGTTCTTGGATATTTCAACCCAATTTCAGGAATATATAATTTACAAAATACCCCCAACACACCTCTTATAATTTCAGCATCATTTAATGTATCCCAATCAGGTGCAGGAAGTGCTGGTACATGTTCTATTTCATTTTTTGATAGTATTGCTAATAAAGTATCAACCAATTTAGCTTCAGTAACTTTCCCATCAACTTTTACTGGAACAAAAACAGTATCAACTACCTACTATGGAGTAGAAGGAGAAAATATTTGTCTTTCAATTAAAGGAGGAACCAATGTTAAATTAACTGGTTCAAATTTACTTATCACCCAAAGTAGAGCAGTAAGTTCCTCAAATTGTGAAAGTTTAATTCTTGAACCTTACATTTCTCTTCCGAATTTTTATAATAGCGATGAAAATGCTTTAATTAATAGTGTTGATGGATTAAGAGATAGCTCTTATTATATGGATGTTGATTACACATCAGGTATAACAACCCCAGTTAATTTTAATCAATTAATAGATGGAAGTGCTACTAGAGCAAAAGTACAAGATTCGAATTATACAACTAAACGCCATATCCTTCCTAGATATGAAGGTTCAAGATCAACTTCCCAATTTTTAAACAAATGGTCCTTTAATGATGTTGGTACTTTTGGTAAATTACCAACAATTGAAAATGTAAGTTCATTTGTTGCTTATGCTCCTAGTATTGGAGGATGGCCTCCTGAACGTATGAATGCATCTGCTATATTTATAAAATATTTAATTGACCAAAACGGAGATGTTTTAATCCCCAATACATCTGAAAATTCACTATCAATTACTCAACAAAATTTTAGATCAGGAGATAAAGTAAGAATCACAGTTCCATCTCAAGGAAGTGGAGAAGTATCTAATTTAAGAACAATAATTAGAGGGGGTACTCGTATTGAACCTATTTTATATACTCAATTTGGAAGTACTCCAAATGCACAATGGAATACAACAATAAATTTTGAAGATATTATTCCTTCTGATGCTGGAGTTGTAGGAAACTACACAGCCTTATTTAAAAAAACCAATATCCAATTCCCCATCCCTCAGAATGGTACAACTTTAATTATTTTTCAACAATCAATTTATGGAAATTCCTATTATAATACTAATGGGTATCAAATACCTTCTTCAGCTATTATTGATGGAGTTAATTTAATATTTGAAGCCCAAGTTAAAATAGATGGTGATTTTATTGGTTTTGGTACTTACGTTGTTCAAATATTTAATTCTACTACAGGAAAGGTATTAGGTGAAGTTTCCAATAAAAATAATCCTGCTTATTCATCTCCAAATTTTAACGGAATTTTTTATGTATCTGCAACTTTAAATAACTCCCAACTTCAAACTAATGATATTATAAAAGTTCAACTTAAAACTAGTACTGTTAATCCTTTAACTTTAATCCAAAGTAATTCCACCTCCTTTAAAATCACTCAATACCCAGCCTATACAACCCCAATAACATCTTCAGGGGTTAATTCAATTTGGGGATATGCAGATACAACAAATTATCCATATGTTATAACATCTTCTAATTCAACTTTAGTTGAGTTATATGACTCAAATGTTAAACAATCCAATATATCAGGATCAGGATTTAATCCTATATCTTTACCTTGGTCTATAAAATATGGGGATGAATTTAGATTTGAGGGAAGAGAAGACTTTACATTTATTGTAGGACAAGTATTCAACCCTGCTGAAAGTGGCTCAGGACGTTTATTTGAAACAGGATCTATTGAAGTCCATTTTAGTACTAATCTCCCAGTAAGTGCTAGTTCCTCGATATTTAATTTAGACCATTTTTTAATTAGAAGATATGTTGATGATGCTTCACAAATTTTAATTGAAGGATTCAAACCAGTAAACACAAATGGACCATACATTATAACCCCAGAATATGTAACTGATTCATTAAACAAAAACGCTGATACATTTATTACGGATCTTACCGAAAGAGGTTTGCTCTAGCAATATTTATTAGTATAATACATTTATATAATATAAAACAATGGGATATTTAAACAATACAGTCGTTACAATTGACGCTATACTAACAACAAAAGGTAGAGAACTTTTAGCTAAAAATGATGGTTCTTTTAGAATTACACAATTTTCATTAGCAGATGACGAGATAGATTATACCTTATATAATCCAAACCACCCATCAGGTTCTTCATTTTATGGAGAAGCAATTGAGAACATGCCTTTACTTGAGGCATTTCCTCTTGAAACTCAAATCATGAAATACAAGTTAGCTACTTTACCTCGTGGAACCGCTAAACTACCTGTACTTGATTTAGGTTATTCTGCTATTACTTTAGTTCAAGGAGCTTCACTTGCAATTACTCCACAAACATTGAATTATTTAGGAAATAACCAAACATATGAAACAAGTGGATATTCAGCTACAATTTCAGATGTTAGATTAATGAGCACATTTACTGGAATAGGAATCAACACACCATCAGCTCAATCAGCTAATACTCAAACAACTACATTAGGTACTAATGTTTCTACAACAGTAATAGGTTCTCAAATCAACTTAAGAGCAACCACAGTAAATACATTATTTGGAACAAACACTCAACTTTCAGCTACATTAACTGTTGTAGGTTTAGACAGTGGAGCTAGATTAACTATTCCTATTACAATCAACAAAACCCAATAAAATAATAAACAATGTCATTTAAAAGATTTGATCCCGAAGACTTTTTAGTAAGCAGTGATTCAATTACCTCTACATTATGGTCAAACGGAGTCCCAACATTATCAACATTTTTTACTAGTTCCCTTCAACAAGCTAGTTCTGCTGGAAATTATTATGCAAGTGTTTATAATACTTCCTCAAACGAACAAGAAATTCAATTTGATATAGTATATTGTGATTCTCAAGGGAGTGGTAGTACATGGTTTAATCAAATTGTAGATTTTGCTTCCCCAACAAAAACAATGTATGGTCAATATCGTGCATTGATTTTAGAAGATGAGAATGCAAATTTCATATTTGGGAAAGGAAATAACGTTATAACAGGCTCGTATTTTTGGGTATTATCTATAGAACGTGCACGATATAAACAATCATTGTTTCCTGGGTCTTTAAATTTAACTCTTTTGGGCCCAAACAGTGAGATCATTAATTTAACAGATGACTCCCAAGACAACCCAGTAAATACATTTATTGGATCCTCTCGTGTTTACCAATTAATTTCAGGATCAAATGGAACAGCAGGATCTTTACTAAACAGTGGATATGTACCCGGATCAGGATCATATGGTTTAGTATTCCCTGATTTAGGAACTATTATATTAAACCCATTTGCATTATCTCAATCACTTGAACTTTTTCCAAGCCGCTCAAACAATTCAGATGGAGGAAATAATGGAAGATTATTTACAGCTATTAGTGGAGGAGCTTCATTTGCTTTAAACTCAGAAGAAACAATCACCTCAGATTATGTATTTGTTAGAGCAAGAAACAGTGAATTTAACTACTCAGAAAATCCTTCATTTATTTCTGGTTCTACTGGTGAGGTAATTTACGATAATTTTATAAATGCCCCTCAAACATACATCACAACTGTGGGAATGTATAATGATTCAAATGAACTCTTAGCAGTAGCTAAATTATCTAGACCATTATTGAAAGATTTTACAAAAGAAGCATTGATTAGAGTAAAACTTGATTTTTAAGAATGAATGAGCGTCTACAAACCATTCATAACTTCTGACGTTATTGTCTCACCTTTTAAGGTAAATAAATCATTTACTTTTAAGGGAAATGAACTTACTGGCTCAAACGTAGAAATTGATAGATATATTGGAAGAAATATTACCTCATCTTTATGGGTTTCTGGTTCATACCCTACAGGACATATTACTACTCAAGATGAAATTCTAGTATACCGTTCCATAAAAGAACTATACTATTCCAACTACTTAACAAACCCATCAGGTTCCCCAGCAGGCACTGCCTCATTTAATACAGATGGAACAATTACAGGACCAGCTTATACTACAAATTACTACAATTATCTTTCAACTACATTACCAACTTATAGATATATTCCTACAGAATCAAACGCTGCTATAGGTGTAATATCTATCCCCTCAAATTTATTTGGAGAATACCTTAACCCAGGTACAGTTAGTATTTCAAACGGAAATATCACCATTACAGATGATGGTTTAGGAAATATGATTTCCGGTTCCTTAAAATTTGGAGATGTAATTTATGAGCATGGGATTATTACTATAACTAGCACTGGAGTTACTGGTGTTGATGATGGGTATGGTTATATAACTTATGGTTCGGGTTTATATGGTGGTGCTACTTTTAATTTTATAAACGGTTTTATAAATGGGAATAACGTAACATGTTCTTTCCAAAGCACAACCACAATATATGAAACCCAATACAAATGCACTATCAGACAAAATGAATTTAATTTTTCACAAAACCCAACAATTTTAGGTTTACTTGATCAAGGATACGACATAGATTACTATAATGAAGTATTAACCTATGAAGATGATGCTATATATGATGGGTATGATTCACCAACATCAACAACCGATATTTATCCTTGGGCAACAGGTTCATATTTTACACCTTATATCACAACAGTAGGATTGTACAATAACAACAAAGAACTTTTAGCAGTAGCTAAACTTGCTCAACCTTTACCAATCTCATCAGTTACCGATACTAACATAATAATCAATTTAGATTTATAATATTTATAACATATGGCAAATACACTTACTCAAGTAGGAATTGAAACAGGAAATGCAGTTGAGGCATATCATGTTACTCAATCAATTGATGCTTTTACTGGAGCAATAGCATATGATATTACTCTTTCAGGCTCATTTAATATGACGGGCCCCATTAATGGACAATCAGGATTAATTAACCCATTAACCGCCTCTTATGCCATATCATCATCGCGTGCTATATCGGCTTCATTTGTAACCAGTGCTTCATATGCTTTAAGTTCTTCACGTGCTATATCGGCTTCATTTGTAACTAGTGCTTCATATGCTTTAAGTTCATCTTACGCGGTAACAGCTTCTCATGTACCGAACACATTTGTACAGAATGGAAATAGTTTTGGTACAACCGCAACACTTGGAACCAATGATACTCAACCTTTAATATTTGAAACAAATAATACTCAAAGAATTTACATATCTAGCTCAGGTAACATTGGAATCAACACTATTTTACCTACAGCTCGTCTCTTTATTTCAGAATCTACTAGCCAAATTGCATTGAGAATTTCCCAAGCAGGTACAGGTAATGCATTGCAAATAGAAGACGCTGCATCAGATACTTCTCCATTTATAGTAGACCAAAATGGTAATGCTGCTATAGGAAAAACTTCAGTTGATTCTTATGGTACAAATCCTTACAAACTACAAGTTAGTGGAAGTACAAATCTTTCCTCACCCCAATCTTTTACAACTAGTCAACCTCCAGTATTATCTATTACTAATCTTTTTGATGGTTTTAATAGAATGATTGAATATGCTACTAGAATCTCTGGTTCTGCAACATATGTTAAAAGAATAATATCTAATGGTGGGTATCATGCAAATAATCCTGTATTTCATAACTATGCTTGTGATATAATTGGTGAATCTAATAATCCTACTAGCGGATTAAACAATAATATAGATTATACTCTAGGTTGGAGATGGGGAACATTCAACTCGAGTAATTATCAGATATACATGCAGCTAAATTCTAGTGGATCTAAAGCTGGAAATTTAGGTTTAGGCTTAGGATCTTTTGGTGATCCTAATTATTTAATTCATTTAGGAGCAGATTCTGCAGGTAAACCAGGTGGAGGAAGCTGGACAGATAGTTCAGATGAACGACTTAAAGAAAACATTGAATTAGCAGATTTAGATATATGCTATAATGTTGTTAAAAATTTACCACTTAAAAGATATCGTTGGAAAAATAATTCATACACAGATGAACAGATAGTAGATAGAAATGTTGTTGGGTGGATAGCACAAGATGTTGCAGATGTCTTTCCAAAAGCTGTTAATTTAAAACCATTTACTCAAGTAGATGGAACAGTTTTAGAGGATTGTCTATCTCTTAACGAAACAATGATCAACAGAACGTTATATGGTGCTGTACAAAAACTTATACAAGAAAATGAAACGTTAAAATCTGAAATAGAGGCAATTAAAACACACTTAGGTTTATAATTTACATTTTATGTCAAATTGGTTATACAAAAATAAAGAGATATCCTCAATAGAGGATATACCTCAAAACACATTCGGTTTCATATATATTACAACTCATACTCCAACCGGTAAAAAATACTTAGGTAAAAAATCTATTTACCATAACGTAAAGAAAAAACTTACCAAAAAGGAACTTGCCGAACAACCTGTAACTAGAGGTAGAAAATCTACTACCACTACAATCCAAAAAGAATCAGATTGGAAAACATATTATGGTTCAGAGGAATTTATCAAACAAAAAATAAAAGATAAAAAACAAGAAGAATTCACTCGAGAAATACTGTTTTTTGTTCCAAATAAAAAACTTTTAACCTACTACGAGTGTAAATACCAATTTGTTTATGGTGTATTAGAGTCTGATGAATGGCTTAATACTAATATCTTAGGTAAATTCTATTCAAAAGACTTTGTTGCTTAAGGTTTTTTTCTTATATTACCATATATGGTAAACGAACTGCTAGTTAATTTAGTAAATTCTGTTTTAGGGGTAGGAAAACGAACAGCAAGAGGAAATCAAGCATATACATGTCCTTTTTGCCATCATCATAAGCCAAAACTTGAAGTTAATTTTACTGAAAACAAAGAAGGAAATAATCCTTGGGCGTGTTGGACTTGTGGTAAAAAAGGCAAAACAGTTAAAAGTTTATTTAAACAAATTCAAGTTGATGCAAGTTATTTTCAAGAATTGAGTAAACTTGTAAAAAATGTTTCTATAGAAGACATAGGAGAAATAAAACAATCTTTACTTGAATTACCAAAAGAATTCAAAACCTTTATCAACAACAAAGATATTATAGCAAAACATGCTTTAGCATACCTTAAAAAACGAAACCTTACCAAACAAGATATTTTAAAATATAACATTGGTTATTGTGATTCAGGTCAATATAATAATATGGTAGTTATACCTTCATATGATAACAACGGTAAATTAAATTATTTTACCGCGAGATCATTTGAGAAAGATCCTTATGTCAAATACCGCAACCCCGAAACGTCTCGCGATATAATACCGTTTGAATTGTTTGTTAATTGGGATTTACCTATTATATTATGTGAGGGCCCATTTGATGCAATAGCAATTAAACGTAATGTTATACCGTTATTTGGTAAAAATATACAACCAACTTTAATGAAAAAGTTAGTAGAATCAAAAGTTCAAAAAATATACATTGCATTAGATACTGATGCTTTAAAACAAGCCCTTGGTTTTTGTGAACAGCTTTTAGACATTGGAAAAGAAGTTTATCTTGTAGAAATGCAAGGAAAAGATCCAAGTGAAATGGGTTTTGAAAACTTTACTAAACTTATACAAACAGTTTCTCCTTTAACACAATATAATTTAATGGAGAAAAAATTATATACCATATGATCATTAAAAAACAATACCAACGTATACTCCAAATTTCTGAAGATTCTAAACAAATCACACTCCCTGATTCACGTTATTATTTACGAAATGGAGAATATTACCCCTCAATTACTTATATTTTACAGTACTACCCTAAAGGGAAACATTTTGAAGATTGGTTAAAACAAGTAGGTAATAATGCTGATTATATTGTTAGAAAAGCAGCTGATGAAGGAACCCAAGTACATAATTTATGTGAATTATACTTAAAAAATGAAGAATTAAACTTCCTCTCCCCGTCAGGTGACCCTAAATATGATGTTAATATTTGGCAAATGTTTTTACGTTTTGTTGAATTTTGGGAGACTTTTAATCCTATACTTATAGAAACAGAAGTACTTTTATTTTCTGATGAATGGAAAGTAGCAGGTACTTGTGATTTAGTAGTTGAAATTGGAGGGAAGATATGGGTATTAGATATTAAAACATCTAATCATTTACATACTATATATGATTTTCAAACAGCAGTATATGGAAAATGTTATGAAGAATGTTTTAATAAAAAAATAGATCACCGTGGTATTTTATGGCTTAAATCAGCTAAAAGAGGAGCTAAAAAAGATAAAATGCAAGGAAAAGGATGGGAAATAGTTGAATCTGCTCGTACATACGAGGAAGATTTAAATTTATTTAAAACAGTAAAAACTATATTTGATTTAGAAAATCCTAACCATTCCCCGTCATTTACTGAATTTAGAACCACGGTTAAAAAAGAATCATAATATGTATAATCATGGTAAAATTATCTCAACTACTAAAAGAAATATATGCTGAACCTAATAAATTTAATTATCCCCCATTAATTAAATCTCTTACAGAATATATGTTGGGAAAAGGAATGAATATTCGTCCTTTACCTAAAGTAAAATTTGTTGATGATGATATTGAAAATTCCCAAAATTTCTTTGGAAAAACAGCATATTATAACCCGAATGAAAAATCAATAGTTTTATACACTTATGGGCGTCACCCAAAAGATATAATGCGTTCGTTTGCTCATGAAATGATTCACCATGAACAAAATTGTGAAGGGCGTTTAGGTAATACTCCTACTACTAATATCAATGAAGATGATTATCTATATGAATTAGAAAAAGAAGCTAATACATTAGGAACCATGATATTTAGAGAATGGACAGACAAAATAACAAATAATTAATATGTCAGATAACGTTTTAAAAAAACAATTCCAAAAAAACGACGTAGAACGCCTACGTAACCTTATTAAAGGTAAACACGGTGACCGAACCACAGTAGGAATTGGTTATAACGGAGAAATAATAGAAGACCATAAAGAAGGTGATATTTGGGAACAAGGAGGTAAAACTTGGACTATTCGAGATGGAATTAAAGAAAATATCACTAAACTAGATAAATTTAAAAAAGTAGCAGTTCCTTTATTTTGCCCTGATTGCAAACAAATTATGGATAAACAATTAGATCCACATTATTTTAAATCATATGGTCATTGTCTAGATTGTAGAACAAAATTTGAAACTCAACTTAAACTAGAAGGCAAATGGGAGGAATACACTAATTCTACATTCAATGCCGAAATAGATAAACAAATAGAAGAATATAAAGGTTATTTTGAATCACTCCTTTCAGAAGGAAACCAAGACTATGTTTCCGAAAATGGTGAAATTCAAAAATGGGTTGGTGGAATAGATAAAGAGCGTGCTCAAAACGCTTTAGATGAGATGGTTAAACACTTAAATTCTTTAAAAAAATAATGGAAACTTTTACAATGATAACAACTGTCTTAGTAGCACTAATTACAGCTGTTGTAGGACCTATAATTGTTAATTGGTTTAAAATTAAAATGGAAAAAAAAGATACCTCTACTCCAATGAGAGATGCTCTTGAAACCTCTACTTTAATTGACACCCAATTAGAACAAATAATGGATGAATTAGAAAGTGATCGTATTTGGATAGCCCAATTCCATAATGGAGGCTATTTTTACCCTACAGGCAGATCAATCCAAAAATTCTCCATATTTTATGAAAAATGTACCCCAGAAACACCTACCATCCAGAATACATTCCAAAACATTCCTGTATCTTTATTTCCTAGAGTATTATCCAAAATATACAAAGATAATGAATTATCAATTGAGGATGTAGATATAGAAGAAGATACATATGGTTTAGAATATATAACAACACAATTTGGTACTAAATCAATTTGTATGGTTGGTTTACATAGTTTAGATAATCATTTAATAGGTGTATTAGCTATTTCCTTTCAAAACCCACACCATATTACAAAAGATGAATGGATTTATATAAGACAAAAAGTAGGAGTTGTAGGAACACTACTTTCCGAATATTTATACACGACAACAAAAAAATAAAAATGGACAATTTTGACTTAAAAAAATTCTTAAAAGAAAGTAAAGCTCTAGAGAATTTAAACCCTATACTAAAAAAAGAAAACCTTAGTGAAGGTAACATGCGTGGTAAAATCCGCGAAATGATTTTAGCTGAATTGGGAAACCCAGATGACTATGATTATGATCCAAATGATGATTACGGGGATGATGAATCTAGTTATTTTCCTCATATGCAAGGTTTAGAAGATGAACCTGAAAGTGAATTAGAGGAAGCTAAAAAGAAAAAAGACGAAGAAGTAGAAGATGTTGAAACAACTGATACTGAAACAACTGATACAACTGAAGAAATGCCTGCTGAGGAAGCGCCTGCTGAAGATGCACCTGCTGATGGAGGTGGTTTAGAAGATGTAGCTGCAAACATGGAAGGTACTGAAGGTGAATTAATGGACCATTTAATGAGTGCATTTAAAATTGCTAAAGGTATGAACAATGAAAAACTTGAAACACAAGTTGGAAACACACTTAAATTTTTCGTTAGCGAATATATTGGTGGAGGAGAATAGTAATTAATTAAATCTATATAAAATAAAATCTATGAACACAACAGAAATTTTAGAAGCAATCAAAGTTGCTGTAGCTGATTTAGAGGCAAACCATGCTAAATCTTCAAAAGCAGCTCGTGGTAGAGCACGTAGTGCAGCTAACACAATTAAAAAACTAGCAGCTGAATTTAAAAAGACTTCAACTGCAGAAGACAAAGAAGCATAAAATGCAAAAAAAAAGAACCGAAAATTCAATTGAAAAATCCAACGGAACTTCCGTTGGATCTTTTGGTTCTTTAACTGAAGGATTTATCCCAACACCTGAACAATCAAAGGAAATAGTAGATAAATTCAAATCCATTATCAACACTCGTTTAGATAAACTATATGATACTAGAGGAGCAGATGGAGAATTATACGCTTATGGCATTGCTGTTAATCAAGTAAAGAAAAAAGCAGAATCGGGTGCTGAAACACCTGAAGAAACACCAACAGAAGAACCAATGGATAAAGAAACTAAATTAAAAGAAATGATTCAAGCGGCTTTATCTAAGCCTTTAAATGAAAAGAAAAAATCTTTCCCTGATTTGACAGGTGATGGTAAAGTAACTCAAGCTGATATTTTAAAAGCACGAGGGGTTGAATTAGAGGAAGACCTTGATTTAGGTCACCAAGATGATGAACCACACATGCTTAAATCTGATTTATATGATATTGGGAAATATGCTATAGAACTTTATAAAATAGTTGATCAATTTGAAGGTGAACAAGAAGTTGATTTCCCACACTGGTGGCAAGCAAAAATTGTTAAAGCCAAAGAACTTATATCTTCAGCAAAACATTATCTTGAATTTGAGATAAAAGAACCTCAAATCGATGCTATGGTAGATGTAGTTTCTGAAGAAGATGTAATTGATGAAAAATTAAAACCTTCTATGGGTGCAGGAGCATATGTTAAAGATTTTGAAAAATCTGAAGCACCTCAATTTAAAGGTAAATCTGAAAAGAAAAAACAAAAAATGGCGGTAGCTGCTTATCTGTCTGCTAAAGATAAAACTAAGAAAAAAATAAAAGAAGCTATTTTAGCTAAATTTAAAAATAAACAATGACCCGCAACCAACTAAAAGATAGAATTAGAAACCTAGTAAAACAATCATATTCCCAACAAACTATTACCCCAGAGGAAGCTGTTCAATATGATGAGTTAACTAAATTTCCTGAACTGAAAAAAGTTATAGTTGATTTATTGACAAACGAATATGATAATTTTTTGGAATCTATTGATTGGGTTGCTCCACGTCCTACTACATTTAGAATTAACTTAAAAAACGGACAAGAATTTTATCTAATTTATGGTAAACGCAGTTGGATTGCCCAAATAGAAGGCAAAAAATATTATCTAAAAAACCTCCCAGAAGAACAACGTGCGGCAGAATCTATAGCTCAAATTTTGAGATATGGAACCCCTGAGAAAAAATCTGAAGAAGAATTTGAACCAGAAGCTGGAGCAGAAACTCCACCTGCTGAAGAAACACCACCAGCTGAAGAAACACCACCAACAGAAGCATAATGGATATTTTAGAAAAATTTTTAAATAGTATAGCTTACAAGTTTCCTAAAGGATATCCTGATATGAAGGATCCTAACGATGTTGAATTGCTTCATAAGTTATTAAATGAAGTAATTGATTTAGAAGAATTAAAAACCAAACCTCATTGGGATGAACGAATTAAGGAAAGAGGTACTATATTAGATATAATTAGTTTTCCTAAAGATTATCCTTTATCTAAACAAGAAGTTATTAAACAAATTGAAGATGAACTTAATAGGAGAGCTATCAATTTAGAAAAACTTAAAGAAGTTCCATTATCTCTTCCATATAAAATAGGATACAAATTATTCAAACCACTACTTAATTATAACGGGAAAAATATATCTCTTGATTTAAAAGTTGAATATACTGTTAAAGGTATTAAAAAAATAGGAATAGGGAACTCATTTGTGGCTGTAATAAATAATGATACATTAATTACTTTACTATTATTACCAAGTGATGATAATCCTACTATAGAATTATCTTTAGAAAAGCACGAAGAAAGAGAATATGGAAAACCTAAACCAATAAAAATAATTTCTTCAAGTAATTATGAATTTATCATTACTCCTAAACCAGAAAGCTCTCAATTAATTAAAATTACAGATCTACCATATAAAGTAAAAACTTCATATCGTCCTGGAACAACTTTTACTCATGACAAATATGGAACTGGAACTATTATAGCAGCAGCCTCCGCTGGGACTAGATCAGGTGAGCCTGATAGTAGAGGAATAGTCGATTGGGTTGAAGTAGATTTTGGTAAACCATATGTTTTAGGCGGGCAATTTAAAAAAACAAGAACTATAAAAGACGTATATACTTCAATTTCTCCTGACTTAGACTCCCCAGCAGCTGAATAAGTATTTGGTTTTATAAAAAACTTTTCTTATATTTAAATCAAACTTCAAAATAAATTATGGAAGAAAACTCAAAAGTTATATCATCAGAAATTACTAATCGTGTAATTACAGTAGAAGATCTTTTAAATATATATAATGTATCTTTAGATAAATGGGAAATTGAAAAACAAATCCTCAACACATGGGAAGTTGGTGCGAAAGGACCAGATAATAAAATTGTTACTACTCCTTTATTTCAAGTAAAAGTTTGGTTAAAAAATAAACAAACTGAAATATTAAAAAATATTCGAGAAGAATTTATTGAAGATATTAAAAAATTATCTCCTAAAGTTGAAAAAATAAACTATAAACAAAAAGTAGATAAATACCCATTATTATTAGAAATTAATATATTTGATTTACATTTAGGTAAAATAGCATGGTCTGAAGAAACTAACCATGATTATAATTTAGAAATAGCAAGTACTATATTTAACCAATGTATAAATGAATTTATTGAAGAAACATCTAATAAAAATATAGACCGTATAGTTTTCCCTGTAGGAAATGATTTTTTTAACTCAGACAGATCTCATCCTTTTAATAGTACAACTAAAGGCACACCACAAGAAGAAGACGCTAGATGGCAAAAAACATTTAGGTTAGGACGTCAATTATTAGTAGAAGCTATAAATAAACTTCAATATATTGCCCCTGTAGATGTGATTATGATTCCTGGTAATCATGATTTTGAAAGGAATTTTTATTTAGGTGATTCATTAGAAAGTTGGTTTTACAACAATGAAAATGTAACTGTAGATAATTCTGCAAATCCTAGAAAATATTATAAATACGGTGAAGTATTAATTGGTTATACGCATGGTAATGAAGAGAAAATAACTGATTTACCTTTAATTATGGCTAATGAAAAACCAACAGATTGGGCATTATCAACTTATAGAGAATTCCATTTAGGTCACTTACACCATAAAAAAGAAATTAAATTCAAATCCACAGAAGAATACCAAGGAGTAATCATTAGATATTTCAATTCATTATCAGGTTCCGACTCATGGCATCATAAAAAAGGATACGTTGGAGCTAAACGTTCTGCTGAAGCATTACTCTGGGATAAAACTAAAGGTTTAAAAAATAATATCTATTTTACTTTATGAAACCAGCAGATTTAGTTACACCTGAATTAATTCAATATTGTATTCAATTTAACACAATAGTGGTTTTAGGTTACACTAAAACAGGTAAACTTCCAATAGCTAAAAAAATTGCCCAAGAATTAGATCGTCCTTTATTTATTTCTGATGAGTATTTAGAATTAAAAGATCCATTAGATGCTTTTATGAGTGATGTTACTTGGCATCAAAGAAGAGGAAATCAAATAGTAATTGAAGGTACTTTATGTTTTAGATTATTAAGAAAAGGTTTAGAATTATCTAATTTTAATACTGATTTAATTATCAAAACTAAATGTAATGATGAAACAATAAAACATTTTTATAGAATAGATGGTGAGGAATCTAAAATTAAACGAGCTCTCTCATTTAATCAAGGTTTAAATAAAATATGGGATGAATATAGAGGAATATTACAAACTAAAACATATAATGAAATCCCTAAATTTATAGAATTAGAAACCACACTCCCTGAATATTCGTATTTCTCATAATATTTATTAACATATTATGATTAAATTAATTAATTTACTCAAAGAAATTACTGGGTTCTCAAATTGGAAAATACCTTCCTCGTCTCAACTTAAACAAGAGTTTAAGATAGAACAAGAAATGAAGGGTAATGAATTTTGGGAAGATGAAGAAGCTTTTTTAAATGCTGTTAAAAACGGTAAAATTGTAACTGTTACTCCTTCTGAAGATCAAGATATAGATTATAGAAGCGGAACCGAATCATATGAAGAACTTTTAGGTCTTATTAAATCATATCGATCATATCCTGAATTTAGAAATGAAAAAACATTGCAATCTATTTATGATGGATTTAAAAATAATTCTCCTATGGATTTACCGATAATTATAGAAGACGATAACGGGTATAGAAGAATTTTTTCTGGGAATACAAGAATGGATATAGCTTTTCAATTAGGTATAAACCCGAAAGTATTACTCATTAAAGGAGATTTATGATTAGATTAGTAGATTTATTAAAAGAAATAAACGAGGCCAAACAAGTAGGAGACATCTATCATTTTACTGATACTGATACTATAACCTCTATGATCAAAGATTATGGAGGCATAACCTTAGACCCTTCATTCTCTAGCTTTGCAGCAGATAAGTACTATTCCTTTACCAGAAACCCCAACTTAGGCACTCTTTCAGAAGAAAAACACCACGTTAGAATAAAACTTAATGGAGATAAAATGTCCAATAAATATAAATTTGAGCCATATGCTGATTTAGAAAGTGGTGAAGATTTATACTCTAAAAACGCTCCTAATTATGAATCTGAAGAACGAATTAATTCTAAAAAATATGGAGAAATAAATTTAACTCCATATATTGAAGAAATAACTATCATTAGTCCTGATAGTTTTAAAGAATATCTTGAAAGTTATCATTCTGGTACTAAATATTATGATGAAATATTAAATGATTATAATTTTGTTTTAGATTGGATTAAATCTAAAAATATACCTCTTAAATTCTCCCAAGCTAGATCCACATCCTCCATTAGGAGAGCAGCTGAATAATATTTATTAATATGGAACGTTTACGACAACTTATAAAAGAAGTACTTTCAACTCCACCTAAAAAAGATAGCTGTAATTGTGGTTGTCATGATTGTGATAATGTAGGTAATACTGGTGTAGTATTAAATGAAAGTTTAGTTAAAAAAGATATATTGTCGGAAAATCTGCGTTATCACGTGGATAATAAACTACCACTAACTGAAAACACATTCCGTTATGGTTCTCAAGCATTCCTTGATTTATGGTCGGAAGCTCGTTATTTATATTTACGTGAAATAATTCATGTAAATGATGATGATAAAGAAATTTTACTTGAAACTAATTTAGGTGAATATGGAATGTATGAAGGTAACAAAGTACCTTTAGATTTACCTATGTTAGAGGAAAACCAATACCAACCTATCTTAGAAGATATTAAGATGTATGGTAAAATATACGAGGCTGTAAATATAGAAAATTCCTACAAACTAGATGATATTAAATCAAACGAAGTAGGAAATGAATTTATTTTTACAGATAAACATGGTATTAAACGTAAATTGATGTTTTTAAGAGGAAATAGCGTTAAATTGTTATGGTTTAACCCCACCACTCAAGAATGGACAACAGACGATATTCCTAGTAAATATGAAGATGAAAAAGTAATGAATACTTTTGGTATGTTATTAGTTAAAGTAATATTACCAAAATATGGTTCATTTAATTTTCAAGCTTTAAATGCCGCTCGTTACCGTTTATTTAGAGCATTAATCTATAATAATTTAGACACTTCAAAATATGAAATGGATTATGACGATGAAAACAAATCAATTGAAGTTCATCAAATAGATACATTAACAGAAGAAGATAAAAAGAAAACTCCACCAATTGGAAAACCAAAACGTGGTGGATCTAAAAAATTCTACGTTTATGTTAGAAATAAAGGTAAAGTTAAAAAAGTATCTTTTGGACAAGTAGGAATGTCTGCTAAAATAAATGACCCTAAAGCACGCAGAGCATTTGCTGCACGTCACGATTGTAAAAATAAAACAGATAGAACTAAACCTTCATATTGGAGTTGTAGGCTTCCAAGGTACGCATCTTTATTAGGTCTAAAAAGTTCTTTTAGCGGTTTCTGGTAATAAAAAATTAAATTTATGAAAAAATCTGAATTAAAACAACTTATCAAAGAAGAAATTATCCAACAAAAACTTTTAGAGGAAAAAAATAAAAAAGCCTCTAAAATTAACCAGAATCTTTCAAATTTGATAGAAAAAATGAAAAAAGACTTCAATATAGAAGATGAGCGATTTTGATAAAATAAAACCTTTACAAAATAAAATAGATACTCTTTTACTAGATATAAAAGATGTAAAACCTAATCTATATGAAGACTATTCAAACATAGTTGATTATTCTATAAATGGTTTTATTGATTTGGGAGCTGAATATATTAAAAACAACCCACAAGAATTTGAAATTTTTCTAAAAAAATTAAATGACATTATTAAAATATTAATATTTATTAAAACTAAAGAAAACATTCAAGAGGAAAAAGAAAAACGCGATAGGTGTTTACGTATTGCAGATCGCAAATACGATAAACCATCCGCTTACAAATCTGGTGCTGTTGTTAAGTGTCGTAAAGGTATGATTTGGAAAGGTTTAAAAGAAGAAGTAATTCTTGAAAAAGTAAAAGAAACCCTCCGCACTTGGTTTTCCCGTAAAGGAACACCTGGTAAAAAAGGTGGATGGGTTGATTGTAATGCACCTATTAAAAAAGATGGCAAAATAACAGGATATAAATCATGCGGTAGAGAAGAAGGAGAAAAACGCTCAAAATACCCTTCATGTCGTCCTACACCTTCACAATGTAAAACACCTGGTAAAGGTACTAAATGGGGTAAAACAAAATAGATATGGATAACTTTGATTTAAGAAAATATTTAGCTGAAGGTAAATTATATGAAGCAGCTATGGCTTGTCCTTTACCTACCCAAGATTTAGAACTTAACACCAAAAATAGAGACTCAGCTATTAAAGCAGATTATATTAAATATGGTCCTTTAAATGTTGATGAACCTGGAGATTATTGGGACGAATTAGCAGAACATTGGGATACAACAGTTGAAGCTGCTAAACAATCTTTATGTGCAAATTGTGCAGCATTTGATATTTCCCCAAGAATGGAAGATTGTATGCCTGGACCATTACAAGATGAAGATGGAAAATTAGGATATTGTTGGATGCATAGTTTTAAGTGCCATTCAGCTCGTACTTGTAGGACATGGGCTAAAGGTGGTCCTATTACACAAGATAGTATATCTTATGATTGGCAAGAGCGTAAAGAAAGTGAGTAAACCATACATTGACATAGAAGTTACAGACAAATATATTATTCGTGAGTTTAACGAAAATATAGATCCAATTGAATTAAAATGGCATAGGGATTTAGAGAGTCGTACTGTTGAAATTTTAGAAGATACAGATTGGAAACTTCAATTAGATAATAGCTTGCCTACCTCACTAAAAGAACATATATTTATACCTGCATTAGAATGGCATCGTGTAATAAAAGGAACAGGAACATTAAAGTTAAAAATACATAAATTATGAAAAAAACTGATTTAAAAAATACAATCAAAGAGGAAATTAAAAAAGTATTAATGGAGGAAACGAGTAGAACATCTATACCTCTTATCCGTGGAGCTCTTAATCAAATAGAAGAGAATGGTAAAATAGAAACTATGAATGCTATGCTTAGAAATCTTACAGATGAAGAAGCTAGACAATTCAATTTACTTGTTCAAAAAGGAATAGGAAAAGAAATTAAAAGGATCCCAACTAATTCCCCAGCAGCTGATCCTCGTTTAACCCCAGGAACAACAGATTAACATTTAGAGCAGATCTATAGCCTGTTCGTTTAAAAAATATTTTTGGAGTTGTAGCCCGATCTTTGGATTCGGGCTTTTTTTATTATATATTTAAAACAAAATAAGAGTTATGAATATATTTTATATCAATGAAAATCCGATTATTGCTGCTCGTGAATTAACGGATGATCATATTAGAAAAATGCAAATTGAAAGTGCACAAATGTGTAGTACTGCTCATTGGGTAAGTGGTTCAACTGCCCCTTACAAACAATCACATACTAACCACCCATCAGCAAAATGGACAAGAGAATCTATACAACATTATAGATGGTTAGTTCAACATGGTTTAGAAATATGTGATGAATTTGAAAAACGATATGGTAAAAGACATAAAACAAAAGATGTACTTGAATGGTTACAAAATAACGAACCTAATATCCCTGATACCGGATTTGTTAACCCTCCTCAGTGTATGCCCGATCAATATAAATTAGAAGATACTGTGGAAGCGTATAAGAATTTTTATGTTAATGACAAGGTAAAAGTAAAAAAATTAGATTGGAAAAAATTAAACAATAAACCAAGATGGATAAACGAATAGTAATAGTAGGAGCCGGTGTGGCAGGTGTAAATGCTGCAACTAAGTTAGTAGATAATGGATATCCTGGAGAATTAATTACATTAATTGATATGGGTAAAGATCCATATAACCGTAAACCTGAAGAAGTAATGACAGGTTTTTTAGGTGCTGGAGGTTGGTCTGATGGTAAATTAACTTACCATACAGCAATTGGAGGACAATTATCAAAATACTGTGGTGAGGATAAAGCAATGGAATTAATGGATCAAGTGATTACTAATTTCAAACGTTTTCACCCTAAACCAGAGGAAGTACAATGCTCAAATCCTGAAGCAGAACCTGAATTTATTAAACCATATTTTGGTTTACGTTTATTTCCTGTATGGCACGTAGGAACAGATTATCTATCTGAAATTGCTAAAAATTGGTATGATTATTTAGTGTCTAAAGGTGTTAATTTTATTTGGGAAAATAAAGTTCATGATATTAATGCTGAACTTAATTTAGTTCTTTACTATGATCCAATTACAGCCGTTGGTAAAGGAATTTCATATGATGAACTTATCTTTGCAGTAGGCAAATCAGGCATTGACTTTGCCCAACAATTAGCTAATAAATATAAACTCCCAGATGAACCAAAATCAGTTCAAATTGGTGTTCGATTTGAGGCACCACAAGAACACTTCCAAAAACTAATCGATATATCATATGACTTTAAGTTATATAGAAAATTTGATGATGAAGGTGTTTCGTTACGTTCATTTTGTACAAACAATAATGCAGCTTATGTTGCTGTAGAGGAAACATATGGAGATCATAGCTACAATGGACATGCAAAGAAAGATGAAGCATATAGAAATAATATGACTAACTTTGGTATCTTAATGGAAATTAATGGTATTGAAGATCCATTTAAGTGGTCACGTGATGTAGTAAACAAATTACAATTTAACGGAACAGGTTTATATTATAGTCCATCTCGTACACCTTCAACCACATCAGAAGGTAATAACGTAACATCTTTCCAAATTGAATTTTTAGATGGTGTAAGAGAGATAATGGGTGGTTACTTTAAATATGTAGAGGATTTTATTGAAGATATGAAAAAAGTATTCCCTACATTAGGAGATGATTGGGGGATTTATATACCTGAGGTAAAATATCTTTCACCTGAGGTTAAAGTAAACTATGAAAACCTTAGTTTGATTGATTATCCTAACGTATATTTTGTAGGTGATGCTTTAAGTGCACGTGGTATTACAGTATCAGGAGCCCAAGCGATTTATGTAGCTGAATCATTGCTATAATATTTATAATAAAATATAATGGCTAAAATAGTACTTTTAAGTTGCACTAAATCTAAAACACCATATAAAGCACCAGCTCAAGAATTATATTCTGCTTCTCCTATGTTTCAAAAAACGTTAGAATATGGGAAAACACTTAAACCTGATAAAATGTTTATTTTATCTGCTAAACATCATTTAGTTAATTTAAACCAAGAGTTAGCTCCTTATGATTTAACTTTAAAAGATTTTAACAAAGATGAAAAAGAAAGATGGGGTGAAGAAGTTTATAAGGAAATAAAACAACGTGGTATAAATCCTGAAAAAAATAAATTTATATTTTTAGCTGGAAATGAATATATTAAACCATTATTAAAATATATTCCTGAATCTAATATTGAAAACCCAATGGGTGGTAGAAGATTTGGTGAGAGACTAAAATGGTTAAACAGCCAATTAAATAAATTACAAGAAGCATTTAATAAAATTAAAAACTACATATATGAAATTCTCCAAAGATAAAATAAATGAATATATAACATTATATTTAAATGACCTCTCAGATTATGGAGATGATGGAGAACATGAATTAGCAGAGTCTATTTTAAACCCATTTAAATCAACTATAGATGAATCCGAAGAGGATGTTTACGGTTTATTAAAAGAAACAGCTAAAAACTCCCCAGAACATAAACAAATTGTAGTAGAATTTTTAGAATATTTAAAAGAAGTCTCAGGTAATAATAATATTGAAATCAAAAATATAGATTATTATCAACAATTGTTAGATATGAATAGGTATTCTTTATCTCAAAGAAAATATCTTCAAGGAATTATCAATTATGCTAAAAAACAAAATGGTTTGGTAACTCCAAAACAATTTGATATATTACAACGCCTTAAAACAGGGGATTTCAATTACGGTAAAAAATAATTTATGAAAATAGGTTTTTGTGGAACAATGTCTGTAGGTAAAACCACTTTAGTTAATGCTTTAAAAGAACTACCAGAATTTAACGATTTTTATTTTGCAACAGAACGTTCAAAATATTTACGTGATTTAGGTATTCCATTAAATACTGATTCAACAATAAAAGGCCAATTTATATTTTTAGCTGAACGCGCATCTGAGTTACTTAGGGATAAAGTCATAACAGATCGCACAGTTATAGATGTAATGGCTTTTACACGTTTAGCTGAATCGATTCCATACTATATAGCAGATGAGATATGTCAAGCGGCTTCATATTTAATAGGTGAATATGATTATATATTCTACATTTCCCCTGAAGGTGTAGAAATAGAGGATAATGGTGTTAGAACAACAAACTCAGAATATAGAAAAGACGTTGATTTAGAGATTCAAGGTTTGTTAAGAAAATATCCTCATAAAATAAAAAATTTCACAATTTTAACAGGCAATGTTGAGGAAAGAATACAAAAAGTTAAACAGACGCTATTTTCGTAATATTTATAAATAAACTATATTAAAATGAAAAAAACTCGTTTACTTGAAATTATACGTGAAGAAATATCTAGTGCTCTAAGAGAAGGTGAAGCTGAAGAAAAAGCAGCTAAAGCGGCTGCACTTAAAGCTACTGATTTAGAAATTAAAGCTTTGCAAAAGAAAAAAGCTGACATGATGAGAACTGGTGTAGCTGAAGCTACACTTGAAGAAGATCTTTTAAATGAAACCCCAATCTATGATGTATCTGACATGGAAGGTTTTAAATCAGCTTTAGATAAATTTAGAGATGAGAATGTATCAAAAAGTAAAGCTCTTAATCTTTTATTAACTAAATTAGAAGATGAAGGTACAGTTGATACTAATCAATTAAGTAAAGATATGGGGGTTGATACAGCTGCATTCAATAACCAGGAAATTAGAAAATTTTTAAATCGCCCTGAAGATGAATTTTTTGAAAATCCTAAAACTGGAGAAGAATTACTTGATTTTACACCATATTTAACTAAAGCAGATAAAAAAAGAGGTAGAGCAGCAGGCGAAAAAACAACTACTGAACCTAAAATATCAGCTAAATCAAAAAGCACAACATCAACAGGAACTAAAGAACCTAAAAAAGCTACTTTAACTAAAGGGGATGATGGATTTGATGATGTAACTTACTCTAAACCTGAAACAACTACTAAACCAAAAGCTACAGAAACGGACAAAGCAGATGCTGCTGCTTCTAAAACTCCTAAATTAGATAAATTAGCTAATAACCAAGATGCTCTTTTAAAAGCTCAAAAAGAAACCCAAAGTAAAATGAAAGAACTAGCTGGTAAGATTAGAGGAGCTGAAGGGGCTGAAAGAGAAAATTTAATGGGCGAACTTAAAAAATTAAATAAATTAAATGGAGAAATTCAATCTAAATTGGATAAACTATTTTAATTTATGAAGTTTTTTTACTACTACATTAACATAATCATGTGTCTGCTTTAATATATGGCAGACACTTTTTTTTAAAAATTATGACTATAAAAACTAAAATAATACTCGGACTATCAGCTATATTAACAATATGTTTAATAGCATTATATGGTTTATTTAAATTGTATCAACATGAAAAAGAAGAAAGAAAACGATACAATAACAACATGATTGCTCTTGTAGAAGATAAAAGTAAACAACAATCACTCACGTTAAATGAACTTAAAAAGTTATACCCAAAATATGATTCTTTAGCTAAAGTGCTTAATATCAAAACTAAAAATATTACTGATATAGTAGAAACTAGATACCGTTTTAAAGATTCTATTTTAACATCTACTATATTAAAAAAAGATAGTATATCTGAAAAAGCATATTTTGCATTAACTGAAAAATGTTATAAATTTTCGGGGTTTATTAAAAAAGATTCCATATCATTCACCAATAAAGAATTTAAAGATAATTTAACAACATTTTTATACAAAGATTGGGAGAAAAAATATTTATGGGGACTGTTAAAATTTAACCCATTTTATACTTCCAAAGTATATAGTGAATGCATGCAAGATACAATTGCAGTCATTAACAATATAAAAATTAAAAAATAATGGGCCAAGACCTAAAACAGGCAATAAGAGAAGAATACATAAAATGCGCTTCATCCCCAGCATATTTTATGAAAAGATACTGCTACATCCAACATCCAAAACGTGGCCGCATTCAATTTAACTTATACCCATTCCAAGAACGCGTTTTAACTTTATTTCAAGAAAATCCATATTCAATTGTTTTAAAATCTAGACAGCTAGGTATTTCAACACTATCGGCGGGTTATTCTTTATGGTTGATGATGTTTCACCAAGATAAAAATGTACTTTGTATTGCAACAAAACAAGAAACTGCTAAAAACATGGTTACAAAGGTTAAGTTTATGTATAATAACTTACCATCTTGGCTTAAATTTCCAAACAAACCAGAAGAAGAAAATAAATTAACACTTCGATTACCAAACGGTTCCCAAATTAAAGCAACTTCAGCCTCTAGTGATGCAGGTCGTTCAGAAGCCGTTTCTTTATTGATAATAGATGAGGCTGCTTTTATTAACAATATAGGTGAGATATGGGCCTCAGCTCAACAAACATTAGCAACTGGTGGTGGTTGTATTGCATTATCTACACCTTATGGTACAGGTAACTGGTTCCATAAAACATGGGTTGCTGCTGAATTAAGTGAAAATAGCTTTTTACCTATCCGTTTACCCTGGAGTGTGCATCCTGAAAGAGACCAATCATGGAGAGACCAGCAAGATGCTGATTTAGGTCCTAAAATGGCTGCTCAAGAATGTGACTGTGATTTTTCCACCTCAGGTGATACTGTATTTTTGGCAGATGAAATAGAATTTTACGAAAAAACATTTATTACAGACCCAATCGAAAAACGTGGAATTGATCAAAATTTATGGATCTGGGAACCAGCTGATTATTCAAAAAACTATTTAATTACAGCGGATGTTGCTCGAGGTGATGGAGCGGATTACTCTACATTTCATATTTTAGATATTGAAACATACAAGCAAGTAGGAGAATATAAAGGACAAATCAGTACAAAAGATTTTGGACATTTACTGGTTGCAATTGCAACAGAATATAATAATGCTTTACTTGCTCCTGAAAATTCTAGTATAGCTTGGTCAACTATTCAAACTATCCTTGATAGAGGGTACCATAATTTGTATTATTCACCCAAAAGCAATGCTTTAACAGTTGATAGTTATTTTGACCCATACATGGATCATAGTAAAATGACACCTGGATTTACAATGTCCTCAGCTACTAGACCTATTTCAATAGGTAAATTTCAAGAAGCTGTTCGAGATAGAGGTGTTATTATCCAATCAGCTAGACTGATAGAGGAAATGAAGGTATTTATATGGAGAAATGGCAGACCAGAAGCACAACCTGGATACAATGATGATTTAATTATGGCATTTGCAATCATGTCTTTTTTACGAGAAACAGCATTTAAACTAAGACAAAATGGTATGGAAATGACCAAAAGTATGCTTAACAGTATCCATACTAATAATACAACATATTCGGGAGGTTATTCAAATGCCCAACCAAATAAATACAATAACAACCCATTTAAAATAGATAACCCTTATTCAAACGGTCAAGAAGATATTTCATGGCTAATCTAAAAATATAAACATGGCAGATACTAGATTATTCTCAAGATTAAAACGATTGTTTTCAACAGACGTAATCATTCGAAATGAAGGAGGTGAGTTGAAAGTAATGGATATTAATAAAATCCAACAATCAGGTGATTATGAAACAAATGCCTTAGTTGATAGATTTAACCGAATATACACTAACTCACATACCTCAATTTATGGTTACCAAAGCAGCTTTAACTATCAAACTCTACGCCCCACTCTTTACTCAGAATATGATGCTATGGACACAGATGCTATCGTTGCCTCTGCGTTAGATATTTTAGCTGATGAATGTACTTTACGTAATGATATGGGTGAAGTACTCCAAATTAGAAGTTCAGACGAGGATGTTCAACGTGCTTTATATAATTTGTTCTATGATGTATTGAACGTTGAATTTAACTTATGGCCTTGGATTCGTAATATGTTGAAATACGGTGATTTCTTTTTAAAACTAGAAATTTCCGAAAAATTTGGTGTATATAATGTAATTCCTTACAATGCATTTCATATTGAAAGACAAGACGGATATGATAAAGATCATCCAAATGATATAAGATTCAGATTTGATCCAGATGGAATTTCATCCCCATCAAATTATGGATACTATAACGTACCAAACTCTGCAAATCAATCAAACGATATATATTTTGACAATTACGAAATGGCTCATTTCCGTTTATTAACGGACACTAACTTTTTACCTTATGGTAGATCATATCTTGAACCAGGCCGTAAGTTATTTAAGCAATATACGATGATGGAAGATGCGATGTTAATTCACCGTATCGTTAGAGCACCTGAAAAACGTATATTCTCAATTAATGTTGGTAATATTGCTCCTGCTGAAGTAGAAAACTTTATGCAGAAAACAATATCCAAAATGAAACGTACTCCATATATTGATCAACAAACAGGTGATTATAACTTAAAGTACAATATGCAAAACTTGCTTGAGGACTTTTACATCCCAGTTAGAGGAAACGATCAAGCAACCAAAATTGATACTTTAGGTGGTTTACAATACGATGGTATTACAGATGTAGAATATTTAAGAGACAAATTATTTGCTGCCCTTAAAGTTCCAAAAGCGTTTATGGGGTATGAAAAAGATTTAACTGGTAAGGCAACATTAGCTGCTGAAGACATTCGTTTTGCTCGTACAATTGAACGCATTCAACGTATTGTTGTATCTGAATTAACTAAAATTGCTCTAGTTCATTTATATACTCAAGGATACACTGATGAGAATTTAACTAATTTTGAACTTTCATTAACTACACCTTCAATCATATATGACCAAGAAAGAGTAGCATTGATGAAAGAAAAAACAGAATTAGCTATCTCAATGATAGAAAATAAATTGATGCCTTCTGATTGGATATATGAAAATTTATTCCATTTAAGTGAAGATCAATACGATGAATATAGAGACTTGATTCTTCAAGATGCTAAACGTAAATTCCGTGTAACTCAAATTGAAAACGAAGGTAATGATCCACTTGAAACAGGTAAATCTTACGGTACACCACATGATTTAGCTTCTTTATATGGAAGAGGAAGATATGAAGGCGAAGTACCTGAAGGATATGATGAAAAAGAACCATTAGGAAGACCAAAAGAAAAAGTAACAGATCGAAACACTCAAGATAGTGTTTTTGGAAAAGATAGAATAGGAGCTATAGGAGCTAAAGTAGATGGAGATGAATCAAACTCAACTAAACCAGAATATAAAGGTGGATCTCCATTAGCACTTGAAACTAAAATTAAACGAAACAAAAATAGTAAAATGTTTAATAACATTAAAAATCAAAAGAAACAAATTATTTTTGAATCGGATATTAGAGGAAATTCATTGTTAGATGAATCACAAATACGAGAGTAACAAATTTTTATATATTTATAAATAAACAAACATTATGGCTTATATTTATAGACATGTTACTTCTGAAAATATTCCTTTTTATATAGGAATTGGGAGTGATAAAAAATATAAAAGAGCATACAAATACATTTGGAAAAAATAAAATATGTTAATTCGTCATTCAAAATATAAAAATACGGGTATACTTTTTGAACTTTTAGTTCGTCAAATTACCACTGATACACTAGACGGTAAAGATTCCCCTGCAAAAGATATACTTAAAAAATATTTCGTTAAAACGGAATTGGGTCGTGAATATAGGTTATATGAAACGTTACTTAAAAAAACATCCCTTACAGAAACTAAAGCAAATATTGTAGTTTCTACTTTAACTGAATCATCTAAAAGTTTAAATAGAGGGGTAATTAAAAGACAAAAATATAATTTGATTAGTGAAATTCAAAAACATTATGATTTAAATGAATTTTTTAATCATAAACTTCCTAATTACAAAGTATATGCTGCTTTTTATACATTGTTAGAAATTACCCATTCTCAAACCTCTATTAATCCTGAACAAACTATCACAAATAAAGTTACTATTTTAGAGCATTTAACAGCTGCTCAAATTAAAGAAAGTGCTGTTCGTGATGAAGTTTTAACAGAACTAGACAACTCAGATAAAGATGTTAAGTTTCTTGCATATAAAATATTAATGGAGAAATTTAATAACAAATACGATGATTTAAGCCTAAACCAAAAAATCATCCTTAAAGAATACATCAATTCAGTAGATAATACATCTCGCTTAAAAGAATTTTACACAGATAAAATAAACGAGATTAAAGTTGAATTAAAAAAATTAAACAACAAAACAAACAACCCAGTTACAAAAATTAAAATTAACGAGATTATCTCTGTTATCAATCCACCAGCAAAAAATGCTAAAATAACAGATAATGATTTAGTTGATTTACTACAGTATTGTGATTTAATCAATGAATTAGAAACTGTAAATGGATAAGTTAAAAGAAATAATCCGTAAAAAACTCAAAGAAATGAGTGCTACCAATGTTGGTGGTGCTACTGCTTCCCCTGGTGAAGGTATAGGAATGGCTACTAAACCCGCGTTTAATAAAAATAAAAACGCTAAAGGTGCTAAAAATATATACTATTACAAGTTAGGATTTAAAAATGTCCCAAACATTAAACCAAAATCTTACGATAAGAAAAAATTATGGGAAGAAGATAAAGAACCATCCGCAGCAAAAAAATTTCAAAACGAAAGAATTGACGAATTTACTCAAATTGAAAATCTTTTAAAAGACTTATCCCCTCTTGTATCAAATGCTAAAAATGATACTTTAGAATACTACGCAGCTAACCCAGGTTCATTTGATATTTATAAACCGTCTTCAATGGTTTTAGCATATATTCAAAAAGCAGTAGATTTATTAAAACAAAAACAATGAAAAAAACATTACAAGATCAGTATTTATTAATCAAAGAAGGTAAAGGACATAAAGGTGTTTTTCTTACTGAAGCTAAACGTAATTTTCCTCATATAGTACCAAATTCTGCTACATTTGAGGAAGCAGCTGCATCTCTTAAAACTAAAAACATAATTTCAGAAAATGTGATTGGTTTGACTGCTGTTGCTGGATATGAGCCTAAGAAAAAAGAGTCATACGAAACTGCGTTTGAGGCATTTTTAGTTGAAGCTAAAAAGAAAAAAGAAAATGAAGACGAGAAAGTAAAAGCAGAAGAGAAAAAAGTATCTAAACCTGTTGAAAAAGATCTTGAAAAACAATACGATAAAATAGACGATAAAACCCCAGACAATTTGATCTTTGATCAAATTATGATGGGTTATTATGCTGAAATGAAAGATCCTAAAAATGCTGATAAAACAATGCAACAATTGAAAGATATTGTGTTGAAAAACTTATCAAAAGATCCAATTCACTATACAAAAGATGGTCAATTTGGTGTAAAAGATTTAGGATATGTAACTGAACATCCTGGTTTAGGCACCCCAAAAGAAGCTACTGGAAAATACAAATCATCTGGATACGGTAATTTAAATGAAAATAAAGAACTTAACGTTGGTGATACTGTAAAATATAAAGGAATTAAAGTTACAGTAGAAAAAAAAGACGAAGTAGGTAATTTAGTATTGAAATCTGAAAGTGGTAAAACAATTAGAGCAAATAAAGCACAATTTAAAGAATATGGTTCTTTAGAAGAAGAAAAACTTCGTAAAGCTATCCGTGAAATGATTGATGCTGAGTTAGAAGAAGTTAAAGGTGGTGGCAATTATGGAATGATGACCATCAACACTGCTAATATTGAAAAAGGAGAACAAAAAATCCCAACATACTATATTTTAACATCCGAAGTTAGAAAAGAATTTAACCTTTTAAATCCAGGCCTTAATGCTCCTTCATATGATGAATCATTAAAAATCCCTCATATCCGAATTACTCCTGACAATACTATCTTTATATCAGATTTACTTTATGTTACTTTAGGAGGAATGGAAAAAGGTAGAGGCACTAGAGAAAAACAAATTGAAGATAACAAAAACCGCCTTAAAGTTATCACTAATGAAATTTCAGATAGATATTGGCCAATGGTTAGAGCATTACTTAAAAAATATGCTGAATCAAAGACAACTATATACCCTGTACTAGGAAAAGATGTTTTATACCATCAAATTAGATTTAAAGAAAATGGGTATAAAGTAGAAAAATTAGAAGATTGGATTGGGAAAAAAATAAAAGAAATTAATGCTAAACTAGCACAAGCATCTTCTGGGGAAGTACGAAGAGGTCGTCCTATAAATGTTGAAGCTTTAATGAGATTTAAGAAGCAATTAGAAGATATGGAACCCAATGCTAAAGGTGGTGTAGCAATAATTCCTCCTCCGTTTCCGATGGGAGAATCTTTAATGGAAAGTGTAGAAAAAGATCTTGCCGCAATTAACAAAGAAGCAGAACATGAAACTTTACAATCTAAATTAGATAAAATCCAAGAATTAATTGATAAAAAACAATCTCAACTTAGTAAACTTGATGAGGATGAAGATATGAAAGCTTTAACTGATACTAAGAAAGTTAAAGAAATTCAAAAAGATATCAAAGCTTTAGAAAAAGCAAAATCTAAAGTTGAAAAAATGATGTCTAAATTTAAAGGTAAAATTAAAAAAACAGAAGTAATTGATGAAACAGACGACATGTTAGAAGACAACATAATGGGTGAAGAAATGTCATATGACGAAAATTACTAAACATGAACAAACAACTTTTAATAGAAACCAGACATTTTGTTCCCCAACCGGTTCGCCTTTTAGAAGGGCTAAAAGGTAATGGAAACATTTTTGTTGAAGGTATTTTAGCTACCGTTGAGGTAAAAAATGGTAACGGAAGATACTACAAACGTGAGTTGTGGGAACGTGAAATTAATAATTTCCAACAAAAAATAAACCAAAAAACAACCGAAACATGTGGTGAATTAGATCATCCTGATTCTCAAGTTATAAACCTAAAAAACGCTTCACATTCTATCCGTAAAATATGGTGGGATGGTGATGAAGTATGGGGCCAAGTAGAAATATTTTCAGACCTAGGACCAAAAGGAACTGTATCTGGCCGTATAGCAGGTGCTTTAGTTAACAATGGTTTAACAATTGGTATTTCATCTCGCGGAATGGGCTCATTAAAACAAATGGGTGAGGTAATGGAAGTACAAGATGATTTTGAATTACTTACTTTTGATTTAGTTTCAAACCCTTCTAATCCTGACTCTTGGATGCGTAATGGACAATTAAACGAATCTAGAACAACATATCTAGATCCTTACGCACGCACAAACTCAATTATAACTGAAATTTTATGTGCTAAAGGCACATGCCCGATATTTTAAAATATGCAAACCGGTACAAGAATTGCTCTCATTTGAGAGCTTTTTTTGTCTTTTGCGACTTTGACAAAATTTGCATATACATATAACAGAATATACCACCACCCTCAATCCATGTGGTATCAATTAAATGAATTCTATTACGTTTTAAAATAAACGTACTTTCCCAACAAAATTAAATTTAGGAAAAAATGGCAACTAACAGAGAAATGCTTAAAGAAGCAATCGCTGAAGCTAAAGCTGTAAAAGAAATGGCTATAGCAAATGCAAAAGCAGCTCTAGAAGAGTCCTTTACACCTCAACTTAAATCTATGTTATCTTTAAAACTTCAAGAAATGGAAAAAGAAGATCTTGAAGAAGAAGGATATGGTAAAATGGACGCAGAACCTGAAACAGGATTCAGCTCAATGGGCGAAAAAGCTCTTGATGAAGAAGAAATGGAAGAAGGAGAAGGCGAAAACATGTACGAAGTTGATTTGGAAGAACTTTTAGCAGAGCTAGAAATGGAAGAAGGTGAAGTTGAAGAAAACATCAACGAAGCCGAAGAAGGTGAAGAAGAGGAAGGTGAAGAGGAAGAAGAAGGTGAAGAAGAAAACTCAGAAATGGAAGACCTTTCAGACGACGAATTGAAAGAAATGATTGAAGACGTAATCGCACAAATGATTAAAGACGGTGAGTTACAAGCAGGATCTGAATTCGAAGGTGAAGAAGAAGGTGAAGAAATGGAAATGGGTGATGAGGAAGAAGAAGTAGATTTAGCAGAACTTTTAAGAGAAATTGAAGAAATGGAAGAAGAAAATGAATACTCCACTAATGAAATATTTGATCCATCTGCACCAATAGTATTAGCAGCAGGATTGGGTACTTTAGGAGGTTTAATTGCATTAGGTACAGCTTATTTCTATAGTAAAGGAGCTGCAAAAGAAGAAGAGTTAAAAAGAAGAATAACTAATTTAATTCTTTCTAAGCAAAAAGGAACATTGGATAAAGAATGGGAGACTATGAAAAAAGATATGGAAAGTAACCCCCAACTAAAACAAAAAGTCCTAGATAACTTAAATACTATCCAGAAATTAGGTCTTAGCCTTGATGAAGCAGAAACAACAAGTAATCCTATGTTAGCTGCTTTAAAAAATGTAGCTGCAGACCAAGATATTTCTATAGGTAATATCGTTAAAGCAAGTGAAAAAGTTGAAGATGAAGTAGAAAAAGTAAAAAAATCAGTTGAAGAAACAGAAGAAACAATGGATGAAATGAAAGCTGAATTAGATGAAGCTCTTTCTACAATCGAAACTTTAAAAGCTGAACTTAACGAAATCAACCTTTTAAACGCTAAACTTCTTTATTCAAACAAAATCTTCAAAGCTAAAAATTTGAACGAAAACCAAAAAGTGAAGGTATTAAGTTCGTTTGACAAAGCTAAAAACGTAGGTGAAGTAAAAATGGTATATGAAACTTTAAACGAGGGAATTAAAGTTAAAAAAGAAACCATTAAAGAAAACCTAGGTAGAGCTTCTAAAGCAACTACTACCCCAACTGCAAAACAACCAATCGTAGAGTCAAACGATGTATTTAAAAGAATGCAAAAATTGGCTGGAATTATTTAATTTAAAAACTAAAAAAAAACAAAAAATGTCAAGTATTAATTCATTACTAGAAAGCTCTGCAAACGGATGGAGAAACATGCAGAGTGATGCTGCTAGAATGGCATCAAAATGGTCTAAAACAGGCCTATTAGAAGGACTTGGAAGCGAAGTTGAAAAAAACAACATGGCTTTGATCCTTGAAAACCAAGCAAAACAACTTGTTGTTGAGCAATCTTCTACTCAAGTAGGAGGCTCTAACTTTGTTGTAGGACAAGGTGAGCAATGGGCTGGTGTAGCTCTTCCATTGGTACGTAAAGTATTTGGTTCTTTATCAACTAAAGAATTCATGTCAGTACAACCAATGAATCTACCTTCAGGTCTTGTATTCTTCTTGGATTTCCAATATGGTGCTTCAGCTAAAGCTGGATCTCCAACAACATTTGGTCCAGGTTCAGATGTTTATGCTGCTTCATCTTCAATGTACGGTAACACAAACCCAGGAGCTAATTTAGATCCATCTAGCGGTTTATACGGTGCTGGTAGATTTGCTTATTCAATCAACCAATTCTCTGCTTCTGTAGGTGTAACTGTAGCAACAGCATCTTGGGCTCAATTAGATTACGCAGCTGAATTAGCTTCTACAACAGGTAGCTATACAGCTGTAACTGTAACTGGACAATTAACTCGTCCTGATTATAAAGGTGTTAGAGCATTTGTATTGGCTTCAGGTTCAACTTTAACTTCAGCTACTGCAGCTAAATTGTTACCACAATACACTTCTACAAACGGTACTAACGCAATCACATTTATTTATAGTGGTTCTGTAGGTACATCTGATATCCCAGCTGCAGGTGTTTCTTCATCTGTCTTCTACAACATGCAACCTGCTGATAATTTTAGAGGTGATTTTGAAGATAACAGCGGTGCTGGTTATCCAAATGCTGAATCAACTTCTGCTGATGCATTAGCTATTCCACAAATCAACATTCAAATGAAATCTGAAGCTATTGTTGCTAAAACACGTAAGTTAAAAGCACAATGGACACCAGAATTTGCTCAAGATTTGAATGCTTACCAATCATTAGATGCTGAAGCTGAATTGACTTCAATCATGTCTGAGTATATTGCTCTAGAAATCGATCTAGAAAACTTAGATATGTTGATCCAAGATGCTTCTGCTGCAGATGAATACTGGTCAGCTAAAAACAACAATTACTTGAATGCAGGTAAAACAGCTTGGGCTGCTGATTTAGACTTCTACAACACACAAGGTCAGTGGTTCCAAACTTTAGGTACTAAAATGCAGAAAGTTTCTAACAAAATCCACCAAAAGACTTTACGTGGTGGAGCTAACTTCTTAGTATGTTCTCCTTCAGTTGCAACTGTCCTTGAATCAATCCCAGGATTTGCTTCAACTTCTGATGGTGATGTAACTAAAGCAAGCTATGCATTTGGTATCCAAAAATCAGGTAACTTAAACAACCGTTATACAGTATACAAAAACCCATACATGACTGAAAACGTTATTTTGATGGGTTATAGAGGATCTCAATTCCTTGAAACTGGTGCTGTATTTGCTCCATATGTGCCTCTAATCATGACTCCATTAGTGTACGATCCAGACACTTTCACACCAAGAAAAGGTCTATTGACTCGTTACGCTAAGAAAATGATCCGTCCTGAATTCTACGGTCGTATCTTCGTTAATGATTTGAACACTCTATAAGAGTAACGGTCAACCGAAAATAAAGAGCCTCGCTTATAAAGCGGGGCTTTTTTATTTTTTTATGATGTGGTAATATGTATAATAAAATTAAATGGCTAATTTATATGTAACCATTACTGAAGAAATTACCCTTCCTAACCAAAACCAGGAAAAAACTCATAATCTAGTAACAATCCCTAACATTAATCAAATAGTTAGACGTATTGATACTATTCCAACCACATTTAGTGGTTCAGGGGTTGAAATTTTACGTTTTGTTGATAGTGAGGAAGAACAAACAGGTGGGGCATTTGTAAAATCTTCTGTAAAATATGTTAGATTAACTAACTTATCTAAAACAAATAGTGCCCAAATATATCTAATTGTAACTGGACAAGAAAGTACATTATTTAATTTAGGTGCTGGAAAATCAATCATGCTAAATGATGCAGATATTAATGCATCCTCAGCAAATGATTATGTAGTAGAAAATTATGTAGATGAAACTTACTATAGTGTATTTCACTCAGTAGATTCAATAAAAGCAAAAGCTAGTGGCTCAAACATTTCTTTAGAATATTTTGTAGCTTCTTTATAATACGTATAATAAAAAAACAAACGACAAATGGCAAATTTAACTTTAAGATCAGTAAAAGGTTCCGCTCTTACTATCGCTGAAATGGACGAAAATTTTGAATATTTCACAGGTTCATATACAAACACAGGAACAATTACAGCTACAGGATTTGTAGGTGATGTAACAGGAAGCGTATCTGGTAGTGTAACTGGTAATGCTGATACTGCAACAACTGCTTCTTACGTAGCTGGTGCTGATGTAGACGGGTACGTAGCTTTAGCAACAGATGCTGATTTAGCAACAACTGCTTCATATGTTGACGGAGCAAACGTTGATGGATATGTAGCTTTAGCAACTAACGCTGACAATGCTGCAACAGCATCTTACGTAGAAAATGCTCAAACAGCATCATATGTTGAAACAGCTCAAACTGCTTCTTATGTAGAAAATGCTCAAACTGCTTCATATGTTGCTGGTGCAAATGTAGATGGTGATGTAGCAACTGCAACTACCGCTTATAATGTAGATGCAACGTCTGGATCAATAACAATAGGAAGTGGTGTTCTTGTATCACCATTAACAGGTTCAATATATTTTGATGCTACTGTTGCTAAATTTTATATTTGGGATGGTAATGCTTGGAGAACAGGATCTTTAAGCTAATAAGATCGATAATATATTCTAGAAGGAGTCTCTTAATGAGACTCTTTTTTTTCATATTTATAATAAACTAAAATACCATGAACATTCCTATTTGGCCTGGTTCAAGCTCTTTTCAACCCGGAGCAACACCGTTTGGATTTTACGATAATGATATTCAATTTCAACAAGACGCTGATAAATTTGCTAAATTTGCTGCTCAACGTTTAGGATACCCTTTAACAGAAATTGAACTCCAGGACATAAACTTTTACACAGCATTAGAAGATGCAGTAACAACTTACGGAAACGAATTGTATGCTTATCAAGTAGCAGATAATTTACTATCATTCCAAGGAAATCCCACCACAATAGGGTCAGCTAATGGTGAATTGGTTCAAGAAAATTTAAGTAATATAATTTTACTTTCAAATCAATATGGAACAGAAGCAGGTGTTGGAGGTACAGTTACTTACCACACAGGCTCTATCCCTTTACAAGCAGGAGTTCAAAATTATGATATGAACGAATGGGCAGTTTCTCAAAGTATCCAAGGGCGCATTGAAATCAGACGCATATTTTATGAATCTCCCCCAGCAATAACACGTTATTTTGACCCATATGCTGGAACTGGTGTAGGAATGATGCAAATGCTAGATTCATTTGGGTGGGGTTCATATTCACCCGCAATTAACTTTATGTTAATGCCCGTAAACTATGATTTGCAAAAAATACAAGCTATAGAATTTAACGATCAAATTAGAAAATCTCAATATACCTTTGAATTGGTAAATAACCAATTGAGAATATTCCCTATTCCAACTGGTTTAAGATATATGAGATTTGAATATATGATATTGGATGAAAAAAACAATCCATATGTTGACAGAAATGGTAGAAGCATAATCACAAACCCTTCAAATGTACCATATGAAAATCCAATTTATACCAATATTAACTCAATTGGACGTTCATGGGTATTTGAATATGCTTTAGCCATTGTAAAAGAAATACTAGGATATGTCAGAGGAAAATACCAATCTGTTCCTATCCCAGGTTCTGAAATCACATTAAACCAATCAGATTTAATTGCTGCTGCAACCTCTGAAAAACAAGCTTTAATTGAGCGTTTAAGAGCATATTTAGATTCAACTTCACGTAAAGCGTTGTTAGAGAAAAAAGCAGCAGAATCTGAAGCTCAAAGACAAACAATTAGTAATATACCAATGGTTATATACATCGGTTAAAAAAATAATTTTATGATAGTATATTGTACTACAAATTTAATCAATGGGAAAAAATATATTGGTTCAAATTCCACTAATGACCCTAATTATTATGGGTCTGGTACTTATATAAAAAAATCTATAAAAAAATATGGAAAGAAAAATTTTATTAAAACCATACTGGCAGAAGTAAACGATATTAATTTAATGAAAGAATTAGAAGAGTATTGGATTGATTATTTTGATGCATATGATAATCCACTTTTTTACAATGCTACCAAATATTCATCTGGTATATCTTCATTTCCAAAAGAAAAAATAATAAATATTCAAAATGCCAATAAAGGAAATAAATACCATTTAGGTTTTTCTCAAAGTGATTATCAAAAATCTCAAACTAGTAAAGCTAATAAAGGAAGAAAACATTCTGTTGAATCTAACTTAAAAAAAAGACAACATAAATTAGGAAATAAATACGCATTAGGTAATAAACTTTCTTTAGAAACCAAACAAAAAATTTCCCAAAAGAAAATAGGCCATGTTTGTTACCAGAATGATGAAAGAAACCAGAAAATAAGAGAAAAAAACAGTAAATCTGTCCTTCAATATTCTAAAGAAGGAATATTTATAAAAGAATGGAAAAGTGCTAAAGAAGCATGTACTTATCTAGGTATAACTAGTATCCATAGATCTTTACAAAATTGGAAAAATAATAGTAAAGGATATAAATGGAAATTTAAAACACAATAAATTATGTGCGCATTATTTGGTTCATCACGTGACGTTTCATTATTTAGGCACCTTAACAGGGAACTGCTATGGGATGTTATTACACAACAATGTGTATTTTATCAACTCAAAACAGCTGAAACAAAGGTAAACATATATGGTGAAGCAGCTGGTGCAAGATTATATGCAGAACCTGTTCTATTAAACGTATTAATTGATAGAGGAGATGCTTCCCAACCAGTTGATGATTTTGGTGTGTCTTATGATAGACCAATGACATTTAAATTTTTACGTGATGATTTAGTTGACGCTAATGTATTACCTGAATCAGGAGATATAATAATGTGGTATGAATCATATTGGGAAATTAATAATGTAAATGATAATCAACTTGTAGTTGGAAAAGACCCAGCTTACCCATATAACACAAACCCATTAAACCCAGGACTGGAAAATTTTGGCTCCAATTGGTCAATTATTTGCACAGCACATTATGTACCTGCAGATAAAGTTCAAATCTCAAAAGAAAGAATATAAATGGCCGAAAAAATTTCTTCAACCCCAGTATATTTAAACCAATTTAAAAACAGAACTATCATAACTACTGTTGTATCGCAACCAACTGCTGATATTGATGCTATAACCCAAGCAATAAATCAAATAGCAGGATCTATTACTTTAGTTACACAATCACTTGGGCAAATTTCTCAATCTTTAACAACTCAAAGTATTCAAATAGATGGTTTATCTTCAACAGCAAATGCTTTAAATGCATCCAAAATATTTGTAAATAAAGAAACCCCATCCGGCTCAATCGATGGTGTAAACACAATATATGTTTTAGAACATACTCCAACCTTAGGCAGTGAACATTTATATTTAAATGGTTTGTTAATTGATAGTAGATCATCTACAGACTATTCAATTTCGGGTTCAATTATAACGTTTGATCAGCCTTTACTTCCGGGAATGAAATTAAATTGCACATACTATTATGTAGATAACACTCCTGTAAAAGTATTTAAAGACAAAGAAACTTTATCTGGTGTAATTGATGGGATAAATAAAGTATTTACCCTACAGTATCCCCCAGTAGAGGATAGTGAACATATATATTTGAATGGTTTGCTTCAAGAAAGTGGGATTAATGGGGATTATCAAGTATCTGACTCAACTATTACATTTAAAGAAGCTCCCCCAACAGATACAAACCTTCGTTGCACCTATTACCATTTGTTATAGGATAAAAAAATATTTAGATTTTCCTTTATATTTTTAAAAAATCCTGCATACGTATAATCAAACCCAATATTTAGATGAACTCAGAGAATTTATATTCAACTTCAGATTTATATTTAACAGCATACCTTAAGATCAAGGGGCATAAATTTACAGTAGAAAAAACTACAAAAAAATCTACGTTTATTTTCCCATCTAGCCCCGAACTATTATCCGATGTAGATGCATATTTAACGGAAACGGGTTCATGCGAACCTTTGGCTTACACAAATGCCATAAAGAACTTGAAAAACCTTTTATTTAACAAGTAAAATTCTATTTCTAGAGTAGTAATTGATGTTACTTAAATGGAGACATTCTGGTTCACCCTTATTCATTTATAAACAATTTAATTTAATTTAATTTAAAACTTATGTCAACTACAAAAATCGTCTTAAATAGACAATCTGACTTAATTTTAGATAATGCACAAATCACCGCTCCAGTTGGTATTGTTGTTGCAGATATCGATGGTTTACAATCAGCGATTACCTCAATTGACAATAATATCTCAACTGAAGTTTCAAGTGAAGTTTCTTCACGTGTATCTGGTGATGCTTCTGTTGCGGCTAGCCTTTCAACTGAGGTTTCTGCTCGTGAAGCTGCAGTATCTACTGAAATTTCAAACCGCGTTGCTGGTGATGAATCACTTGCCGCAAACTTATCTACTGAAGTTGCTAACCGTGAAGCAGACGTTGATGCTGAGGAATCTCGCGCAATGGTAGCTGAAACTTCATTACAAAACAACATCGATGCTGAAGCATCTTTACGTGTTGTTGGTGATGAAAGTTTAGAAGCTGCGATGTCAACTGCTGATGCTTCTTTGGATACTAAAGTATCTAATGAAACTGCACGTGCAGAATCAGCTGAATCTTCATTGGAAGACCGAATTGATTACATCGTCTCAAACGTTGATCCTGCAGCTTTAGATTCATTAACTGAAATCGTTGGTGCATTCCAATCTGCTGATGGTGACTTAAACGGTGCTATCACTTCATTGGCAACAGCTGCTGGTGCTTCTTTAAGCGCTGAGGCATCTCGTGCAACATCTGCTGAAGCATCTTTAGCTTCTGATTTATCAACTGAAGTTGCTGATAGAGAAGCTGCTATCTCATTAGAGGAAGCCGCTCGTATTTCAGGTGACGCTTCTGTTGTTGCTGACTTGTCAACTGAAACTGCAAATCGTCAAGCTGCCGTATCGACCGAAACATCTGCAAGAGTTGCTGGTGATAACAGTTTAGAAACTAAAATTTCTGCTGACTTATCAACTGCTAATGCTTCTATCGAAGGTGCTTTATCAACTGAAATTTCAGAAAGAATCGCTGACGTTGATGCTGAAGAATCAAGAGCAATGAGTGTTGAGGTTGTATTAAGTGATGAGTTGTCTTCTGAAACATCTGCAAGACAAGCAGAAGATAATTGGTTATCTGGTGAATTATCCATTGCAGTTTCAGATCTTAATGCAAATGATGAGGCTGAAGCTTCAGCTCGTTTAGCTGCTGATGAATCATTAGCTGCTGATTTGTCAACTGAAACTTCACAGAGAGTTGAGGATCAAATCTATTATGATGGAATTATATCATCTGAAGTTTCAAATAGAGAATTAGCAGATAATAGTTTATCAACTGAAATTGAAAATGAAGCTTCAACACGTTTAGCTGCTGATGAATCATTAGCTTCTGATTTATCAACAGGACTATCAACAGAAGAATCTAACCGTACTGTAGCAATTGATAACGAAGCTTCTATTCGTTTATCTGCTGATGAAAGTTTATCAACAAAAATATCAGGTGAAATTTCTCGAGAAGATGATGCTCGTACATCAGCTGATACATCTTTAGCAACATCAATTACTAACGAAGCTTCTATCCGTTTGGCTGCTGACCAATCTTTGGCAACTGCAGTATCTGCTGAAGCATCTCGTATTGATGTCATCCTTGATGGTTCAGATGTTGATTTAGATCAATTTGCTGAAATCGTTGATTTCGTTAACGGAATTGATTTAGAGAACGATAACGCATTGTTGAGTGCTGTAACTTCAATTGGTTTAGATATCGATGCTGAAGAGTCAAGAGCAACATCTGCTGAAGCATCTTTGAACTCTGCATTGTCAACAGAAACTTCCGCAAGAATCGCTGACGTTGACGCTGAAGAGTCTGCAAGAGTATCTGCAATTGACAACGAAGCTTCTATTCGTTTGGCTGCTGACCAGTCTTTAGCTACTGATCTATCTACTGAAACTTCAGCTCGTATTGCTGACGTTGATGCTGAAGAATCTCGTGCAATGAGTGCAGAAGCTTCATTAACAGATGCAATCTCTACAGAAATCTCAAGAGCAGAAGCTGCTGAAGCATCTTTAGCTACTGAATTGTCTGAAGAAGTATCTTACTTGATTGCAAACACTGACTTAACTTCAATTGACTCATTTGCTGAAGTATCAACAGAATTGTCAAATGAAATCTCTACAAGAGAATCAGCTGACTTCTCACTTGAAGCATATGTTTCAAGTGAAATTGATGGTTTAGCTGCAACTGATGAAGCAACTATTGAACTTGACACTGTTGGAAACGTAATTCGTTTGAAAGAAACAATTGCTGCTCCTGCAAGTGGAACAAGAACATTCGAAGGTAATGTTGAAGTATCTGGTGAATTGACAGTTGATGGTGTGAATGTAATGGATGAAATCAGCACAGAAGTATCTCGTGCAGAATCTGCTGAAGCATCTTTAGCATACGATTTCACTAACATTTATTTCAGAAATGCTGGTGTAGTTGAAACTGCTAATGGTTCACGTACTGAATTTACATTCAATAACGAACTTAGAGCTGGTTCACAGGCAGTTTACTTGAATGGTCTATTACAAGATGCTGGTGATTATTCAATCACTACAACATCTGTAACATTCAACGATGCTCCTTTAGCTGGTGATAAAGTTGCTGTTTACGGTATGTATTAATAGTTAAAATTTATGGGGAGGATGAAATACTCCTCCCTATATTTATACAAAAACATTTTAATAAACTTTAAAAACAAAATAAAACTATGGCAACTTTTATAACATCCAAATCAATAGGAGAAACAATTACAATTAATGTTCCAACATCTACTGGATATTGGAAATATAATCATGATGGAGCAGATTCAAGTGTATTTGAAAATGGAGAACAAATTATCACAATAACAAATGCAAACGGAGAATTTACTCTGATTTCATGCGATAGTGAAGGTAATGTAAGTGGTGATATAGTTGATTTAGGTTTAGTTAATAACCAAATAACATCATTTGATGGGACTGGTTTAATTAATCTAACAGGTTTAAATTTAAATTCTAACTTATTAACTTCATTTGACGGAACAGATTTATCAGCATTAACTTATTTATTTATTTATAATAATCAATTAACTTCATTTAATGGGTCTGGATTATCCACATTAAATGATTTAACTTTACAAAATAACCAATTAACATCATTTGATGCTACAGGTTTAAATAATCTTCAATTTTTAAATATATCTAATAACCTATTGACAAATCCAACTTCAACTAACAATTCACTTCTATCACTTCTAGCAGCAAATGAATTAGCAAACGATTGGGACTCTGGTGAATTTTACACAACTGGAGGAAGAACATCCGCCGGAACTGCAGATTATGATTACTTGATTGCAAATAATTGGGTAGTTGATGGTGCTGATTTAGTTCCCGTTGTAACAGGTAAATTACGTGTTAAAGGTGTTGGACAGATCAATCCATAACATAAAATTATAAACTTTAAAAACGAAAAAAAATTATGGCAACTTTTATAACATCCAAATCAGTTGGAGAAACAATTTCAATTTATGCTGAAACATCTACTGGATATTGGAAATACAACCACGATGGTACAGATTCAAGCGTATTTGATCAAAATAATGGTGCTCAAACCATAACAGTAGCAAATGCAAATGGAGAATTTACACTCATTCCATGTTTATCTGATGGTACACCAAGTGGTGATATAACATTATTAGGATTAGGTGGTAACCAACTAACTTCATTTGATGGAACAGGTTTAACATCATTGAATGAATTAGGTTTAGGTGACAACCAATTAACATCTTTTGATGCAACCGATTTAACATCTGTTACTAATTTAGTGGTAAGTAGTAATTTATTAATATCAATTGATGTATCAAGTTTAACCAACTTAAATATTTTAACTTTACAAAATAACCAATTAACATCACTTGACATCACAGGCTTACTAAACCTTCAATATTTGAGTGTTGAGAATAACCCATTTACTAACTCAACTTTAACAAACAATTCACTTTTAGCAAAATTAGCAGCAAATGAATTGGCAAATGATTGGGATACTGGTGAACTTTACACATCAGGTGGAAGAACATCTGCTGGAACCACAGACTACGATTATTTAATTGCAAATAATTGGGAGATTTTTGGTGCTGATTTGATTCCAACAGGAACAGGCAAACTACGTGTTAAAGGTATCGGACAATTGTAATCCAATATATTTAACCAAACACAACAAAAGGGACTCAAAAGGTCCCTTTTTTTATTCCTATAGACAACATTTATTTATATAGGTTAGTAGTAGGATCATATATCAAATCCTTATTTCCACCATTAAATACACCCTCAATCAAACGATCATACGTTTCAATAACGTCTGTATTTTCAATATGGTAGCGTTGTAACACAACATCATTGCGTTGATTATATCCGTCAATATCTTTATCGTGTTCTGTTAATATATGATTTAACATTTTAGCGGCCTCAACTGTATCTGAACCCTCGTAATAGTAACCCAAATCTTTACACATTGGAGCATTATGTAAAACTGGATACCCTAAATAAGCGGCATCCAAATACAAATAATTTAATGGATTTAACAACTGGTGGCAAATCAACACATCCAAATGTTGAGTTAACATGTAAGCTGTTTGATAACGTGATTCAGCCGATATCTTACCTTCCCTAAACAAATCAAATGTTTGAATTATGGACATAAACTCTCGATGTTTTGAAACTACCGTTCCATTTGTAATACGAAGTTTTTCAATGTGTTTTCGGCCTGTAATAGTGCGATATGATTCCTCAGCAATCATAGCTGGAATCAAACAAAACTTAACAATGTTGAGGTTTGGCTCCATGATACCAATTATCTTTTTTTCTTTGGTATTGTCGTACTGCCAATCTTTTGTGTATTTTCCTGCTTTGAACCCTTTATGTATTTCTCTAACCGCCTCAAATAAAAACTTTTCAGACCATATAAAAGGAACCGCAAAGGCATTTGTACGATATAGTGTTTTATACAAACCAGAATTTACCTCATCTTGTTGTGGAACATACCATATTTCATCATATTGACGTTCATATTGAAACTTCTTATCCTCACTTGGACGAAACAAAATATTTTCCATATGGATCACATAGTTGTTTCCACATTTATAAGATACAACTTTTTTATTATCTCCAGAACGTTTAAATGTTTCAAGTTGATAGTCAAATATTTGTGCACCCATTACAATCAACAGATCCATCTCCAAAAACTTATCGTTAAAGTAGTGAATGTCTATTCCATCAAGATATGAAGGACGTTCTGTAAAATCTACATTCATAGAATTTAAAATACAAACATCGTATTTTTTCTTTGAATTTTTTAGCAGGTGTACAAGCATCAAAACGTTTTGTTTGATACCGTTTGTCCAAATGGATTCTTTGTTGTCTTTTAAGCCGAGTGTGATTCCTATTTTCATATACTGTTTCCGTGTTTATTTACAAATTGATCTACTAGTTTCTGTTTTTCCTCATCTGTTGCGGCATGCGCATATAACCATATGAATGAATTTTCAATATTTTTAAGCTTGTCCTTTTTTTCGTTTATACGTATTTTTAAAATATCTTTATCTTCACCATCTATTGAGTGAGATATATTAAGTTGTGAGCATATTTCATATAAAGTATACAAATCAAATTCCTCAGATGCCGTAGTAGCTTTAACATACAGTTCAGTATGCTCATCTGTTTTTGCTTTATCTGGATGAGTGATTTTAGCAATTTCCCTATACAACTTTTTAACTTTTTCTCTAGTGGACTTGTCCACTGTGTTTGGGTCTATTTTTTTCTTTGGTAGTTGTTCTTGAGGGGTTTGAGGGGGAGGTGGAGGTGTCTCACCACGTGCCTCTCTTATTTTATTTAAAAATTCCTCCTTGTTAGAGTCTATAACCTCGTTTTTGTATTCTTCATCCAACAATAGAAAACTATATTCTTGCAACAATTTTTTTACTTCAAGTTGTTCTAGTCGTTTACTCATACCTATAAATATTTATCATAGACCTATATTTATAGAGACATGCCAAGAACAAGAAAACCAAACCCAAAATCTCAACGTCAAATTTCAAACGAACAAATTGAGCCGTATGTTAACCCTGAAAATGGAGAAACTATAGGTAATCCAAACATTCCCTCTAATTTTGATCAATTTACAGCAAATGAACAAAATGGAATTGAATTTAACCGCTCAGAAAAACTTTCATTTAGGGGAGATACTACAAAACCATTCACTATAGGATTTGAAGATATTGATGAGGCAATCCACTACTATTTTTCAAATGTGATTCGCCCTTCAGTTACACAAAACAACATGCGAATCCCTGTTCCCATAATATATGGTTCACCTGAACGTTGGAAATCTACACAAAAGGATGGATATTACAAAGACAAGAATGGTGCAATTATGGCTCCTCTTATCATGTTCAAACGAGATAGTATAGATAAGAATCGCTCTTTGGGTAATAAAATGGATGCAAATTCTCCAAACTTGTACACAACATGGAAAAAAGTATATGATCCAAAAAATGCATATTCAAATTTTAACACCTTAAACAACCGTAAACCAGTAGAGCAATTTATAGTAAATGTAATCCCAGATTATGTTACTATATCATATACTTGTGCTATACAAACATATTATGTGTCTCAATTAAACAAAATAGTTGAGGCTATCAACTATGCTTCCGACACATATTGGGGAGAAAAAGATCGTTTCAAATTCTATGCTACAATTAGCTCATTTGATACTCCAATTGAAATAACAGATAATTCAAACAGAATAGCTAAAGCAACATTTACCTTAACTATTAAAGGATACGTCATACCTGACAGTATTCAAAAACAATTAACATCTATCAAAAAATATAATAGTAAAGCCCAAGTTATAATTGAAATGGAAGCAGTTAGTTCGCTAGATGATCCAAAACCAAAACCACTTAAAACCACATCCCCTATATTTATAGACAACCAAAAACCAGTAATAAACTATATCTCTCAAGACGTGCTAGTATATTTAAACACCAACATACAAAAACTTGGAACATATGTAAATTCAACAACAGTAACATTTAATTCTGGTTGGATTCAAGCTCCAAATAGTTTACCACCAACTTCTATCGTAAACTTTACATTCTTTGTAAACGGTACATTGGTAGAAAGTGCAGCTATAGTTTCTTTTACCCAAAATGCAGGCATTTCAACTCTTGTAATTGACCCTACCGAATTAGGCTACTCAATCTCCCCTTCAGATGAAATAGTAGCTATTGGGAAATTTAGTAATTGATTTATATTTATAATAAAATGGCAGCTAAAGTAAAAACATCAGCAACTTCATTGTTTAACAAAAAACCTAAAGTTAAACGTCCTGGAGTTCATGCAAAAAGCAAAACAAGCAAAAATAAAACAAGCAAAAACTACGTTAAACAATACGTAGCCCAAGGAAAATAAAATGGCTCTAATCAAACCCGAACAATTACGCTCAGGGTCCTATAGTATAACGGGTTCCTTTAGTGGCTCATTTTATGGGGATGGTAGTAATCTGAATAATTTACCTATACCCTCCATTGATACTGGTTCACTTGTTACCACATCCTCTTTCAATAATTTTACATCTAGCTACTATACTGATAGTAGTTCATTTGAGGGAAGAGTAACAGATCTAGAAAACTTTAGCTCTAGTTTAGATGCTAGCTTTGTATCAGAGGTTGAGTTTTCATCTTTTACAAGTTCATACAATACTGGATCTTTTACTGGATCTTTTACAGGTGACTTGACAGGAAATGCTAATAGTGCCACAAGTGCCTCATATGCTTTAACAGCATCTTATGCAGCAAATGTTCCATTAACATCCTCTTATGCTTTAAATGCTGAAAGTTCCTCATATGCTCAAACTGCATCCTACATAGAAAACGCTCAAACAGCCTCATATGTAGAAAATGCTCAAACAGCTTCTTATGTTGAAACAGCCCAAACAGCCTCATATTATCAAGAAACAGACCCTGTATTTACAGCAGTATCTGGTACATTTACTACAACTGCTTCATTTAATAGTTTTACAGCTAGTTACTACATTGATAGTGCCTCTATTGTAAATGAATTTGCTGGTTTAGCTGAAACAGACGAACAAACCATTGAACTTGATACGTTAACTAACAAAATACGTTTAAAAGAAACGGTAGCTGCCCCTATTTCTGGGACACGCACGTTTGAAGGAAATATTATAGTAACGGGCTCTTTAAATGTTTTAGATTTTATAACAGGCAGTTTAAATGGCACTGCTTCATGGGCAGAAAATTCTATAACTGCTTCGTATATAGAAAACGCTCAAACTGCATCATATGTTGAAAATGCTGTAAGTGCCTCATATTCTTCTACTTCAAGTTATGTAGAAAATGCTCAAACGGCCTCGTACGTAGAAAACGCACAAACAGCCTCTTATGTAACTTTAGCCCAAACCGCCAGTTATGTTGAAAACGCACAAACAGCATCTTATGTTTTACAGTCGGTAAGTTCCTCATTTGCCTCAACCGCATCATATGTTAACACATTAAACCAAGATGTTTTAATTACGGGTAGTTTAACAGTATTGCAAGGTGCAACAATTTATGGTTCATCTTCATTTACGTATGTTACCGCATCTCAACTTGCAGTTTCTGCTTCATTTATTTCTGTAAATGTATTTGAGCCTGCTCAACGTTTTGGTGGTTTAATAGTATATGATTCTGGATCTTCTTTAGCAACTGCATCACTTGCTTGGGATTCATTACACAATCATTGGGTTTACCAAAATGTAAGTGGAGCTACTTATACTGGAGGTATGCTACTTTCAGGTCCTCGTAATACAGGATCTTTAGGTGATGAACCTACTTTAACACAATGGTTTATTCCACGTTCAGATGGTGGAGACCATTTAGATGACTCACAAATATACAGTTCAGGTTCAATACATATTGTAACAGGGTCTTTAACTGTAACAAATGGTATTACAGGTAGTTTAAGTGGAAGTGCTTTATTTGCCACAAGTGCTTCTTATACTTTAACAGCATCGTACGTTGAAAACGCTCAAACCGCATCATTTGTAAGTGGATCTATTGTAGCACCAGGATTACCTACTCAAATTTTATATAATAGTGCAAGTATAATTGCAGCTTCTTCTGAATTCGTTTTAAGTGGAAGTAGTGTTGGAATCGGAACTTCAACGCCAACATCATCCATGAAATTAGATGTAAGTGGTTCTGCTAGATTTACAACAGCCATCACTATTGGTCAATTAGGTAATAATGGCGAAATAAGCTTAGTTAGGAGTAGTACCGGTACCGTTACCGCTGGGATTAGAGCATCAGCCGGCGGTGTTGAAATTGGCGCTAACAGCTATATTAATTCTATTATACTTACCAACGGTGCAACTGGTATGCAGTTTAATACGTTCACAACAGGCACATCTCGTGCTGAACGAATGCGTATTACTGATGGTGCTTTAGGTGTGGGCGGTAACGTTCTAATTGGTACAACTGCAGAAACAGGCCATCGTCTTGTGGTAAGCGGTTCTAGTAGCTCCGGCTCAGTTAACCTAGATAACACACTTTATGTAAGTGGAAGTAGAGTTGGAATTGGAAAAACAATCTTAAATTCTAGTTTAGATATTTCCGGATCTGCAATTATAACGGGTTCGCTTACCGTAACAGATGGTATAACAGGTTCTTTATTTGGTACTTCTAGTTGGGCAAATAATGCAACGACTGCTTCATATGTTCAAACAGCTCAAACAGCATCTTATGTTTTAAATGCTATATCTGCTAGTTATTCTACATTTGCAGTATCTGCATCATATATTGACGGAGGATTTTATTGATGTATATTTATATAAAAATGAAGTAAAACATGTCTACTAGAACTATACACTGGACTGAAGATACTAAAACGATGATGATTCGAACGGATATTCCGAATTTTTTCATCGAGTTTAGCAATCAAATGGTTTATCGTATAAAAAATGAAACAGGTACAACTTTATCACCTGGAACAGTTGTGCGATTTGCAGGTTCTGATGTGTTTCCAACTGTTGAACTAGCAGATTACACATCATATATAACTTCTGAAGGTACATTAGGTTTATGCGGGCATTCAATTCCAAACAACACAGAAGGATATGTAGTAATATCTGGTATACTTAGAAACATAAACTTATCCAGTTTTTCAGACGGTGATGCAATTTATCTTCATTCATCTGGCTCATTTACCTCAACACGTCCCACAGCACCTCTACCAGAGGTGTATTTAGGTACAGTAATGAAATCAGGTAGTGCTGGAATACTTAACGTAAACATTGAGTTAGGGTTTGAAATAGAGGAACTACACAATGTTAAAATCAACAACCTTACTGATGGTGATGAATTGAGATGGGATTCAACTCAACAAGTTTGGAGAAATTTACCAAAATCAAACTTTTCCTCTTCAATTGATGGTGGAACATATTAATATTTATAAATAGAAATGGCAGATAAAATATTACATAAACGCAGTTTAACCCCAGGAAGCATACCAACAACCTCATCTTTAGATATAGGTGAATTGGCAATTAATGTAAATGATGGTAAACTATATTTACACCAATCAGGTAGCATTGCAGAAAAAATAATCACTGTAGGAGAAAGTGCCTCATATGCTAGTACAGCTTCATATGTTGAAACAGCTCAAACGGCTTCATATGTTTTAAATGCGGTAAGTTCTAGTTTTGCTGCAAGTTCTTCATTTGCTTTAACAGCATCTTATGTAGCGAATGCTTCAAGTTTTCCATTTACAGGAAGTGCTTTAATTACTGGTTCATTAGGTGTAACTGGTTCATTAACAGCAACCCAAATTGGAGCTGGAGCTGCACCAAGTGGTTCAATTAGATTAGATGTAAGAGCATCAAGTTCGGCTGCAACTGATGTTGCATTTAGAGTTAGGAATAGTAATGATACTGAGAATATATTTGAGATATTAGGAACTGGGAAAACACAGTTATGCAAATTTGGAAATGGTGTAGGATATGCTATGCCTAATACTGCTGGTGTTGAAGGATTTTTAATTACAACAGAAAATACCTCTGTAAATCCAGCTGCATTTACAAGAAGTCATGTTTTATTAAATTCAACTGAAGTATGGATAAGGGGAGCAACTGATAATACAGCAAGAAATGTTGTTAAATTTGGTGCAGAAAATTATGGAGGAACTTTTGTAGATTGGAGTATTAGATCAATAGCTATTAATGATGGTGCTTTATATTTTAATGGCGGAACAAGTACTGTAAGCAGGAGAATGTTTTTAACTGATTCTGCAACATTGAACATAGGAAAAGATTCTATGTTAAATGTAAATAGTGGAACAAATCAATTAAGAATATTAAATGGAACTGCCCCAAGTTCATTAGCAGCAGATACATTTGCTTTATATTCAACAGATAGAAATGGAATAGCCGGCAAAGCATCACCCCATTTCAGAACAGAAGACGGTACAATTGTATGGTTAGGAGATGAATCACGTTTATTTAACGTAACAGCATCTCGCACAATTATATCAAGTTCACAAAATACTGCATCCGGTTCTTCATTAACCGTTTATGGTTCTGGTTCAGCCCAACCAGTATTTACAGTACAAGGTTCACAAGGTGAATTGTTCTCTGTAACAGATAGTTTAAGCGGATCTTTATTTTCAGTAAACGATATTTCTGGTTTACCAATACTAGAGGTATTTTCCGATAATACAACACTCATTGGGAACTATTTAGACCCAATGTTAATCACAACAGCAAAAGTAACCCAAACAAACTCAGGTTCTTTTGTGATGTACTCTTTACCTACCGCTTCATACGATACAGCATTCTTTGAATACTCAGTTAAATCAGGTTCAAATGCTAGAGCGGGTACAATCATGGCTATCCAATCAGGATCTGCGGTTAATTTCACAGAAACTACTACAACAGACTTTGGAAACACAAGTGCTATTTCGTTTACTGTAATAGTGACAGGTTCAAATATAGCTTTAACTGGATCATCCACAACTGGTTCATGGACTATAAAAACAATTGTAAGAGGTTTATGATATGAGTTTTTCGTTTAGCCCAAAAATAGTTACAGATGGTTTAGTGTTGTATTTAGATGCAGCAAACACTCGTTCATATCCTGGAAGTGGTACTACTTGGAGTGATTTATCACGTAGTGGAAATAATGGAACATTAGTAAATGGACCGACGTTTAATGGTGCAAATGGTGGAAGTATAGTGTTTGATGGAACAAATGATTATGTTGCAACTAATTTAGGAACATTAAGAAGTTTAACAGGGACTAGAAGTACTTTAAATATTTGGTTTAGAACTGTAAATAGCAGTACTAGACAAGTGTTATTAGCTGATTGGAATTCAGCTGGTGCTCTAGAAACTGCTCGTTTAGAAATAAGTGGTTTTAATATATCACCAAATAAAGTTGGGGGAACTATTAATGGGATTTCCAACTCAACCCCAGTACAATCAACAACTTCCATTCAAAATAACACGTGGTATTGGGTAACAATACTCTATAATGGTACTAATACTCAACTTTACTTAAATGGACAACTAGAACAAAGTTTAGCAACAACTGAAAGAGGAAGTGATAGTACAGGCCATGTTGCTATTGGAAGAGCTGGTGATTTTAATGGATTATATTGGAATGGAAACATTGCTAATATTCAAATCTACAACCGTGCCCTTTCCGCAACAGAAATCCTACAAAACTATAACGCAACTAAAAACAGATATTTATAATATATGGAAACACAATACCCAAACAGAGAATTCATGATATTCAACGTATCAGAATTACCACAAATTGATTTCACCCAAGTACATGAAACATCGGTAGACACAGTACGCAAATCCATCGATGAAACTCGTACATTTGTAAAATGGGATAGTGAAACACCTTCAAGTGTTGCTGCTTTAACAACTGCAGAAGGTCCTTACACGTACGAGGAAATATTAACTATTTTAGCGGGTCCTGAGTGGACAAGTAATGAGCCAATGCTATGAGTACAGTACAAGGAAGTTGGAGAGGACCAAACATAGTACGAGATGGTTTAGTTTTATACCTAGATGCTGGGTCACCAAATTCATTTCCTTTAGTTAATCAAAGTACAACGTGGAAAGATATTTCTGGGAATGCAAATAATGGTACCTTAACAAATGGTCCTACGTTTAATTCTGCAAATGGAGGTGGAATAGTATTAGATGGAGTTAATGATTATATTGATTCAACTTTTGTTAATCCGTTTGCAGAAACAGTTATGGTATGGGTTAAATCTAATACAACCAATTGGAATGAAAATGGTTGGATTTCATCATCTAGGAGACAAAATGGTCACATAATACACCCAAATATTTCAACCAAAACAGTTGCATTCTATGTTTCTAATAGTAGTGGTGGGGCTGTAATAATTGGTTCTACAACATTAACAGATATTACCCTTCCACATTTGTATTGTTTTACAACAAATGGATCAAATTCCCACAAAATATACATTGATGATACTTTTATATCTGAAAATACAACATCTATAACTAGAACTTTAACTCCAACATCACAAACATGGTATATAGGCAGAGATGATACAACTTCTCGATATGGAAATGGCGCATTCTATAATGTATTACGATACAACCGCGCCCTCTCCTCCCAAGAAATCCTCCAAAACTTTAATGCAACCCGAGCACGTTTCGGAATTTAACCATATTTATAAACATATATTAACATAATCTTGGAAAGGGAAAAGATATGCCAAACGAATTCATAATTAAAAATGGATTTTTCTCACAGGGAAATTCCACAATCACAGGTTCACTTAATGTAACAGCAGGTATAACCGGTTCATTGCAAGGAACGGCCTCATACGCTTTAACAGCATCTTATGCTATGAATAGTGGAGATGGAGGATCTAGCTTTCCATTTACAGGAAGTGCACAAATTACAGGATCTTTAATTGTAACTGGTTCAATCTATACTAATTCTCCAATATATTCTCCATTTATTATTGGGTTAAATTTTGAAACTAATACCCCATATACATTCAATGCTCCATATTCATTTTATATTTCAAGCTCTGAATCAAACCCTTCAGGTTCAATTACTATAAAATATCAAGCATCTGGATCTGCTACAACAAGCTCATATGTTTACGGAAATACTATTAATAAATTTGATAGTTTAATAATTACTCCACCTACAATAAGTTTAATTATTTTAAATAGTGTAAAAATATGAATGATATCTATATAAATGTAAAAGTACAAACCACAGCTAAGTTAATGAAAACAGGGCAAACAACTTCTTATAGAACTGGTGATGATGGTGATATTGAAGCTGGCAGAACAACAGATTTCACAACACTTGCTGGAAATAATCCATTTGGAAACACGAATAGATTTACAGATGAATTAGGCGGTTCAACTTACACTAATAACATAGTAATAGATTGGAGCACTTATGATGGAGCAACAGTATTAGGTTGGAGACGTACAACTAATGGAGTTGACATAAATTGGGATAATTCAATAGATGGAGCTTTGGCAGTAAGCATTGGAAGTTTTACAACAGATTGGAGGTTGCCAAATGTAGGTGAGTTTTTTTCAATATTGAATTGGAGTAATTTTACAGCATTATTAAATTATTCACCGTTTAATTTAACTTCAACAACCACAAATTATTGGACAGGAACTGGCTCAAGCCTTCAAGCCATTAGATGTAATGGACTTGTAACAAATACATTTAATAATGCTTTAAAAACCACAACTACAAATTACAGATATATCCCTTGTAGAGTATTCACAGTAACAGGAACAACACTTTCATAATATGGCAACTTATAAATTTTCACAGTTTAACGTAGAGATAGTAAATCCTACAATAACAATAGACCTTAATACGATTAGTGATAAGGCATTAGATCAACTTTTAGCAGTTGATGTATTACTAACAACAGACAATGCATCCTTTGGTGTTCGTGCGAATGATATGCCGTATGTTGGCACTTGGGAAGATAGTGATGTTCAAGGTATGGTTGATGCTTGGTTAACTCAATTTGAGGCATAAAACAATCAATATTTATAATAAAAAATGGCACAACAATTATCCAAAACAGGAATAACTTCCCTTGGAACCATTAGACCTGGACATGTTTCCCAATCAATAGATGCATTTACCGGAATAGAGGCATACGATATTTCCCTTTCAGGTTCATTTAATATGACTGGTTCAATTAATGGACAACCTGGAGTTGTAAATCCATTAACAGCTTCATTTGCTGTATCATCCTCACGTGCTGTTTCTTCTTCATTTACTGTTTCCTCTTCATTTGCTGTAACAGCTTCATATGCTCCAAACTTTGCAAATACCGACCTAACTTTAAATAATGATAGAACACATGATTTAAATGGTTATGATCTTTTCTTTTCTGAAGATGGTAATAATTTTGGTTACACTTCTTTTGGAATTTTTGGTGGAGGATCTCCTAATAGTGGATTGGGTTCATTTCAAGTTAATGGAGGTACTGATTCTACATTTACTGTAACTAATACATTTTTAAGATTATTACAATTAGATAATCAATTTATAGTCAACGGTACTGAAACTACAGTTAATGAACAAGGTTATCCAGTTGATTTTAGAGTAGAAAGTGATAATCAAACCCACATGCTTTTTGTAAGTGGAAGTGCTAACAGAATAGGTATTGCAAAATCTAATCCAAACTCTACTTTAGATATTAGTGGAAGTGTACTTGTAACAGGTTCATTAACAATATCTGGTTCAAGCACATTTACAAATATAGGACTTGCCCTATTTACAGGATCTGTACTTATATCAGGTTCTATTACAGGGTCAGAAGGTGTTACAAACCCATTAACTGCATCATATGCTATAACAGCTTCATATGCTTTAAATAGTGGAGTAACAATTGATACTGGTTCATTTGTTTTAACATCCTCATTTAACTCATTTACAGGATCTTACAATACAGGATCATTTACAGGATCATTTAGTGGTTCATTTAATGGTACTTCATCTTGGGCTTTAAATTCAACAACATCATCTTTTATAACAGCATCTAATGTTTATGGTCCGTATGGTTCAAATAGTGTAATATCATCTTCATACGCTATAACAGCCTCACACGCTTTAAATGTTGTTTCTTCTCCAATTCAAACATCCGGTACAACTTTATATTCTACAAATCCTGGAACTGCTTTTTTCTCAACAAATAATGGAATATTTTTTGGGGGAAATGCTGGTTATGGTGCTTCTAATTCAATTCAAGCTGTTTTTATAGGCCCCTCAGCTGGTACTAATGCTCCAAATACACCATATTCTATATTTTTAGGTGCTAATGCTGGTGCTAATGCAGCCAATTCCTCAAATTCTAACTTTTTAGGTGAATCTGCAGGAAATCAAGCTACCGGAGCTTCAAATTCAAATTTCTTAGGATACAATACAGGATATCAAGCTACAGGAGCAACAGGATCAAATTTTTTAGGATACAATACAGGTAATAGGGCAATCAGTGCATCAAATTCAAACTTATTCGGATACCAAACAGGCCGCTCAGGTTCATGGGGTAGTATAGGTTCAAACAATATTATCATAGGAACTAATATTTCCCTACCAAACGCTAGAAACAACTCAATCAACTTAGGTGGTATCATATTTGCAACTGGTTCATATTCAACAACTTCCGGAGATACTTACACAGGAAGCCAAGCAAATTCACGCGTAGGTATTGCAAAAGATTATCCAAACTCAACACTAGATGTAGCAGGTAATACTACCATAACAGGCTCACTTATTGTAACAGGTTCTATAACAGGATCAAATGGGGTCATAAACCCATTAACTGCATCATATGCTATAACTGCATCTTATGTTGAAAGTGGTTCATATGCTTTATCAAGTTCATATGCTTTAAGTTCATCTTATGCTTTAACATCATCATATGCAAATGCTGCTTTGAGTGCATCTTACGCTGAAACTGCATCCTATTCACAAACCGCTTCCGATATTTTAGTTTATGTTAAAAACCAAACAGGATTTAACATTGCAAAAGGTACAGTAGTTAGAATAGCAAATGTAGGTAATTCAAGTGATATCCCACGTGTTACTACTGCTTCATATGAAAACGATTCAAACTCAGCAAATACATTAGGTATTACTACACAACTTATTACAAATGGTAGTGAGGGATACGTAATAACTGAAGGAGTTTTAAAAGGAATAGATACAACAAACTATACCGGAGGTCAACTTCTATATTTAGGTGCAACAGGCTCAATTACAGGTTCTGCCCCTTTAGCCCCATTACACTCAGTACGTTTAGGTGAGGTAGTTAGAGATCAAACAAATAACGGTTCAATTTATGTTCGTATAGATAATGGAGTTGAACTTGGAGAATTACATGATGTTAGAGATACTACAACAACAGGTTCATATGGTGATTTATTAGTGAAAAGTGGAAGTGTATGGACCAATTCAAAACAATTAACTGGTTCATATGCTATAACAGGTAGTTTAACTATATCTGGTTCAAGCACATTTACAAATATAGGCCCATCAATATTTAGTGGTAGCGTTGATATAAGTGGATCCCAAACATTTACAGGCACATCAGCATTTTATGGTAATCACACATTAAGTGGTAGCAATACTATTACAGGTAATACTATAATGAGTGGTAGTATAACTGTTAGTGGATCTTCTGATTTTAAAAATAGTTTATTTACTGTAACTGGTTCATCCTTTTTTAAAGGAACACATCAAGTTAGTGGAAGTACTACAATAACAGGATCATTAAATGTAACTGGAGACATAAATGTAATAAGTGGATCCTCATTTACAAGATGGGGCAATAAATTATTTAATTATGGTCAATTTGCCCATTCATCTTCAATTTCAGTAACAGCAAACACCTCAGCATCATTTGCATTTACAACAACTAATTTTAACGAAGGTATAAGTGTAGTTAGTGGTAGTAGATTAACATTTGAAAATACAGGATTATACGATATACAATTTACAGCTATAGCTAACCAAGGAATAGGAACACCTAATTTACATGTATGGTTTAGAAAAACAGGATCCAACATTGATAATTCTGATACAGTTGTACAATTACAAAATAACTCACAAACTGTATTAGCTTGGGATTTTTCACACCCTTTTACCGCAGGTGAATATGCAGAGATATGGTACCATTCCTCCACTACAAATACCTCTTTCCCTGCAGCAGTAGCCGGAAGTGGTTTCCCTTCCTCTCCTTCAGTTAGGGTAACAGTAACACAAATAGCATAATTGAAATAAACAACCATATTTATAATAAAAAATGGCAAAACAATTAAGCAAACAAGATATAGTAACCCGTAAAGTAGTTAGACCTTGGCATGTTTCCCAATCCGTAGATGCTTTTACAGGTATAGAAGCATATGATATTACAATATCTGGTTCATTAACTTTAACAGGTTCTCTTGCCATTAATGGGTTAACCACTGCATCTCAAGCAAATGTATTAACAATTGATTCCTCAACTGGCCAAGTATATTATACTGCTTCTTCAGCTGTTGGTGGAGGTGGAGGTGGTGGAGGTGGAGGATTAGATATCGAAACTATCACTATTGATATTTATGCTGGATATTATGAAGAAATTTCATATGATTCCCCAGATTCACTTAATTATATGTTTGCTGGAGAAAACTTAATTTTATATGGTGGAAATACTTCAATATCAGCTATAAATCTTTCGGATGGTAGTTATTTAATTTACCCTAGATCAAGTGCAGTTCCTGCATAAAACTTATTAATTTTTAATATATTTAAAAAATGGCCATAAAAAAATCATACCCAGAAGATATTTTTTTACCAACAGGCACCCAAATAGTTGCAAATACATATCAAATTAGATATGGTACTGTTGGTTCTTATTCTTCATTAATGAGTGCAGCAACTTTAGAAACAATGCATGGGATTAGAATAACTCCAAGTAATTATACATTTGCTGGAAACCCTGAAATTGAATATACAGATTTTTTACTTGAAACAGGATTAAATAGTGTTACATATACTATCAATCAACGAGTATTTATAAAATTTAAAGTTTTATATCCAAATTCTAAAGAAGTTAATATAGTATTTGTTATTAAAACTGGAATTCCACCATCACCATAAATTTACATTTGGAAAATTATATTTTCTTTCATAAATTATAAACCAATTTAAAATAAATAAATTATGTCAATAGTTACAGAAAAACAGTTTTTAACCCAAGAAGAGTTACAAACACTTAAAACCATTCAAAATGGTACGCAATCCCTAATTTTAGAGTTAGGTGAAATAGAAATGATAAAAATTCAAATTGAAAATCGCTACAACAGCGCAAAAGAATTTTTACAAAATCTTTCAAACCAAGAGATAGAATTCACAAAATCTATTTCTGACAAATATGGAAAAGCCTCAATCAACCCAGAAACTGGTGAAATTACCAAAATGGATTAATTTGAGAATATTTATACCATATTTATAATAGATGAACATTACTTACATTTATTTAATAGAATTATCTTCTGGTGAGGTTTATATTGGTAAAACAGTTAATCCAAAATCAAGAAAATATGGCCATATTTTAAAATATGGGAAAGATATTAAATATTGGGTAATAGATGAAATTTCCTCAATCGATTCTAAAAATTGGAAACCTCTTGAATCCTATTGGATAGAACAATTTAGACAATGGGGTTTTAAAATAGCAAATAAAAATAATGGAGGAGGCGGCCCATCAAAAAAATCCCCAGAATCTATTAGAAAAATGGTAAGTAAACTTAAAAAAAATATCTACCAATATGATTTAAAAGGAAATTTGATTAAAACATGGGATAGTATAAAAGAAGCTAAAATAGCAACTGGAGTAGATATTGATGGTTGTTTAAAAGGTAAAACAAAAATTGCAGGAAATTCAATTTGGAAATATAACCTAGAAACAAATTTTTCCTATCATTTAACCCCAAAACAAGGAAATACAGTATACCAGTATTCATTAGATAACAAATTTGTTAAAATTTGGAAAAGTGCTAATGAAGCTGAAAAATTTTTAAATAATAAAATAGGAGATAACATAGCAGCATGTTGTAGAGGAAAACAAAAAACAGCTTATGGGTATCTATGGACTTATAAAATAAATTAAAATAAAATAAATAATGGCTGAAGTAATTGTCTCACCTGGCGTATTAGCTATAGAAAATGATCAATCCTTTATCACTGAAGGACCTATACAAGCGGGTGCCGCTATTATAGGACCTACTGTAAAAGGTAAAGTAGGTATCCCTGTATTATGTACAACATATAGTGATTATCTGAACAAATTTGGTTCTACTTTTTTAAGCGGTAGCCAAACATATTCATATTTTACCTCTATTTCAGCATACAACTACTTTAATAATGGAGGGAATACACTATTGGTAACAAGAGTAGTAAGTGGAACATTTTCTCCTGCTACATCTTCTGTTATTCCTTCATCAAATGCTGCTACATTTGCTTCTGCTTCTTTAGACTTAACAGATGCAGTAACAACATCATATTCAGCCTCTATTAACGGTGTAAATATCTTACTTTCAGGTTCATCTACTTTAGATGTATTTAACAATGCTTCTGCTTCTATAAATAGCAATGTTACAATAGATTCTACCGCATCTTATTCTGCTCCAAATTTAGTATTAACTGCTCTTAACTCAAATGGATTAGCAGGTAATTCATATTATTATATTTCTGGAAGTACAACAACATATTTTTCTGGAGGTTCAAACACTGAAGTATTTGCTTTAGAGACATTATCTGAAGGTGAAATCATGAACAGTTCAGGTTCATTATATGCTAATGGAACTTTAGAAAACGGAACAGCAGATAATCTAAGATGGCAAATTGTTTCACCAAACGTAAACAACGGAACATTTACCTTACTTATTCGTCAAGGTAATGATTCAACCAATTCCCCATCTATTTTAGAAACATGGTCAAATTTATCACTTGATCCATTTGCCTCAAACTACATAGAAAGAGTAATAGGAAACCAATACGAACAAGTTCAACAAGATAATGGCGAATACTATGTTCAACTAAATGGAGAATATAGAAACCAATCTCGATATGTTCGTATTAAACAAGTTAATTTAACCACCCCAAATTATTTTGACAATACAGGTAACCCAAAACCACAATATACTGGTTCTTTACCTACAGCCTCTTTAGGTGTATTTGGTGGAGCTGAAGGTAAAAATGTTGCCCCAAGTGGTGCATATTATGAAAATATTTCAGATTTAAATATTCAAGGCCTACAAGCAAGTGCCTATACAGAATCTATTTCATTGTTAGCTAACCAAGATGCTTACCAATACAATTTGATTACAGCACCTGGTTTAATTGCAGATGGTACAAATTTCCCATCACATGCCTCCGCTGTATCGCAATTACTTAGTGTAGTGCAAAGTAGAGGAGATTCAATGACCATACTTGATTTAGTAGGATATGGCTCAAACATTTTACCTGTTACAACAAATGCAATAACATATGATACTTCATATGCTGCTGCTTATTGGCCTTGGGTTCAAACAATTGACCCAAACTCGGGAAGACAAGTTTGGGTACCTGCCTCTGTTATGATACCTGGGGTATATGCATTTAATGATAGTGTAGCAGAACCTTGGTTTGCTCCTGCTGGAACTAACCGTGGAGTAATGTCTACTGTTATTAGGGCAGAACGTTACCTAACTCAAGGAAATAGAGATTTATTATATGAAAGTAATGTTAACTCAATTGCAACTTTTCCTAATACAGGAGTAACAGTATTTGGTCAAAAGACATTGCAAAAGAAATCAAGTGCTCTTGATCGTGTGAATGTAAGAAGATTACTTATTGAGTTGAAAAATTATATTTCACAAGTAGCAGATACTTTAGTATTTGAACAAAACACAGTAACTACAAGAAATAATTTCTTAGCTCAAGTAAACCCATATTTGGCTTCTGTTCAACAAAGAGAAGGTTTAACAGCATTTAAAGTAGTAATGGATGAATCAAATAATACTCCTACTACAATAGACAACAACCAGCTGATAGGACAAATATATTTACAACCAACAAGAACAGCAGAATTTATTCTATTAGACTTTAACATACTTCCCACAGGAGCTACTTTTCCTGCTTAATAATGGATTTTAACAAGAAAATTAATATTTATAATAAAAAAATAAAATGGCAAATTTTTCAATTTCCCCAGGGGTAACAATAAGTGAAATAGACAACACGTTTTTAACAGGCCAACCAGTACAAGCTGGTGCAGCTATTATAGGCCCTACAGTTAAAGGACCTGTAAATGTTCCTACATTAGTTACATCATATTCTGATTATCAAAATTATTTTGGTGATACATTTACAAGTGGTGGTTTAGCTAATTCTTATTTTACTTCATTGGCAGCTTACAATTATTTTAATTATGGTGGTACTTCATTGCTTGTAACACGTGTAGTTAGTGGTTCTTATACCTCTGCAACTTCATCTATAGTAACAAATGATATTTTATATGTTACTGGAGGATATGTAGATCCTGGATATGTAGGTGATAATATTTTTGAACTTGAAACCATTTCTGAAGGTGTAATCATGAACAATAATATTACAGGAAGTGCAGGTGCATTACTTTCAGGAACTAAAGATAATGTAAGATTTGAAATCATCACCCCAAACACATCTTCAGGTACATTTACAGTATTGATAGAAGAGGAGATGATAGAACAAACAAGAAAATAATCCTTGAAACATGGAACAACGTAAGTTTAGATCCATATTCATCTCGTTATATTGCTAAAGTAATTGGTGATCAAAAACTCGTATATGATCAAGCAAACGAACAAATTGATGTAACTGGTGAATATCCAAACCAATCACGTTACGTTCGTGTCGCCGCAGTTAATAACCCAACACCATTCTATTTAGACGCAAACGGACAACCAAAATCCCAATACACTGGTTCTATTCCTGTTGCCCAAAATGGTTTATTTGGAGGTGCTACAGGAGATGTAATTGGTGGAGCAAATTTATACGAAAATATTACAGCAGGTAATACACAAGGTGTTAGCCCATCTGATTATGATGATGCAATTACAATCCTAAAAAATAGAGATGCATACCAATTTAATGTATTATTTACTCCTGGTTTAACGAATGATTTACATACATCACAAATTTCAGAAATTATTCAAAACACACAAGATAGA